AATATTTAATATGATTCAAAGATATTATTATGATTACAATAATTAGAAATCATATTCAATGTGATGAATGTAATACCCACTTATCTTACGATAAAGAAGATACTTATTTTTCTTGGAATTGGAGCCATAAATATAGAGTTCTTTATATTGATTGTCCTAAATGTGGTAATTCAATAGCAATAAAAAGAATAAAACAATGATTATTACTTGCTTGAATGTAAAAATAGTAAGTGTTACTATCTTTCTAAGGATGGTTTTGATTATCTTTCAAGAGTATTAACAAAAAAAGACTAAAAAAATGGGATTAGATATTACTGTAAGAAGAATATGTAAAAAAGAAGAGGCTGAGGAAAAATACGACTACTTTAGACTTGTTGATGATAAGGGAAATTATGAAAATGATTTTCCTACATGGACTAAAGAGTTTGAAACTTCTGAAGTTGAAGAATGCTATGATTGGCAGAAATACAAAGAGGAAACTGGTATTGACCTCAATAAGTGCCGATGGCTAGGAGAGTCTTATGATGAAGAAGGCTGCTTCTTGGAAGTTTGTCAAAAAGATGCAAAATTACCAGAATGGAATGCTGGTAAAGGTTGGAAAAACTTTGATACATATAAAGAAGCACGTGATAAGGTAGTTATCAAGATAGACCTTGAAAAAGTACCTACTTATGAAAAAGAAATAAAAGTTCTTTATTATCGGGATGTGGGTTATCAAAGAAAAGGTCTTAATCCCCATTTCTATGATGACTACGAAAAAGGTAAGATAGGTTATTTTGTATGGACTAAAGCTGAACTCGAAAGATACAAAGAAGACTATTGTGATGAGCCTTACGAATATCGTTACCCAAATGGCGAAATGTCTGGTACTATGATATATCCAAAAGAAGACTTTCAGCAAAATATTATTAATAATTTTGAAGAATGCAAAGACTGTGTTACATTTAGTTGGTAAATGAAAAATACATTAAAGACTATTTCCACGTTAAATGACAATAAGATTAGTAGAGAATTATGACACGAGAAGAAAAGCAATTACTATGGGTTGACTTGTGCGCAAGATTGCCTTATACTGTTAAAGTATACTATCAAAAACTTGAATTGCCTTTTACGCTGTTTGAGGTAAACCTAAAAGGAGATGTTCTTACTTTAACTGATGATATACAAACTAACTACTTTGTTCAATATGTTCAAAATTCAAAGCCATATCTCCGTCCGATGTCAAGTATGACAGAAAAAGAAAAGAAGGAATGGTATGACGTTATTTGGAAATCACAAGAATGCAGTATAGAGAATAGCGAAACTTCAACTACATATGTCAGTGATTGGTTATTGGAGCATCACTTTGATGTACATGGACTGATTAAAAGAGGACTTGCATTGGAAGCCCCTAAAGAAATGTATAATATTTAATGGAAGACAGAATAACAAGTACAACTTTTCAATAGATAGGAAAACAATCATCTCACTTACAGACATCTATAAAAAGCTTGGTCAAGTTGTCTAACTTGACCATTTGTCATATTAGAGTAATAAAATTGAAATATTATGACAGTAGAAGAAATGTGGCAAAAATATATGAATACTATAGACGGTTTAATTAAAGTAATGTAAAAGCAATGACAAAGGAAGAGAAAAGAGAAATGTACAAGCCGCATAAATGGAAACTGTACGAGAATGGTGAGTATATAAACACTTATGATTCACATAATGAGGCTAAGAAAGCAATGCATCAGAAGATGGTAGATGCACGTCTTGATTGGCTTGATTTAGATTATGAAATAAGAAGAGTTGATTAATATAATTTAACAATTTTTATTTTGATTTATCCAAAATACTTATTATCTTTGCATCAACAAAATTATCATCAATTTTTCAATATTTGAATATATTTATTGTTAAATAATATAGGATTATATGAGAAAATTGATTATAGAGGAAAAGCAATTTAATATGCTTTTTGAGCTAAACAATAACTTGAAATTCAGAGAAGTTGATAGAGATATTAGAGAATTAGGTTTCACTCGTAGGAATGGTGTTAACTGTTATGTGTATAAAAATAAGGATGGCGTTACAATAACTATTCACGCACATGGCGATAACTCTCAAGCAAAAGCTGATACTTTTAAGCACGTTGTAGAAGGTTTGTCTAAATACGGTTGGTTCAAAGATGCAAACAATGTTAAACGTATCATTCCAACACTTAAAAAGTGGGGATTTACTGCTAGAGAAATTCAAAACATCATTTCTGGTGTGGATACAACTGAAGATGATATTAAAGCAGCTAATGAGGAATATGCAGACGCAACTGTACAACGTGTGTTCGATATACCTAATTCAGTATGTGTTCTAGATACTAGTAATGGTATTAACCTTTGTCGAAGCAGTGAGGATAGAAGACCATTATTGGATAACTGGTATACAGAATTTGGATACCCACGCAACGGAAGAAACATTCCTTGTCTGAAATATGACAACACTGAAGACGAAGACAATTGGAGAACAGAATGCTATCCAATTAACAAGGATGGTACATTGGATTATGAAAACGTTATAATTGAAAGTAAAAAATATGGAAAAAGAAGAATTTGGTAATTTCAGTAGTTTTGGATTTTACTTTGGTGATTGGATTGTGACAGCTACACGTGATAGATTTCGCATAAACAACAAAGGAATCAAAATGTTGGTCACAAAAGAAGAAGACTTGAAAAAGGTAATCTTCGACACAAAAACCAAAACAATTTCAATGGTTGTTGAAAACCCAACATTACAAGCACAATCAAGAACATTAGTGCTCGAAAATGACATTGAATTGTTCGAGGAAATACGCAAGGACATCGAGCATCTGTTGACGAAAATGCATATGGTAGAGTCAGTGACACCAAACGAAGATAGAACCGTCTTTGAAATTAATAATAAGAATGAGCAGTAACCAAAAGTTATTGCTCATTTCTTTTTAACATATTTTAAGTATTTTTACTTGCTCATATAAAAATTATTGTATATATTTGTATTATGCTAAAGACTTATACTGATTTAGACCAATCGAAAAAATTGTCTAAAATTTTACCAATGCAAACGGCTGACATGCATTGGGAAAAAAATTTCACCACCAACAAATGGTCTCCTTCTTTATGTCCGTTCTTATTCGTAAGATTTACTAGAACAGAATATATAGACGAAGTTGCTGTTCCTTGTTGGTCATTGGCCACACTGTATGCTTTATTGCCTATTGACTATTCTTTGAGAAGAACTACAGACTGTCAATACTACATTGAGAACATATCTAACGGTTTTTATCCAGAAACACTTCCATTCAAAAACCCTATAGATGCTTATGTATATATGATTATCGAATATTATAATTACAAGAGTAATAAGAGAATGAACGAATTATATGAATTATCCGATAAAATAATAAAACAAATATATGCTAGATTGCAGACAAAATGAACAAGGTGAAATTGTATATGATAACATTTTATTAACCAAAATTCAGTAAAACTTATTATGTGTTGGGTTTCAAAAGAATGTAAGCCATTGGTATCCGATGGTAATGTAAAAGTAATTAAAATCTGTGGTCAAAAAGCAAATTCTCTATTATTTGGCTATTTTCGAACATTGTTCTCCTATCATTTGAATTTGACTTATAAAACAGAAGTAAAGATACATAAACCTTACTTCGCTAATGAGTTTTATGGAAGAGAAGGTTTTCATTGTTATTCAGCAGATAAATGCACTTGGAAAAGTGATGTTAAAAACAGAGTAATAAAAATAGGCACTTATTCAGATACTTTAACATATTTTGCATCGTATCCGATAGATTATGCCAACTTCAGTAATGTAGTTATTGCCGAAGGGTATATCCCAAAAGGTACTGTTTACTATATCAACATGGATGGCGAAATTATTTCAAACAGCATTGTACTAACTAAAATAATACAGACAATATAATATGTGTTGGGAATCAAAAGAACTCAAACTGTTAGTCTCTGACGGTAATGTAAAGGTGTTCAAAATTTGCTTAGTAAGCGAAAATGGAAATAACTATTTTAGTTACTTGTATCGATTTAAATACATACTTAACAAAGAATATCATACCGAATTAAACATAAAAAAAGTCATCACTGGTGGGCTTAATTATGGAAATGAAGGTTTTCATAGCTATTCTGCTGAACATTGTAAGGCAGAAAATGGTTGGAGTGATATGATGACACACTATGCAATGTCAGTGCTATCAAAAAATAGAAACATAGGAATATATTTTGTTAGAAGGAACAAACTGCCATTAGCATTAATAAATGGTTATATACCAAAAGGTGCAAAATACGCGATAAACGCAGACGGTGAAATCATATCTGATTCAATTGTTCTTACAGATGTTGTACGCACATTATCAGACAAAAGCTAACAAAACAAATATATTATGTGCTGGAAATCAAAAGAATTAAAGCCATTAGTTTCTGATGGTAATGTCAAGATAAAGAAGGTATGCTCACTATATAATGATGGTAACATACACGGTTATTATTATAACAATTTCATTTATGAATTAAACAAGGAATATCAAACCAACGTAAGTCTACTATTCGACATCGACAACTTTTATTGTGGGAGTGTAGGGTTTCATAGTTATTTGTATAAGGAAGTATCTTTAATACCAAATAGATATACTCTTGATGCATACCTCGGTACATATTTCATTACTGCATATTCCAAAACAAGTGATGTCGTTATTGTTGAAGGTTATATCCCAAAGGGCGGTATTTATTATATCAACGAAAACAAGGAAATCATTTCAGACAGCATTGTATTGACAAACATAACTCATAGATTAACAGAATTGTTTTGACAAACATAAAACAAACAATATGCTCGACTTAGTATCTTACAAAAAAACAGTAGACAGCGCATTCGATATTATCAGAAATTGCGGATTTAGCGTTGGTGACACAGTATATCGAGTTGTAAACAACGAAATCAAGAAAGACACAATCATCCATATAGAATTCAAGGTCTCTGCCAATCTTGTAGATTACAAAGAATACCCACAAAGCGCAAATATTATGTATGGACTGTATATCGTTCTGAAGGAAGGAGGAAGCTTTAAACTTGAAGAATTAAATCGTAAATTCAGCAAAGATATGATACAAGCAGTAACGCTTGAAGAACAGCGTTTGCATGATTCAATGGAAATGCTCAAGCGAAAAATAGAACATGGTACAATAGAGCTAAAATAAAATATAACCATTTAACATCTTTTAGCCATTTTTATTTGTCTTTCTAAAAAATATCCTTTATCTTTGTTCCATCAAAATTAATATATATATAAGAATTATGGAAAAGATTAAGATGTTATGGGAAAAATTCCAAAAATGGTTGGAAGAATCCCAATATGATGGCATTCTTAAAGTTAGAGGTTATGAATTCGACATCGTAACAAATGCTTTTGGCGAAAAAGTAAAAAGCACCAAGAAATATGCCGTTCATAAGATGGTAGTAAAGTGCTATGATTTAATATGTTACACTAGTTGGGAACTTTTGCACATCGATGATATGAACACAAACGGTGTTAATAGAGTTCAATGGATTGGTCCAAATTCTAATGGTAAATATGACACTACAAAGATAACTTGGTTCAACAGCAAGGAAGAAGCTGAAAAAATCAGACGTGATATGATAAAGAACCCAAACAACTATATAATTAACTAAAAAAAATATGGGAAAATTATTAATATCCTATGCCATAGGTTATATCTTCGCTTTTATCATTGCATTCTTAGATGCAAAAATTACAGTCAAAAACGATGGTACGAGCGCGAATTCACTTGAGGATGCATTTTTTGTGTCATTCTTTTTAGGATTCTTTTCTTGGATTACTGTATTTTTTTGGCTTTTTTGCATCTACGATAATTTCTCGCCCATCAACGTATATAAGTCAATTCAAATCAGATGCGGAAAGGTATTGTCAGCAGAAGATGCTTATAAACTCTCAATCAAGAAGCAAAGAGAACTCAAGCGCAACAAAGTAAATAAGGAAGTGCAAAAGGTAATGGGTGAAATCAGAGACGCTTTGGATAGAGGCGATTATGCAGCTTCAATCAGTGAAAACTTGCTTGACGAAACAAAAGAAAAAATAAAATCAATGGGTTATACAATTGAAGAGGAAGGTAGTTTTATTACAATCAGCTTTAATAGAAACTTCAAATTATCTACACCAACGAAATAATATGTGCTGGACATCGAACAAATTACAACCATTGATTTCTGACGGAAATGTCAAAGTCAGAAAGGTCTGCAAAATAGACAATGGTAAAATATATAGCTATTTTTTCCAAAACTTCCAATATGAGCTAGGAAAAGAATATCAATCCGAAATATATATTTCTATACGTAAAGGTAAACAAAATTATTATTACGGTTATACAGGTTTTCATTCCTATTCGGCAGACAACTGCTCCATAGGCATATATACCAATTTTCATGGTGTTTCTCGCTTTCGAGTACGTTGTCATACCCTACAAAATTGTGTCTTGCATACATTTGAAGACACTTGCAATTGCGCCGTATTTGAAGGATATATACCGAAAGGCAAAAAATATTATGTCAATACAGTTGGAGAAATCATTTCCGAATCCATTGTACTTACAAAGAAACTAAATAAATTATGTGTTGGACATCTCGCAGTTATCCCGTGCTAAAAACAGCCGAAGAAGATATTCCTATTATCAAAATAGGAATTTTTGTACCTCCTATACACTGTATTTCTCCATGCTATCGAAAGACCTATATCTTTCATTTAACCTATTATGAAACTATAGGAAAAATATTAAAATTATATAATAATACTTATGATATAAACGAAGGTTTTCATTCTTATAGACAAGTAGAAGGAATGGATATTATAACTCAAGACTTCGGTTTGCTGATATATTTCAATAATCAATTAATTGATGATTGGCCAAAGTCTTGTATTGCCTTTAAAGGTGTTATTCCAAAAGGCTCTCAATATTATGAAAATGACGCACACGAAGTAGTTAGTGCCCAGTTAAGAATTATTGGAATTTATAAATAATAACCACATCATTAGAAGGAGTCCAGGTCAGAACCCTGTTTGGAAACAGACTGCACATCACCGTTTGTCTGTTTGGTGTATAGAATCTGAAATAGCATATCTAATGATTTTTGATGCTGAACGCATCATTTTTAACCAAAGAAACACTCACCCTAAATGGTGGTTTCTTGGTTTTATGACAGTAGATAGCAACAAAGGATTTATAGATTACGATACTTATGATGATTAATTCATCTATAATGGAAGTATTGTAAAAATCATATCTAATGAAAAGGAGAATAAAAAAGAAAGGAGAATGTGCCCACTATTTCGAAGGCGAACCTTTCCTTGTAACTGATGACCCTTATCCAATATACAACAACGAATTTTATTGCAAACTCGGCAAGTTCAATTGGACATGGGGGAATCATTCAGACGAAGAATTGCCTTGTAAAAAATGCAAGAAATTCAAATTGTCTATGACAAAAATTCGTAAGGCCAATAAAGATGGAAAAATATTTCGTCAGATGCAGAAAGAAGCGGAGCGATATTATAGAACGCATCCGCAAGAAAACGATTCCACTATCATTTGCGAAAAGCGATGAAATCTCGTAACTAAAAATACACCACTATGGACAATATAGAATTGACATTCTCTATGCCGAAAGTAATTTATCCGATAATGTGCGATAAAGATGGGCAATCCAAAAGACGAGAGAGAAGAAAGAGTGCCAATAAAGACAAAAGCCGTTGGCACATCAAACAAAACAAATAAACAAAAAAACTATGGACACATTCAAACAAACATTTCAAGTTAGTTGTAAGAATTGGTACCCATCTTCAACATTACTTTCACTGACATGGCTCAATAAAAAAGAGTTAGAAGAACAAAGAAAGGTAAACAAGCATCCTAAATAAATAAAAAAAAATACAATTATGGACGATTACAAGAAAAAATATGAAGACGCTGTTACAAGAGCAATTGACTTTTGTGATAAATTTCCAGAAAATAGTTCAATGCTAGATACCATCTTTCCATAACTTAGAGGCGGCAAAGACGAAAGAATAAGAAAACGGCTTTTAAAATTTGCAAATTGTTGGAAACAAGGCGGGTATGCTTGTGCAAATTCTGATGAAGTGGATGACATAATCGCTTGGCTTGAAAAACAAGGTGAACACAATGCCCAGATAGTAAAAAGAGCTACGACTGAAAAACAAAGAGTCCTTCTTACTGAAACAAATGGTGATGCAAATATAGATTGGGACACTCGTAGCCTTCAAGATGTAAAATTTATGTTGAAGTATGGCTTAGATTACATCAAGAAATTGGAAAAACAAGGATATAACTAAACGACTATGAAAAAAGAAATAACAGTCTGTGACGTATGTGGAAGTAACAAGAATGTAACTTCCCTACAAATGCCAGTGCTGCGTGCATATGATGCTACCGAAGGAAGAATTTCTTTCCGACCAATGACATTGGTTATGAGGCCAATCGACCTTTGTGAAGATTGCTTGCGCAAGAGTACAAATATCATCGACCTAACCATTATGGGATATGGTGAAGTAAAGATTGTCGAGAACAAAGAACTAACAATTACTAATAGCTTATAAAACATGATTAAAGAAGACTATGTAAGTTTTGAAGTGGCCAAGCGGCTTAAAGAGAAAGGGTTTAACGAGCCTTGTAATGGAAGATATTCATATAGAGGAGGAAATGTTATTATAGAAAACTATCCAATTTCTAATGAGTCATTAAAATATCATCCAAATATAGACGGTATTTCTGCACCAACTCTTCAAATGGCCATAAAATGGTTAGAAGTAGAGCATAGATTATTAATATTAAAGGATTACGTTAATGTTTTCAACAGTGGCTTTTGGTATCGGTTATCTGTGATGAAGATAAAAGAGGACGGAAGCATTGATGATGTATTTGAGTCCTATTGTATACACGATAAAGACTATAATAACGGTTGTAACAGAATAATAAAATATTGCTTAAAACAATTTAATATAACCCAACAAGATATGGCAAAATATATAGAAAAAGCTACATTAGTAGCGGAGCTAGAGAGAAGGCGTAGTATAAATTCAAAAAACAAATTAAACCTTGTTGCCGAATTTGAGGATAATTATCTCCTTTCTTTCATTGACGAACTTGAAGAGAAAGAAGTGTAGCAGGATTGAAACATACACTATAAAATGAATTAAATAATATGCCAATAATCTATCCTAAAAGAATTCGTAAAAAACTTTATTCTTTAAATCTTGAAAAAGTTAAAGAAAGTCTTGCGAAGAATGGTTATAAATTTATACGAGACGGTGGTTTTAAAAAAGAAGATAAACCATTTAAGTTTTGTAATTATCTCTTCTATATACACCCAGAAACTAAACTCAACATTAGAGTTGGCTATGACTATCCTTTGTTTGGAAATAGAAATGCCATTTTTGAAATTTGTTATACCAAAAACGGCAATCAATGGTGGACAGATGTCATACCTAATTTCTCACAAAATTGTTGGAAAGAAGTCAGTGATTGGTATGAGTTAGTAAATGGAAAATACGTAAGAAAGAAAATCATATGAATTCTATCCAAAAGATTCAATCAAACAAAAAATTACACTTACCGATTTATAACACATTTAAGAATATGGACGAAAAAACAACTGTAACAGTAATAAGCGGCGTTGAAGGCTATTCGATTTACATAAACAATTATCGAATAGCAGGAAACAAGCCGTGGGGAGGAGGAAAAGTTGTCTGCGAGTTCAAAGTTGACAAGAAAAACATCCTTGAACGATTATAACCATAAATAGGTAGGGTGCAACTTAAAAACAATACGACTATGACATTCGGTAAATACAAAGGCACATCGGTCAAAGAGATATTGACTTTCGACCTTCAATATATCCTTTGGTGCATAGATAACATAGACAACTTAATGCAGCGTCTGGACGATGCTGACAAGCAGATGTTAAAGTATCTCCTCAAACCCCTTGAAGGCATCAAAAGCAAAAAAGTAGAGGATATTTTGTCTGCACTGGAAGAAAGAGGCATACTCTCGACATATAGTGATTATGTTGATTCAAATGATGACATTATATTCAGCATTGACACCATCTACGGATTTGCGAGTACCGCAACACGATGTGGCGAAGCGCTATACATCACCGAGTCTAAGATTCGCTTTATAGAGTCGATGATAAGCAGGTGGGTAAAAAGCATTGCTACAAAAGAAAGATTAAACAAGATATTCCCCCTATACTAATTATAACCCTAAATAATCTATGAAAGAGCTATCAATAGAACAAAAAGCAAAAGCTTACGACGAGGCTATTAAGAAAATACAATCCTATGTTGTAGATGAATACGGTTGTACTCGTATAAAAGTTGTTAATGTTTTCCCCGAACTCAAAGAGTCAGAGGATGAGAGGATAAGGAAAGAACTATTAAATGCTTTTCAAGAATCAGAAGATTCTCTTTATATGGTTCTAACTCCGTTTAGAAGAGAATCATTTATTGCTTGGCTTGAAAAACAAGTTAAATTATAAAAAATTATGGGATATTATAAAGCAGGTAAATTTTGGAATAATGAAACTCTATGGAAATATGTAAAAGATAAGGAAGCTATAGATGTAGACGTGGCACAATTGTCTAATGCAAATTTCAATGGGTGGAATGCACAAACTGTTGCAGATGCAGCAAAGGAAATAAAAACAATCTTATCAGTGGATTTAAATTATCCGATTATTATTACACAAGACTATCAGATTGTAGATGGATGCCACAGACTTTTAAAAGTAATGATAAATAACGGCACAAGCATAAAGGCAGTAATTATTGATATAGATGCAGATGATTTTCCAACACCCGATTATGACGAATGGAAAGCAGTTCAGCAAAAAAACAACCAATAAAAAAAATATTGGCTGTTTTTTTTTGTTTTTTAACATTTTTTACTTGTATATCATAAAAATATTCACTACCTTTGCACCATCAAAATTAATAATAAAAAAAATAATATTAACAACCAAATAAATAACAATTATGGTATTTACAATTATTAAAGCTATTGCAATCGTATTTGGATTAGTGTGGTTTTATTTATGTTTTGGCGGTAATGATAACAATCATGTAAATTGTGATGGTATCAAATTTTACAAATTACAAGATGTTAAAATGCAAAGTCCAATTGCACAAAAGATTTTCGATTTTTACAAATCAATGTTGTTGGATAAAAAACTGATTTTAGCAGAGGTGTTTTGTGATATTGATTTGCGTAGAGAATGGAATAAAATACGTAATGATGAAAATTTGGTAAGTGGTCAAGATGCCAATATTATTGATGCATTAGATACATCTTTTTGTCATTATTTACAAGAAATAGCACCATCAAACATTATTTTAAATCCAGAAGAAAAATGTTATTTTAATTCTCAATTATGTGTAGTTAATACTGTACAAAAAATTGGAAGGAATGTAACGTATGGTGGAATTAGATTTAATGAGAATGGTGTAAGAAGTGGTAATTGTACTATATATTCAAATGACGTTAGCGGTTTTAAAGTATTTGATTTTGGTACTGTTGTAGTTACCAATCAACGAATTATCTTTAAAGGGGAAAACAAAAACAAAGTAATCCCAATTGGTACAATTCTTAGCGTTGACAATTATGAAGATAATGGGGTAATCATTTCAATGAGTAATCGAGAAAATCCAATTATCATTCGATTTAGAGCTGATAAGTGTTTTTATCATCGTCCACAAAGCGAGTACTATTGTTTCTATAATGACTTAAATTGGTTTAATAAAGCAATCGATAAAGCATTGTATAAACGTTTAATGCCAAAGGAAGTCCAAGATATTAGAAAAGAAGCGGACGAGTTAAATTTTTTGGTAGCTAAAAAAACAATGGTTGCCGAAGGATTAGAAACAGAATAGTAAATTGCAAGGATATACAATTTGGCACCAGTTGGATAAAAAAAATCTGACTAGTGCCTATTTTTTATTTTACTTAAAATAGTTACTTTTTTTCTTGTTTTTCCGTCATTTTTTTTATATATTTGTAAAAAAAGATGATGGATAAAAAGCATAGGAAACCTAATGGGTATTGGAATAATTATGAGCATTGTTATGAAGAAGCACAAAAATACAAAACTAGAGGTGAATTTTCAAAAGGATGTGTTGGTGCATATTATTGGTCAAGACTTAATGGCTGGATAGATTCTTTTGATTGGCTAGTGAATAATCAAATATTCGGCAATAACCAAGTAGATTGTGTTTATGCTTATGAATTTAATGACCAAAATGCTGTGTATGTTGGTAGAACTTTAATGAGAAGAGTGAATAAGAGGGATTATGAACATAGACACAGAGAATATATAGACAAAAATGGTCATACTCACACAAATTATGATGGTGTTTATAATTTTTCGTGTGATAACAAATGTGAAATTCCACCTATTAAGATTTTAAAAAATGATTTAACTCTTGAAGAAGGAAGGTTTTTTGAAAACGAATATGTTGAATCATACAGAAAAAATGGATGGGCAATTATTAATAAAGGAAAAACTGGAAAAAACAGTGGCTCTATTGGTTCATTAAATAAGGGAAAATGGAATGAAGAAAAATGTAAAATAATAGCATTAGATTGCAAGTCTTTGTCTGAATTTAAAAGAAAAAATGGTAGTGCATATGAAGCATCACGTATTAATGGATGGCTTAAAAAATTCGATTGGTTTGAAGATACTAGTCAACTTATTAAAAAAGCACTTCTACAAAAAGATAAAAAGTGGACTGAAGAAGAATGTTATAATTTAGCAAAAACTTGTAAAACAAAATCAGAATTTCAAAATAAAAGTAGTAGAGCATATGCTGTTTCACATATTAATGGGTGGATGGAAAAATATACTTGGTTTGTTGATGGTTTCTCTTTAATTGAACCAATAAAATGGACTGAAGAAGAATGCAAAAAAATAGCGGTTAAATGTAAAACAAAATCAGATTTTAGAAATAAAAACGCTTCTGCATATTATTCAGCACTACATCACGGATGGATAAATAATTATGATTGGTTTATAGATGGAAATATAATTGCTGCTGACAAACGAAGAATTTACACAGAAGAAAAATGTTTTGAAATTGCTCAGAATTGTAAAACAAAAGCGGAATTTAAAAAAGAAAATAATACAGCATATAATGTTTCACGTATTAATGGTTGGATAAAAAACTATACTTGGTTTAAAAGTGGTATAGGAAAAGATAGAAAATGGTCAGAAAGTAATATTAAATTAGAAGCAACAAAATACGTGCATAAACGTGAATTTATGCTTGGCTCAAACGTTGCTTATAGGAAAGCAAAAAAAAATAACATTTTAAAAACTATGTTTAAGATTATGAAATTTAATTTTAAAGGTTATTTTGATGTACCTTGTTTCGATTTAGAAATCAATGCTGATATATCTATAAATAGTTATAAATATATACAATTCACACATGAAGAATCTCAAAAAATTGTGTTTAATTACTACAAAGAAGAAATGCAACAAGGAAATGGAATAAAAGTTAAAAATCTTGGATATGAATTTATTAGACTTACTGGTTTTTATGATATATTTCCTAAAAAACCAAGTTGGGAAAAATTTAAAAAAGAATTTTGCCCAATTATTCTTTATACATTTGAAATAAAGGATGATATAATTCTTTTAACACCAATTAATGTAAATGAAAATAATAAGATTTTCCAAAATGATAAAAATTTGATTTTGAATTTATGAATAAAAAATGGACTAAAGAAACTTGCTATGAAGAAGCCAATAAATATAAAAAAAGAGGTGATTTTGCCAAATATTGCGGTTGTGCATATAAGGTAGCAAGGAGAAACAAATGGCTTGATGAATTCTATCCAAAAAAATACACAAAATAACTAAATACACGTAACACAAGAAACAGTCAATTTTCAGTAAAAAAACTGTTTCTTGTGTATTTTCTGGTAATTTTTTGAAATTTTCAGGAAAAAATTAAAAATTTTGAAAAAAATAAAAAAAAATTAGTCAGACCATTAAAATCTGACTAATTAAAGGGGGTTATCTATGTTGTAATATGCTGATTTTCAGTGTTTTATTGATATTATCGATATGTTCTTCAGAGAGTGTTGTACCGAGATAGTGTATGAATTGCGCATCGCTATTATACCAGAAGCTCCAACCTTCATAAGTATTATCCCAAGATAGAGTAGTGTTAATGAAATCTACTCTATTATTTTCAATCATGTAAGGCAGATAAAATTTGATGACATTTTGAATATTCATTTCAATTTTTTTATCTTTCTTAAAGAAGTTGTTTACTCTGGATAATACCTTTTTATTTTTTATATTATTGGCGAATTTATCTGACAGACCGTTTTGATTAATGTATCTGATAAACAAATCAATAAGTAATTTAGTATAATATTCTTTCATAATTATAATTAAATAAATTGTTATACACATAGGTACTTAATTAAGTACCCTATTTTCCATTGAATTGAGTAAAATGGTATTTGTGTGATATTAATCTCCAATTATAATCTAAATCCAACCAAAAACTATGCCCTTCAAATGTAGTTCCCCAATTAAAGAAAATGCTAATCCAAGCATCTGGATGATATTTATGTAGCAACTTATATTTCATATCAGCTTCTGAATCACAATATGGTCTACTAGAAAGATAATTTTGCGGATGACATAATGAATAATTCAAATAAGAGTCATAAGCATTATTATCTTTCAAAAATCTAAAAAAATATTTCAAAAATTTAATTTTTAAATTGGATTTAATTTCTAATAATTGTTCTACAGTTAATTTTTTAACGTGTGTCATAATAAGAGAAATAAGTAGTGTAAGTATCTATACTATTTTTTTTTTATATACAAATCATCATCTAATAAATCTTTCCATTTGGAATGTAAAAAGCTCCAATATAAGCTTCCTTCATCAGTTTTTCTCCAAACGAAAGCTTCCATTATCCAACTATATGGGCTTAATCGATTAAAGAATTGTCTTATTAAAGTAGGATTCACATCGTTTGTTTCTTTTATTTTTTTTAATGTTTTATACAAAGGATGTCCTGGGCACATAGCTGTATGAGACATATTGAACGTATACTTATCATATGCATTCTCATCCTTCAAGAATCTACAGAATTTTGGTATTATATCACTGTTTGCTTCCATATGTTATATATATATAGATATATAGGTACTTAATTAAGTACCCCATTTTTTATAATACTCCAGCCATAAATTCAAAATTGAATTCATTACCTTTATCAATTGACTGAAGAAGCTTTTTCCATTCTATATTAATATCCTTCCAAAAGTAATGGCCTTCTTTTGTTTCTCTCCAAATAAAAGCATAGAATAATAGTTTTTCTAATCGAGCAGTCTGGTAGATGTATTTATCATAATCCCTTTCGTGTTTTATTGGACTACCATTACAATATATGCCATAATAACAATTGTAAACAAATTTATCAAAAGCGTTATGTTGTTTTAACAATCTTTCGAATTTTCCAAGTATTTCTTTACGTCTTTCGTTAGTCATAATTATTAGTTATTTTTTTATATAAAATTTTCCATTTATAATCAAGTTTTGACCAAAAATCCCAACCTTCTATTGTTTCAGACCACGCAAATGCATCATGAATCAAAAAAGGTAACAAATTATTTTGTTTCATTCGAATAATGTATAAATCAAAGTTTTTTTCTTTTCTTGCTGGATTACTAGTGCAAAGAACTCCATTATAACAGTAATTTACAAATATGTCAAAAACTCTCTTTTCCTTTAAAAATCTTTCAAATTTTTTAAGGATATATTTATGTTTGTTTATTGCTCTTGCATATTCTTTATTCATATCTTTGTTGATGTATATAGGTACTTAATTAAGTACCCTTATATTATTTTTAGCATTTTTTTTGAAAATACAATAAATCAACATAAATATATAAAAAAAAATTGATAACGTCAATTATCAAATATTAAAAAATATTAAAAAAAGATGAAGGTCGTTTAAGCCTCCATCTTTAACTGATAGCCAGAAATATAATATCTTTTTGTTATTTGAGCTTGCTTTTAAGATATTCCAACCAACGTTTGTTTACATCAGACCAGAAATCTTTGCCTTGAACTGTTTTCTTGAGGAATAATGGGTAGGTACAGAACTTCTTTGGGTCTTGAATCATCAATTGGAATTTTGCCTTATCATAGGTCTTCCACTGTGCAAGCATTTCATGCTTAAAAACTGGGTATATCTTTGTACGATATAACCAGTTAATAAAAAGCTTTACGTATTCGAACTGTGACATAAACTTAATAACCGATTACAATACGAGCGTTAATGATTTCGCAAACTGGCATATAATACTTGCCTTTCACATCAACCAAATCCTTCTGTTTAATATTGGCTTTGTCGAAAGGGAATACATCAGCCAAGACTTTCAACTGATTGTTAATTTTGGTCTGAATATAGTTTGGGCGATAATCTGATGGGTTGATAATGATAGCTTCTGGTACGAGCTGTTTAACGGTTAAAATTACATCTAATTTTGCCATAATAGTAAAAAAGTATTAAAAGTTGACATTTATGTTTTTTTCGTAATGCAAAATTAATACATTTTTCTGTAAAAAGCAAGTTTTGCAAATTAATTAACCATTTATTAACTGAATATATAAAAAATGTTAACACAATAAAAAAAGTTGGTAAAAAATTTGGAGATGCCATAAAAAAGCATTAACTTTGCAGCGAGGGAAATAGATGGTCTTGCTTGGATACACAGTTTTATTTGGATGAATTTATGGTGTTATAACCCAATCAAAATAATAGGAATCATTTTGATTTCCCATATATTTTATATATAATAGACATAGTTATTAACACTTTAATTATTTCTATTATATTATGCTATTCGAAGTAACTGAAAATATTGTAGCTACAACTACAGTCACTGTAGAAGCTGCAAATGAAGATGAAGCTTATGCAAAAGCTGACGAAATTGTTGCAAATATGGATATTTCACAGTTTATGTTGGGTGCTAAATTGGAGGGAAGTTTGCAGAGAATTTGATTAATAGATTCAAAATTTTATGTTTGTTATTTTTGAAAGATGTGTTTCACAACACATCTCTTTTTTTTTGTCATCTGATGACGCTGCAATTCCCTCGCTGCAAAGATACGACTTTTTTTTGAAAGTACCAAATATTTCTTGTACTTTAACATTTATTTAACACAATAAAAAAAAGAGCACCACCTTTTGGGTGATGCCCTTTGCAGAATGTTCACGTGTTAGATGAACGTGGTGAATGGAACGAAGTCCGTGCCGTTATCGTACTTAATCGTGCAGTACTTCTCGCTGAAATGGAGACGTACACCGAAGCGCTGAATAAGAGCGTTCACGCGGCTGCATGTGGTCTTTGAGAAGCGGCAAGGATGATTCTCCATATCGGTAATGGTCACATAATCGCGTGTCGCGTTGGCGATGTGTACACCGTGGAGGTAAACCTTGGATACACCGTTGCGTGTGATAACTTGCGTATTGCTCTTGAAGAAGTTACGGCCATTCATAATGGCTTTGTTCATTTCTTTCTCAATCTGTCTCATAATTGTTACTGTTTTATTGTTTTTGATGGTGCAAAGATAGGGTATTTTGAGCTAATATGCAAGAAAATATTAATCTTTAACAAAACTTTAACTGATGTGTTAAATTAATGTTAAATAACCAGAGAAAGTTGCAAATACCAAATAAAAGTCGTATATTTGCACCATCAAAATTAAACAATACATTAAAAAATATAAGAACTATGACAGTAGCAGAACCCCAATTTCACAAGTTAGCTGACGAATACGAGAAGCTTATCCGCAAATTTTTCAAGGTAAACAACATCAAGGAAGTTGTTTGCACCGACAAGAAAGAACACTTCTTTGACCTTATTGAAGTAAAGAAAAACGGCACAATGACTGTGTATGCTCACGGTTTGACCAAGACAACGTGGAAGAAGTTGTATTTCGATTTTACAGTTGATTATGCTATATGTCTTGCCAATATGGAGCACGATTTGTTCTTGCAGCAACGCCAAGGCAAACACGATAAGTTTAACTTTTATTTTTACGATTGATTATGAATAAGAAGTTTTATGTCATCTTGGGTGACGGTGAGTGTGAACGCGCAATAACCCCTCTCTGCGACACTGAAGAAGAGGCAGTTGAAAAAGCCTATAAGGTAACTAATACAATCATTGCAAATAAGAAGGAGTTTTGCAAGAAGCTTCGTGAAGAAAGTTTCACCACTGATACCAAAGATAATGAGTACTACTTGTTTGGTGCTGATGTCCATTTCATCCCAAACATCTACTACATTTCTGAAGCGGATAAGGATAGTATTAACGAATCTATTGCTGTTCAATTCCCCATCAAAATCGAATCAAATCGAGAGACGAAGTTTGTTATGTGCTCTTACGACAGCAAACATAACATAAACATTATGTCTTTGTTTTGTGACACAGTACCAGAATGCTTGAAAGACTTCGTAGAGTCCAATTATATGGTCTTGATTCCATCAATCATTGAGGATGTGGTTGGCAATTGGCGCACAGTCATCAACAACAAAGTGTATTTCATTGTTCAGCTTAATGTCTATGCCTAAAAAGTTACATATTGTAGTCCCCAAAGCTTTGGTGAAGCTTGATAATCTGCAAGTCCGTATGGCTTCAGATTATCCCTACGACAACAAACCAACCTATGACGAAGTGCGCCAAGAGATTATCAAAATCCTTGATATGTTTGAAGATGTTAGCTATAATTAGCTAACATTTTTTTTATGTGTTAAATAAATGTTAAACCGTCAAAAATATTTGGCGGTTTCTATAAAAATCCATATCTTTGCAGCGAGGGAAATATGCATATATATAAAAAAAACCATCCTATCGTATTGATAGGATGGAAAACTATGAAAAAAGAAACTACTTTTGTATAAGGAACCTCGGAATGTTGCAACCAACGAAGTTGCCCAATACAATTAAAGGATAATACTTAAAAGCATATAGCTGAATCAGATAATGTTCGGCAGAGAACATATAATAAGCATCAGCAATACTGTGATACATTCCACTCAATATGAATGCAGCTACACCGAAAACTACTAACAGTTTGTTGCCTTGCCTACCACTATTGACGATTAACGTCATAATCAGACCACAACCAATACCCTTAAGGAAGTTATCAAATTGACCATCAACTATTCGGTCATCAATGATATTGCTTGCCATATCGTGCTCTCCTATAACAAAAGCAACCAATGCACAACCACCGATATTCAAGAGCAGTATGCCAAGTAGCTGTAGCCATTCCTTTGGCTGTTTATAATTGAAGAATCCAGCTTGCCCCGTGTATAAAGGAAGCTTATATTCAATCACAGCAAGCAATCCAAAGGAGAAAAGTACGCTACCATACACTTGTCCAACGTTCAGATATACCGCTCCACCAAGGGCAATAAGAACGCCCGATAGGATTGAAGACTTAATCATATCTTTTCAAGTTTAACGTATGAGTGTACGATATTAGGTACTGTGATTTCGTCTTCGTCATTCAAGCCATTGAACTCACGAATAGACTGTGCCATTGTTTCACAGTTGCTAACAAAATCAAGTGTTGGATATTTAATCACAAACTCACTTCCCTTATAGTTAGGACAATAGCCAAAGCCATCATATAGCTGAAAAGTCATTGTATGAGGCTTGTTGTCATTGAAGATATTGTTGGAAGCATCGTCATTGAACTGAAACGTCTGAATGCAAATTAATTTGCCATACAGTTTCTCTAAAATTTCTTTTGAAATAGGATTTTTCACTTTATTCATATACAATATAAAATTAAAATTTCATATCGTAATTATATATTCAAAATATGAATTACGGTATGAAATTTTATTAAATAATGTTAATTCTTCTTCTGTTTGTCTTTCTTGGAAGCTTTAACCAATGTAGTACCATCACACGTAACACTAATGTGAAACTTCGAAATACCATTGATTTCAGCAGCCTTCATCTTGAACCATTTGCCGTGGTCTACTGGTAGATGTCTATCTGGACAACTTGGGTCTGGTGTTTGGTTTGTCCACAGATGAATCATCTCGTGGATAAGGACTTCAAAGGCAGTTTGCTCTTCCAATTGATAATAATCAGTCATCCTAATAACATCAATGCTGAACTCATTTCCGTGAGGGGACAAGTCGATGCACTGTTGAAATTCTCCCAAATGAGTCTTCTTGTGTTCAATCTCAAAAACTGGTTCTTTCAATTTATTCTCAAAGAATCTCTTGTTGAAGATAGGGAAGTACTTCTTCATAAACTCAATAGTTGGAATCATATTACTGTGTGATTTTTATATTAAACTTGTGTCCTTATGCTGTTGATACATTGACTTCTGACTTGGTACGACCTTGAAAGCCCCTACCATAGTGTGGTACACGAGAAGTCTCATATTGCCACCGATGCACGTGCCACTGTTCTTGTCAATCTCGGCATCCAAAACGAGAGAGACGCACGAGAGCCCGAAGTCATCAGTTGTGAGATAGTCACGATTCTTCTCAAGTTGGAATTGCTTGAGCTTGTCAGCTCTGAATCCAAACACGAGACTGTCACTTGTGAAACTGTCAAAACGCTTTACTTGGGAAGACACTGCATAATTGTTCTTACCTTGCATATGCGCCTCATTGAAGTAGTCATAGCTACAGTCAATGTTTTTATCCTTCAGCATCTTGTCAAAAATAATCTTTGCATTCTCTGAACAAGACTTGCGTCCCTTGCAACGACTGAAGAAGAACTCTACCTCTTCTTTGGTCAAGTCTATAGCGAAGTTGCCACAAGGTGCTGAAGCAAGAACAGATGTAGCATCCAATTCGTTTGCACTGCAAACCCATTCCTTCTCTGTCTTGTCAGTTGGAACATTCTCCCTATCAGCAAAGTTCTGCTCATACTGACTGTACTGTGTGGCGTGGAATTTGTTGACGAAGAACAACGTATTCAGTCTTTTGTTTTCAGACCTATATCCACACATACGTCCAAGCAAGGCTTGTGCAGTTGCAGCAGCAGACAAGCTGTAGTCATACACTAAGTATGTATAGTCCTTGAAGTTGCCGTGAATCGTTACACCAGCTCTGAATGCACCCTTGATTAACACGAGAAGTGGTTTGGTAGGTATCTTTTGTTCCAAGAGAATAGGAAGTGTCACACCTTCGAACTTCTTGTTGAACTCAATGGCATCTATTTGTTCCTTGAGCCTATCAGAAAGCTTGTCATAGTTGAGCTTGCTTGTTGAAGCATCCATTTGATAGACATCAAAATTATACTTCACGAAGTTACGCTCTACCAATTCCTCATTCTTGCGTGTACGCACGAAGAAGATACCGTCAATGCCATCAGCCTTGCAACGAGTCAAGCCCTCACGAAGGGCAAGCAGAATGTCTCCAACATCCTCACAGTGTGACTTTGCATCGTGGACGAGTCCTTCATTGATGTACTCGCTGACTCCAACGTAACCACTGTTTGTTGGAAGCTCGATAATCTCCTTGCACTCATTGACATCAGATATTACCTCGCTGAAAGGCGTTGCAGATACTGAAACAATGTAGATGTTACGAGAAATAAGCTCGTTTGGATTTCTCCAATTGATGCCTTGCTTCTCCAAGAACTGTGTGAGCTTATTCTTCTTGCCGCTACCGTAATGACATTCGTCAATGAAAAGAATGGAATTGTCAATAGAGCCATCAAAGCCCATCAAGTCACTGTTTTTAAGAAGAAAATACTTCTTTTGTGTCTTGTACTTCAAAGAACGCTTTCCATTGTAGGTGTTCTCTACGGTTGCATCGCTGACTTGCTTGATGACACGCTCGAACGTTTGCTCCTTAAGACCACAGTCATTCATACCACAAAGGAAGAAGAACTTGTTGACCATCATAGTCTTATCCAAGTGCAATGCATTGACAATATTAACAACAGCATTCACTGCACCAGTTTTTCCACTCTGCATCTTTGCAACTAGAATCACGTGGTTACGTCTTGTTTCTGCTCGATTGAAAGCCAAAAGTATATTCTTTGCACATTCAATTTGGGTGTCGTGTATATAACCATCGCACCCAATAGAGCCACTTCTGAATAAATTGTTATCAGACGATAAAATAAGATTTGTAATTACTTCTGTTTGAGTAAGAGTTTCTGTCATAGTTATTTTAATATTTTTGCAAAAATACACCAAAAATCTGTAAAAAGCAAAAATACAACTACATTTAACTTGAAATTAACATATTTCATAAAATTTCTTAATACTGTCCATTATACTGAATAACTCAAAATTTGACAGTGCTGTCAGCTTATAGATATAACCAAGAGGGAATTGAATCTTTCCAATTCCATCCTCAATAAATACATTAATATCAGTTGTCCCGTAATTAACATAAACGTTTGGAATTGAAAGACGATATTGTTCATCTTCTTTACCATATCTTCGCATCAGCTTATGTATTCCCAATAATAGATTCATATTATATAGTATTATATGTATATAAGGTACTTAATTAAGTACCCTATTCTTAATGTGCAAAAGCATCAGCTTTCACAAGCTAATGCTTTTTAGAACCCACGAAAAAATAGGTAAAGTTATGAAGAAAGTATGTTGGTAGAGATGGATTTGAACCACCGAAGCCTCATAAGAGGCGACTGTGCCACTAAACACAGCCCCATTTGACCGCTTTGGTATCTACCGAATGGTTGATAGAGAGGGATTCGAACCCTCGAAGCCTCCGAAGAGGCGGTTGAGCTACTAACACAACCCCATTTGACCGCTTTGGTATCTATCGGGTAATTAAACCATCATTGTGTCTTAATTACAATACGATTATATACACAAAAGCGGTCAAACAGAAATGTTTTTTGTTAATAAGTGTTAAGATTTACTTCAAATACAAGTTCTCCAAACGGTTGTTGAACTTATTACCATCTTTATGGAAAAGACGATGACCACCTTCTATTGAGCCATTGAATGTTTCATAGACAAGATAACAAGCTGTAAGCTGTACTTGCCCCCACATACTGCGATTCAAGCGAACTGTCGGATTCTTGTGGCTTTTGTTTGCTGTCTGCTTCATAACATGCTTGGTGTATTTGTTGCGAATACGACCAAGGTTTGAAGCCTCATAGCCAATATATGGGGAATCTTTCCAAAACTCAATTTCATCCACGTCATAGTTGATAACAAGCCATCCATATTCATCAGAAAGATAGTTGTTGATGGCATCATAATCGTCAGCTTCAATGTAATTTGGAAGCTCTACCTCGGTTGGAAGGGTGATGTCTTCGCCATCAGTCTTCCATACAATGTTAATAGCTTTATATTTACAATCCATAGTGATATTGTTTTTTAACGCTGCAAAGATAGGTAAAAATCGGCAATGCTGCAAGATTTAACGACACTTTAACAAAACATTAACCAATATGTTAAATTAAAGTTAAAGTACCAGAAATATTTGGAATTGTAGTGAAAAAGCTCTATCTTTGCAGCGAGGAAAATAGCGTACGGCAAAAAAAATGGCATCATCTCATTTCGAGATAATGCCATTCCTTAATGATGTCAGTGTTATGGAATTGTTATCTTTCCCTCGGCAATTTCATCCTTCAATTTGTCGATAAAAGATACAAGCCCATCAGCATACTCCTTCAAGTCATCCCAATCCGTGCGACTCTCGCACAAGTCTTCGGGTGAACTCTTTGACAAGTCACAGTAGTACAAATCGTTGTCATACTCCATTTCGCCATAAGCAAGCTTTTCAAAACAGTTTGTGACTTCGCCATAACATTGATAGGAATATCCTTTGGAAATCATCTTTTTCATTGCGAAGCTCCAATATTCTGACTCGTTGCGTCTGCGGTCAGCGAAGTATTCTTGAACTGTCACCAATTGGCCGTTAGCTTCGATATACTCTTGTATAGCTGCTTCACGTTCAAGCCCTATCTTATTAGAATTGTTGAGAGCTTCGATAAAGCTCTTCCATTGGCTGTCCGTGTTATACTTGTAAATCTTCAACATAGCTTTAATTGTTTACTTTTCAACATGCTCTTGCTGAATTTCACCACAGCACAACATAATGTCTCCGTAGGTGATGTCTCTTGGCTGTAACTCGTCCAAACCGCGATAGCAAAGAACTTCCTCTGCAAGCTTCTTGTGCCTTACCACATACTCACGTTTAGGATACGTTATCAAGATACGCTGTGGGGCTGTAGTGTCCTCTTTGTCAGCCAACTTGCCAATTGCGAACCCATTGAAGCACTCTACGTCATAACAGTGCTCCTTATCGTCTTTGAAGAACTTCTTGTCATAAAAGACAATATCTTGTTCAAAAATTACATTTTTTCTTGCCATAGTTTACTTGAATATAGTTACAATTTTGTTACGAGGAATACGGTTTTCGCGGCAGAAGGTCACAGCTTCAGTATATTTGTCGAACTCGTTTCTTTCGTCCATTGAGACAAAATCGTCAATCTTGACCGAAGCCCATACAATATATTTCTTTTCCTTCTTCATAGCTTAATTCTCACCGTTAGTCATAAACACTTCAATAAGCTTGGGAATAAAGCCACAAAAGGCTACAATACCGAAAAATACGAATGGATGCATCATAATAGTATTGGTTTTTATTGTTAGTACTTGTTTTAATTTCACTGTGCAAATATAGTGCTTTTAATTGACACCGCAAACAAAAACAGTAAGTTTAACAAAAGTTTAACTGTATTGTTAAAAAATGTAAAATGGCACTGACTTGCCACTGTCAGTGCCATCGAGTCAATCAAGCTCTCTTGCCTTTTGAAGTGTTGTGGGCTTGTGTGCCATACTCCTTCCAACCAAAGGTTGCAGCTACGAAAGGACGAATGCTCTTGGTGCGCTTGAAGAACTTCTCTTCGGTGTCGATAACTCCATTGACAATATCATTCACGATTTTCTCTGCCTCATCGTGTGTATCAACATAACGATAGACAACATAGTTCCATCCATCGTGGTGAGCGCCTTCAGCACGAACATTGTACTTGTCTGCATAGAAGCAAACATCGTCACAGCCGATACTTGTGGTAAGCACTTTATTGACGTTAGTGCCAATAATCTTGCCTCCTTTTCTGCGGCCATACCAAAATCCAGCATCAACGAAACCTACGATATAGCCAACCCCTTCAATATTGAGGTTGCAAACTTCATCGTAAAGCCCATCCAAAATGCATTGATAGACCCTTTCATTGTCAATATCTTCAACGTCACAGTCATTGCACTCTGCAAGCATTTCGCGTGTTTCCTTAACAACCTCTTCGTCATAACAGTCAAAACTGCTGAAGATAGTGAGCTTCACTTGCTTAATGTTCTTTGCCATAGTTTTATTTGCTTTTAATGTTAGTAATTGTTTTAATTTCACGGTGCAAAGATAGGGAAAAAATCAATACCATCCAACTTTTTTCTTAACATTAACAAAACTTTAACCGATATGTTAAATTAATGTTAAAGTACCAGAAATATTTGGAATTGTCACCAAAAACCCTTATCTTTGCAGCGAGGGAAAGAGCATACAGCTACTTGTCATCAAAAGAGACAAAAAAAAGGACACCCGACAGTAGTCGGATGCCCTCCAAACAATTATTACTAACCTTAAAAACACGTTGTAGCTCAAGTGGGATTCGAACCCACACGGTCGAATGACCAAGGGATTTTCTTACTACTCTTGCTTTGATACAAGCCAACTTCGTGAGTTGTTGTAGTCTGGACTATTTCTTCACCATGCCAATTTGGTTTAGGTGTTTCGTATATAGTCTCTACGCCATTTAGGATAAATATCCATTTAGTAAGCCATCGCCAAAGTTTATGTCACCATAAACAAGGTTTCTGTTTGTTAGCGAAATTCTACTTCCCAATATTTTTTATTTATTGTTTTTTCCTTTCGGAAAGGAAGCACTCTTAATGTTTAGACCTCGATAATTATCTGTTTGTGCGTGGCAATTAGGGCATAAAATTTCAAGATTCTCTAATCTATCATCGGTTGTTATTCCATTTTTATGGTGTAACTCCAATGGTATTTTTTTACCCATCCATTTTGTAAGCCCACAACATTCACATTTTTCTTCTTTAATTTGTTCTCTAAAAAGCCTATTTTTTAATTTATAAGAACTATAATGAGAATTCTCAACTAATAATTCATCGGTTTTTATTTGGCGTTTAGGATTAAATTTTAAACCTATATTCCAACCTTTACCCGTAAAATGTGAAATATCAATTTCATACTTTTCAATAATTTTATGAAGAGTATTATAATTCCCACCACAAGGTTTTAAATTAAAAAACCTAAGCATTTCAGCAATACTATGTGAACATTTTGCTGCTTCTACATATTCTTCTTTCGTTCTTTCTTTTCTCATATCATATTACTTTAATAATAAATAGTACGATATGAGAAAAAGTAATCACGAAATTATGACTATATTTTGGCCTTTACCAAAAGTCCCTAGTGTCTACCAATTCCACCACTGAGCCATCATTTTTGCTATTATATAAAATAAATATAACAAACAAAAAAATTAGGCTCGTAAGGCTTCAAGTTTTTCCTCTATTGCCTTTGGTGTGATAGCTTCACCGCCACCGAAGTAAACAGTGCCGTAATAGGTGTCATCGAAAGAGTCATAGACTTCATAACGGCCATTGCCGATAATGCTCAAGTCCACTTCTCCATAACCTTTAACGTAATATGATGTCTTCTTCATTGTTGTAAGTTTCAAATTAAATGGGGCGCTTGCTTTTCTTCGGAAGCGCCCCAACAGTTAAAATTGGTTAGCTTGCAGCTACAGTCACTACTTCAGATGCTACAGTTGGAGTCGAGTCTGAAATTGCCTCTGAAACCATAGAAACGAGCTTCTTCACATCGATGCTCTTTTCCTTGGAATTGTAAGCCGTGAGTGGAAGAGTATCCACAGCAGACTTGAAAAGCTCAAAGTCAGTGGTGACAGTGTTGTAGATACTGTAAGCTGCGTGGTACACGCGGTCGCTTGGATGCGCGTATCCGAAGTGTGCTCCGAAGTACTTGGCGAACTCTACGATTGCCTTGGCGGTTTCTGCGTTCCACTTCGTATGAGCTGCAACAAAGCCGCTCAACTTGTATGCGGAAGACGTACAACCTACATAGGTGAGACACGTCATTGGAACACTCATTTCGTCAGCTATCTTGATGGCCTCCTTGCAGACCTTCTTGAGAAGACCGTACTGACGAAGGTTCAACGAAGGTGCAACAGCCATAATGCGAATGGCATCGTTGAGGCTCTTCTTTGCAAAGTCAGCACCAAGAATTGCACACAGATTCTCTAAAGTAATTTTCTTTGCCATAGTTGTAATTTGTTTTTTAATGTTAGTAAAATTTGTTAAAGTAAATTGTTCTCCTTGAGCATCGATTCTAAATCGGAAGTCTCAAAGACATAGCAATAGTCTTCCAACTCTCTATCGTATCCGACATTGTGGTCAAGAACAGTGTCTGCATCAAGCTCTCCGACTTCAGTGCCATCTACCTTTACGGTGAACTTCTCGTCAGTGAAAGGATTTTCACTATCTGCATCGAACGAGTAGGTCAAGCTAACCTTGCGTCCGTCAGCCGTATCAAAATTGATAGGCGCTAATAAAGTTTCTACAAAAAGTCTCATAATCGTGTTGTTTATTAATTTTTACACCGCAAAGATACAGGAGATTTTTGAATTTTCCAAGAAATTTTACGTCTTTAACATTATTTTAACATTTCAGTTAACAAATGTTAGTTCTGACGAAAGTCTTCGGCATAGCCTTCTTTGTTTTTTTAATGTTAATTACTGTGCGATACCTAACACCCAAGAAGCCCTAAAGTACTTCAAAGCTTGTGTCGGTGTCATTGGCTTTGGTGTTTTTTCCATTGTAGGCTGTGAAGCAAGAAGCCCACGTTTGCCACTATAGCACACCTTCCAATTTGTGAACCTTTCGGTTATTGTTACGATTTCTTTATCCATAGTCTTGTTTGTTTTTTAATTTCACGGTGCAAAGATAAGGAAAAAATCAATACCATCAAAGAATTTTCAGTTATTTAACCAGTTTTTAACATATGTGTTAATTGAATTTAACAAAAGGTACTTATTTAAGTACCCCATATGCATATATACAAACAAAAAAAAATGGACACAGTTTCACAACTATATCCATTTTATCTTTTACCTTGTGCCACTTTCACAAGCTCGTCACACGGTAACACATCTTTCATCTTATCGAGTGTTGTGTTTTTTCATTAATTTTGTTTTTCAGTTTATAAAAATACTCGATAAAAAATCCTTTGCCATCACTCTTTCCTCTAATATAAATATATACAATTTTTTATTAAAATCAAAATTTATTCATATTTTTTTTTAATTTTTTTTTTGTTTATTAAATATACTCCAATACCTCACAGTAGATTTTTTCCCTCTCTTCGTCAGTCAAGACAAGCTCTTCACAGTTCTCGTCTTCGAAAGTATTACCGCACCATACTTCGATGTTACCTTCTTCGTTAACTACGAGACAGTCCACACGAGCACCATTGTGACGAATGCCGAAGTCACTTACAGTGATGCAGTTGTCTTCATATTCTTCAAAAAGGTCGTAAATACAAGTTTCAACACTTCCAATAACGTTACTGTTTTCTTTTTTGATGTTAATACTTTATAGTGTTGCCACACACCATCATTTACACACTGTTGAGCAAGCTCTTCAGCTTCTTCCTTGGTTTTGAACTTCTTTGGGCTAATACACACACCTTGCTTTGCCAAAGCAATCAAGAACCATTTTTTATTTGAATTGTTATTAGTTGTTGCCATACATCTTTGTTTTTTTCTTGGTGCAAAGTTACGAAATTAATAGCATATCAGCAAGAAATAATACTGTATTAACAAATTTTTAACAGTATAGTTAAATCCAAGTTAAAGTACCAGAAATATTTTGTACTCTCACGAAAAAGCCCTATCTTTGCAGCGAGGGAAAGAGCATACAGCTACTTGTCATCAGAAGACACAAAAAAAGCATCGAGCATAATGCCCGATGCAAAAACATTAAAAAACAATAACTATTAACAAAGCTTGTTGTCCCTCCAAGACTCGAACTCGGACTTTCAGACTCAAATTCTGACGTGCTAACCATCTACACCAAGGGACAGTGTTGAATTGCTTTTATAAATATATAAAAAAATAAAATATAAAGCAAATAGAAAAGAAAAAAAAAGTGCCGATGGGAGCCAACGTGCCAAGTGCCGTGCGATAGTGGGGACTTTCTCATATTCATAGGTCCGCACCTTGCAGTGCGTAGGGGCGATTGTTGTAGCTCTCATCGGCTTTTACCCAAGGGCCGACTGTGCGGCATAGTTATGCGGCATTAACTATCCTAACTCATTTATTTTGCCGCTAATAATGAGATTATTGGAACCTTGGTTTCAAGGGGCATTCTCGTGGACTCGATGGCGTAGAAAGGCGCAAGTATCTGCTGTTCGGAGTGGCACAGTGACCGCGTAAAGCGTGTTATAGTTTGTGCAGACTCGGAATAATGTCTCTCGTGGGAACCGCGTAAACATAAACGTGCGGTAAAATGAGACTTACGTAATGCGTTGTAGCACCTTGGATAGGATATAATCGCCTATCCACGAAAATGCCCGAAAATTTATATTTCCTTAGCTTGAATATCGAATTCTATCTTGTCGATGTGCATAACTTGTGCGCTTGTTGAGCTAATATTATACATGCAGTTTGTTCAATGCACCAAGTATAGAAGAAATTAACAGTTTTAATTGGGCTGTCCCCTAATGTGCTGCCTCATAGCTGTAGGATTTACAAGTTACACTTACCTTTAGATTCATTTCTCAATTAATAATTTTGATTTACCCTCAAAGGGGTCGGTCTCTTGCATTCATCGGTATGTCGGTCAGTTAAGTTGTTGATTATTACCGTATATAAAATTATAATAAAATCTATGATTCTACTACATTTTATTTCTTGCTTCAACGAAACACTGCTTTTTAGGAACATAAAGTTCGGCCATCCACAGTTGGTTTCTCCACAAGCGTAAATTCGGTAGTACGGCTACCTATTTTTTATTAGAATATGTGTTAACTGTTACAAACCCCACTGTTTGGTTGGGCTATCACTTTGCCCAATAACTACCCTCTTTGGCGAAGATGCTGTAACGAATCTCGTCCTTACCAAACTTGTGCGGTACTGCGAAAACGCGCTTGCTTTCTACTGCTGCATTAAAACGTCCTTTTGCCATAGTTGTTAGTTGTTTTTATTTGTTTTATTAATTTTGACGATGCAAAGATAGGGTATTTATCGTTACCATCCAAGAAATTTTAGGTCTTTAACATTATTTTAACACTTCGTGAACAATATTCAAACTTGTGACTACTGAATGAGTGTCATTTGTATTATAAGTGTACTCACAATACATAACGTCATTGCCATCAGAATTGGTTATCTTAACAACACATTTGTTTTCATTTGGGTCAAGATTCTCAACAACGATTGACAGATTTTCGCCCAAAACTTTTTTTAAGTTTGCCACTAAAGATTGCGGAAGATAGGAAATAACCATTCCCACACCAATTCCCAAACGATTGAAAATATCTTGTAATACTGTCATACCTTATTTATTATTTATGTTTGCGAATAAATACATAAGATGTAAAAGAAGCTGAAGAACATTGGTCTTTCTTTTCATCTTCAATAATTGGAGATATGTAATAAGCATTATCCATTATCTCAAGTTTTGTTCCATTTGCATTATTTACCAACATAGTTGTTACTGTTTTTTAATTTCGTAACACAAAGATATAATAAATAATAATCAAATCCAAGAAATAACTGTGAAAAAATATTAATGTGAATAGATTTTAACATTTAAGTACCCTATATAATAATGGCTTGACGATTATCGCCAAGCCATCTATCTGCAAGTCAGAAGAGATTAGGCATAGACAAAGGTGATTGACTTGCTTGGGTCATACTCCATCACGTCAGTGCCATCACTTGCCATCTTGAGAAGAGCGTGAATGCCTTTCGTGGTCGCTGTTATATTTTCACCGATACGCTCGTTGAGCTGCTTGATGCCCAAACGTTTGCCATCTTTCGAGCCATAGACCACTTCCTTGCCCTTATACATTGGATTCGCATAGAGCTGCGCTTCAACGCACCCATCAGCTATCTTGTTGATTGCGGTGAGCATATCGTCCATTGCATAGGCAAGCTTCTCGATATAGCCGTAAATGTCCTTGTCTGACTTCTTCGCTATCTTCTCTATTTTAATAGCCGCATCAGTTGCTTTGTGGTGAGCTTCCACAAATTCCTCGAAATGTGGCTGAATATGCTCGTCACGAACGATTGTGCGCCAAATGTTGCCCCACTGCTTGTATCCGTGACGGAAGTAAGCCATATAGCTCTTGGAGAGCTTGAAGCTCGTGTTGATGTTTGCCACTTGCATTGCCAAGAGACGCATAGCGGTGACACTGCGCTTCTTCTTCGCTGCCCTCTTCTCGTCTGCTTCTGCTTCCTTCTTCTTGGCTCTCTTCATTTCCTTGTACTCACGAAGTGATACCTTGCTTCCATCACTCAAATAGATTGTTGTCTCGTCCAAATAATCGGACACACTGAAAGAACGATTCTTTGCCATATTGCTATTGTTTTTAATGTTAGTAATTGTTTTAATTTCACGGTGCAAAGTTACGCATTTTTTTTGACTCAACCAAATTTTTTACAAAAAAAATGATGCCTATTAAGTTTATTTAACAATTGTGTTAAATTCAGGTTAAAGCCATTAAAATATTTTGTACTCTCACAAAAAAGCACTATCTTTGCAGCGAGGGAATTGAGTGTGGTCAGATACTTAATTAAGTACCCTATTTGGCAGCACAAAAAATGGCATCGACTTTCACAAGCCAATGCCATTTTTCTTTTATATTCCTACTGTACCTTTGTGGTAAAGTGCTATTCGTGCGCTCCCTCGGAACAGTAAAAATATAAATAGCTTAAAGTTTCAATTTAGTGCACTGTAGAAACTTTTTTTTCACTAATTTCTATCATCTTCCTCGTCAGACTGCTTATGATAGTCTTCATCATTCTCGGTGCTCCAAACAACCTTGCGCTCTTCTTGGTCATATATTTCAATGTCATCACTGTGAGAGTCACCCCACCAATAATCGGCAACTGCTGAAGCAATAACATCGGCCAAATAATCCGAAGAATATAGAATATCGTCTTCTCGACCGACAATGCGCTGACAATAACGGTCTTGGTCTTGGTACTCATAATCGCGTGTGCGCTTGTTGTAAAACGTCTCATAAGAGTCGCTAATACAAAGCCAATCAATCAACAGTTCGGGGTCGTGCTCGAAAAGGTCATCAAGCTCGGTCTCTTCAATTCCATCGGGGTAATACTCTTCCAAAAGCTCTTGAAGCTTCTTAATTTCGTCCTCGGTGAAAAGGTCATAGACAACTTGTGCGCCACGTGACCACTTAATGTCGGTCAAATTCTTTTCTTTATAGACTTTAATCATATCAGTAGAAATTAAAAGTTAATAATTATTGTTTTGACGGTGCAAAGTTAGTAAAAATATCAATACCACCCAAATATTTCATCAAAAAAATGAATATTATTCACATTATTTAACATATCAGCTATATATGGGTACTTATTTAAGTACCTATTAACAAATGCCCAAACCAAATTGATGGAATGGGCATTTTGTTTAGAATAAGCTAACTGAAAGCCTCATAAGCCACAAGATACCGAAGTATCCTATACATACTGTTGCCACACACACGATAAAGCAACACAGTATGAAAGCCAAGTATTTGGCATAATCGAGCACCTCTTTCATAACAGTACTGTATTAGACTTCAAGCTCCACAAGAGGCACCCAAATTTTGGTGCTGCCTACTCTCTCATTGGGGGTGTGCCAACTGCTTTCATCGGCATCGTTTGGAGTGTCAAAATAATTGCGGTGTGCCACAAAATCCTTCATACGTGCCTTCTTCTCTGCTTCAGTGTGGACACCCATAACATCCCAAATGTCTTCGTCACTCACAGTAAAGTGATTGCCCTTAAGTGGACCGTACACGAGCATCGAGACTTGCGTTGTCTCTTGCTTGTTTGCATCGAGCTTAACCACGATATGCGCGGTAGAGTCATTGTTGGTATTCATACCCACTTTGACAACCTTGAAGAACGTGGTGTGCTTGCCTTGAATGCACTTGAAGAAACTGTATTCAACATACACAGTGCGCACCTCCTTAAACTTTGGATGCTTGTCATAATCATCCTTATTGGCCTTCCACCAAGAATTGGCTGCGGTAGTGGTTGGAAACTCTGCAACTGCATTTGCAGTGCCATCGGTGTAATAAACCTTGATTTGATACATAGCTTTGTTGTTTTTTAATGTTAGTACTATTGTTTAATTTTCACGGTGCAAAGGTACGCATTTTTTTTGAATTGTGCAATAGTTTACCCAAAAAAAATGCATTTTATTAACATCATTTAACATTTGCCCCTATTTCAGCTATAAAAGACTGTTCAGAGCTGTATGCTCTTTCCCTCGCTGCAAAGATAGTGGTTTTTTCAATACAATCCAAATTTTTTGGCAAGAAAATGCATTTCATTTAGATTATTTAACATTTGGCCATATAGATACAAAAAAATGCCCACACTTTTCAGTGTAGGCATTGCAAGCATCTGCCGTGTTACTCTTCGTCTTCAGTGCAGATTTCAATCAACGCGCAAGCGCAAGAAGGAAGAGAAGGCTGTGCTTTGTGATAGACCGCCATCATAAAATCGTCAAAGACACTACGAGCGCGAATGGCATCAATCAAGTGCTCCAAATTCTTGATGCGGAGTGTCTCGATGTCGCGTGTCTCGTCACCCCACTTGATAGTGACGTGCTTTGTCACTTTGTCTTGAGCAAGTGTGTAGTAGTCGGCTTTGTAATGCTCAAACTTTGCAAGCACAACCACTTCGGTGTTATAACTCTTCATCAACTCAACGATAGCGGCAACAAGTGCCATCTTGTAAAGACCTTTGTAAAACATAGTTTTGTTGTTTTAATGTTAGTAACTCTTGTTTAATTTTCACGGTGCAAAGATAGTGCTTTTTTCAATACCATCCAAATTTTTTGCCAATAAAATGCATTTTGTTTAGTTTTTTTAACATTTGGGGCTATAGATACTTATTTTAGTACCCAAATATATAATGAAAAATGCCCCACACTGAAAAGTGTGGGGCATCCTCTGCGTTAGTCGCGCTCGTAGCGCTTATTTCCTTGCCAAATGCGAACGATGTTCGTGACAGTGATGTCCTTGACCTCAACAACCTCTTCGGGAGTCAAGCCATATTCGAGCTGCTTCTTGCAAACTGAATGGCTGCGAAGGAAGGTTTTGATTTCGGCTTCCTCTTCGGGAGTAGCTTCGCGCCCATCAACGAAATACGTGCTTGTTACCTTGCTATTGCCGTTAGATGCGATGCGAAGATAAGTTACTGTGGGGTCGGTGTCCTTCGTGAGGAAATAAGGATAATCGCTCCACGAACGGCCTGTGGGCTTGTCCTCTTCGTAAGGCTTGGATTCTACGTCAATACCCAACTCCTTGGCTCTGCGCTCTATTGTGGAGCTGTAGCCTCTGCCGATAGCGATGTTGTGGTAGTGACTTGCCTTCGTCACACGTCCGTAAAACTTGTTACCCCTCTTGTTCATTGTGGGGACTGTCACAATATCCATCTCTACACCGAAGGTGTTGCGCTTGATGGACTTAACCACCTCTTCTAAAGTCATTTTTGTCATAGCTTTGTTGTTTTAATGTTAGTAGCTGTTGTTTAATTTTCACGGTGCAAAGGTACGCATTTTTTTTGGCACCACCAAATATTTTGCCAAAAAAATGCATTTTATTAACATCATTTAACAGTTCAGCTATATTTCAGCTATATACAAAAATTTCGCGTATAAACGCTTTTTTATTCCAAATGATAAATCTATCCACTGAATAATTAAAATGCAAAATAGAGCCATTTCTGCGCAAATATGGGCATATTTCCGTATATACACGCGTATATGCGTATGCGTGGGCATATATGGGTATATGGATGGGGCATATACCTAACTATTGGGGGCGATGCCTCCCCCACCCTCCCCCTCCTACGCATCCCCTCCCCCCGACCGAGTTTTTGGGGGCTTACCAAACGGCAACGGTTTCTTGAATAAAATTTTCCAGAAATTTTTGTCTTTTTGAGGAAGGGGGTGGGGTGTTTTAATTATTGAGTGGTTTTAAAAAAATTCCAGAAAAATTTTTCTATAATTTTATAGAGCTGATATTATAATTAATTTTGGTATTTTTTTATCGTTTCATATATTTATATAAAAATACATTTATAATATGAAAAATATAATTAGATTAACAGAAAATGACTTACATAGAATAGTAAAGAATGCAGTAACAAGAATATTAACTGAAGGTAATCAATGGATTGGCGATTTTGGTAGAGAGAATTTCAATATGTTGCAACAGAAAGTAAATGATTGTGGTGGGGCGTGTTCATTTTCATTGAATGGTACAGATTTTACGATAACACCTAGCCAAAGAGGTTTTTTAATACAAAGCGGAACTGATTTTGGATATGAATCGTTTCAAATAGATTCTGCGTTGAAAGCTGCTTGGAAATATTATAATGGTGTGAGATAATTATACTATTATGTAAAGTAAAGAATAAATAAGCAACCAATATTTTAATTTATTGGTTGCTTATTTTTTTATCTTTTTCCAAGAGTTTCAAAAGTGATTTAGTTCTTTTGATTGTTTCTTTTGCTGCTTCAGCAAGTGTTTTACCATTGAAATCTTTTTCGTCTTTTTCTTTCTTGCTTGTATATCCTCTGTGTGGATATTGAAAATAATTGTTAAAAAGATTTACATTTGTCAACAGATTCTTGTTGGTAATGCTGAAATTAAAATTGAGTGTTATTTGTTCGTACAGTATTGGCAACTTGTTAATGTGGTTATCGTCTTCAGCACGAACTATGTAACCATGAATCAAATTAACGGTAATTGTATGTTCGTTTATAATCTGTTTGTCTATGCAGATGTTAAATGACGAGTCACCTATCCAACCGTATTCTTCTCCTATTTCAATTGAATCGTAGAACTGATGTGCAAGATTGAATGGTTCTGTTCCGAATACTTCGCAATAGCACATGTAGTATAAGGTTAAAGTATTGAGATAAGAACGTCCATAAAGCCAATTTGTATCTGCGTGTTTTTCGTCAAGTATTACCTCATCTTGATTGACAAAATAGAAAGCATAATACAGTTGGCAATATTTTCCAAAATCATATTTTATCATACTCTTTCTGTAGAATTTGTCATTAGTTGCAAACTTGACAAGACGTTTCTTTTTTGCTGCATCGAGCAGATTGAGGATGTCTTTAATTGTAATTTGAACCATATATGTTTTTATTATTGAATTAAATCATATGTATTCCATCTGATAACACAATCTTTTTCAGATTCGATGGAATAAGAAAGACCAATTTGGTGGAAAACAAAACGTAGGTTTTTTTTCCAATAAGTATCCACAAGAATAATAATAATATGTTTCTGCAATATCCCACAAGCGTGGATAATAGATTTCTTTTTGAAAATTATTTTTTGCCTCATTAACCTTTTGGACAATATCATCTAATAGTTCCTTATATTTTTCCCCATAACGAGTTTCCTTAAAAACTCTGTTTTTAAATTCAATATCTTCCTTTATTAAATTTTCAACATATTCATCGAGTTCTTTTTCTGACAATGACAATAGTTTTGGGTCGATTTCTTTAAAATGATAATCGTCTTTAGGGTTTATAGCCATAGCAAAATTTGCATCATATCTACAGCCATAAATTTTTCCTTTATGGGTAATGAAATAAATCAAATTCTTATAGCGATTGTTAAATTTTGACATTTTTTCTGCGACTTATGCGCATTTTGCTTGGAATTCAGAACCAAGTGCAAGATAAGTTTTTACTTCTTCTTGTGTCATAATATAATTAAAATTTACTTATTATTGTAATAGTATTGTGTGTTTTTGATTGAATTTGTTGGTATAATTTTTGTCAGCACTATTTTATCGGAGATGATTTCACCGTATTCGTTCACGTAATATTGTGTTCCTTTTGGCAAGTATCCTTCTATGAGGTATGCTGTTGCATCTTTAAAGAAATTATCTTTAAGCAGATATGTTGTGATGTTATATATTGATTGGTCTAAGAACGTTACCACTCCAACACTTAACCTCTTTATTCCACCAAATATGCTACCAATTACAAATGGGTTCACCTTGCATTTTGAAGCGTCATAGCTATGAAAACCTTGGTTTCCCCTGTATGTTTTACTTTCTTTATTGTAGGATATATCAATGGTTGTCTGATATTCTTTGTCTAGTATGTAGTTGAATGAGGTATACCAGTAACCGCACAATTGTCCAAATCTCATTTTGCACACCTTAAAGATTTTGACAGTACCGTCAGAGACAAGTGGGATTGGTGGCAATGGTGATGCGTTTTTAGTCCAGCACATGTTGTTATGTTTTTTTTTGTTTTAGAAATATATGAATTCTTCTGATGTTGAAATAACTTCCTTTTGTTCACCCCACAGTAGTGCTACTTGTACATTGCAGCCGCTATCGCAATATTTACAATCTGATGTGATAGATATTTTAAGGTTATCCTTGATTAATTGGATTATTTCTGTTTTACTCATTTGACTATATATTTGTTTGGATTTGTCAGAATATCGTTAAGTTTTTTTTCAGCATCTTCCTTTGTATCGAAGTATGTTCTGTTTACGCTTGTTGTTCCTTTTCTCCATTGAACGAGTTGGCAGTTGTCAAGTTGTTTACCTTTGTAGATACATAGTCCATATTCTGATGTATAGTCACCCCATGTGATGGTCTTGCAGATGAAATACATTGTCTTGGTGTTTATTTTTTCACCGAGGACGTTATAGTTGCTTGTTGTATATTCCTTTACGCTGTAGGTTACTGCTGTTGGATTTTCGTCACCGATTGATTTCCAACTATTGAACCAATCGATTATTTTATTGAAAAAATTTTTCATTTTTTATTTTTGATTTTTTTAAGTATTTCCAATGCCTTTTTGTTTCTCTTGATAGTCATTTTTGTAGACGTGATGATGTCAAATGCTTTATCTGGAAGTGGTGCGATTGTTTCTTCCTTTCCGTTTACAATTATTGTTGTGGTCAATGGGTAGTGTGCTTGATTTGGGTATTCGAATATTGCATCTAAACGCTTGATTTCTTCCAATAAATTTTCATTTTTTGGATTGATTTTAAAGCATTCGGTATATTCTTCGGAGAACATTGGCAAACCAGCGTTACTGTTGCAATAAAGTAATTTTACGGTAATTGTTCCGTTTTCAGACAATTGTTTGTCTGTACATATATTGAATGGGTTTCCGTGCCATCCGTATTCACCGCCTATTTCGATATAGTCGAACAGTTCTTGTGCAAGATTGTATGGTTCTGTACCGAATAATTCAAGATAGCACTTATAGTAAGCGCCTACTGTAACAATATATCGTTTGCCGCACACATATTCTTTTCCTCTGAAATATTCTGTATCTATATGTTTGTGGTCCAATGGTACTTCATTATACACATCGAAGCAGTAATACAGATAGCGGTAATCACCGAAAAAATCGTTTTCTATCCAATCATTCTGCTTGAAGACATCGTTGCTTCCATACTTTACCAAGCCCCTTTCTTTTGCCACATCGAGCAGATTGAGGATTTCATTGATTGTAATCTTAACCATATTCTTTTATGTGTTATATATTTTTTCTTATTGCAAAGATACTGAATATATTTTATATTATCAAGATAATTTTGTTAAAATAGGTTAAAATAAAAAAAGCAACCAATATTTGATTTATATTGGCTGCTTTAATATTAAGCTCTGAAGTCATTTTTATCGAAATGTTGTTGCCCATAGAAGTTGTTAAGGTGTTGCGCTCTTCTTTTTGCTCTTGCTGCGCTTTGTGTTCTTGCCCTTGGTGGTATGAATTCTGCATTTGGCACTTCGTCAACGTAGTCTCCCTTCTTGTCCACGTAGCGTTTCAAGCTTCTGTTGCCGTATTCGTTGTTACGAGGTATATGGTTGCTTGCGAAGTATGTATTCTTATCCTTGTCATATGGATTTGCTGGTTTCATTGTCATTACATCATTGAACAAATCGTATTCTGCGTCCTCATCGTTGTTCACGTCTGCGTAGGTTTGTGCAAGTTGGTCTGCTCTTTGCTTTTGTCCTTTTTCTATCATTTTGTCGTGAGCTGACTTGACTGTTGCATATGAAAGACCTTGGCCGTGAGCTTCGAGTATATCTCTAACGCATTCTTTTATTATATTGGTCAATTGGTTTTCTGTTAATCTGATTCTATTTTTCATAAAATTGCATTTTACAATAAATATAAAATAATTCTATAAAGAAATGAAAATGTATTATATAAAAATGGGGATAGTAACTAAATACTACCTCCATTTTTATTTGTCAGCTTAATTTTAGTTCTAACGCTTGCCTATAGCGCTTGACATATCGAGCATCATATTGGAACCGCTCATAACGGTTGGCACTGTTCCGTTCCACTTCTCAATCCAATCCTCTTGTACGATGAGTGGGCTAAGTGAAGCTGCGATGGTGCGGTTGTAGTATGCTTCAGCGTCTGCCTTAATCTGCATAGCCTCTGCTGCACCCTTTGCTTCTGCGATACGAATCTTTGCCTCTGCTTCAGCCTCCTTGACTTTATTTTCTGCCTTGAGAGCTGACTGTACGGCTGCGTTCTTTTCGTTAATCATCTGTGCGAGTGACTGAGGAGGCGTAATCTGTGATGTGAATTCCTCCACGATGAATCCCTCGTCCATAAGGGATGATTCGAGGCGATTGCGCACGTCACGCTCGAAGTTTGCGCGATTTGACATAAGTGAGTCTGACGTGTACTGATTTGCGCATGTACGGTAAGCTTCGTAGATACAAGTGCGGATGTATCCGTTCTCAAGGTCTTCGATACCCTTACGGTACTTGACAAAGATGTCGCAAGCCTTCTCAGGGTTGATGCGGTAAGCGATTGTCGGGTCCATCGAGAATACTGAAGCGTCCTTTGCGTTGACGTTGAATGCCTCGTAGTTCTTACGCTGAATGAATGTTGGGTATGTGAACACGCTTGTGGTGATTGGGTTATAGAATACCCATCCCTTGCAAGTACCTTCCACTCCACCATAGTCTTGCTCATTAGCTGACCACTTATGGAACTTGATACCGATTTCACCCGAATCGATTACGGAGCAAGAAGCTGCACATAAGCTGATGAGGATAAACGCAATCACTGAAGAAATGATTAACTTAATGTTGCCCATTTTGTTTTAATTTTTTTAAAGGTTTATAATGTTGATTAATTTTAACACTGCAAAGATACGGACTTTTTTTTGTATTTGCAAGTAAATTTTGTTAAAAGAAGTTAACTGTGTTATTTTTTTTAATTATTATTGGAAAGACCTAATTCCTTTTGTAACTTGTAATATAGGTTAAGCTTTGCTTTACGTTCGTTCTCTTCCCACGTTTCTTTATCTGTGATAATATGTTGGAGGTATTCGTCAGACCAAGTTAGCTGATATACTGGGAATCTTACAATAGCTCCGTTGTCACAATGTCCTTCGACAGTATGGTTTCTATGGTTAAAATAATAACGGTTAACTTTGGTAAAGTTGATGTCCTTTTTTGCCAAGTAATATCCTACTCTTTTGCAATTGTTTTGGAAAACAGAATCCATGATTTCATAATCTTCCAAAAAGCCTTCACCCACTGGTATTTCCCATCTTACTTCTGCTTCACTGCAAATTGGTAGAATGGAATATCCAAGCTGATTAAGTATTCTTTGAACTTCATCTGAAGGGTAAGGAATCAAGATTGATTTTTTGCCCAACTTCTTTGCCTCTTGCACTTGTTGTTGAATGTTTTGGATTCTTTCGTCATCATAGAAGATGTTATATTCTTGTGTTGGCATAATCATTTTGTATATTATTTTGTAGGAACCAAAGGTTCGAAATATGTTAAATCTTCTGGATATTCTTTTAAGAAAAGCTCGCACTTTCGTCTTTTAAGAACTGCAATTTGCTGTTCGATTTGGTCAAGCTTATATTGCATAACTTCTGATTTAGGGACAAATTTATAAGTGGCTTGATACTCCTTCAGATATTTATCGAAGAAATAATATCTATGACCGATTGTTAGACAACCCTTTTCATCTACAGCTCCATAGCTTACAACTTTGCAGCCATCTTCAACATAAGTCATTTTGACGTACTTGTACTTTCCTTCCATATGTTTTAAAAATAAATCAATTTAACTGCTGATTCTGAAGACACATTATCTTTTCTTTTTCTAAGTTCGTTCATTTGTTCAAGAATGAATTTCCTTTTATGGTTTTCGACTACAATTCTTGGTACTTCATCAAATCTTGTATCAACAAGTAATTTTTTAAACAACTCGAAATCCAAATGTATATAGTTATAATGAAATATATTTGTTTTTGTATCCAATACGCCAAAACGATAATTGTAAGGCTTATTAGTATTAGATGTCATTTTGTAGAACTTATAGTTGTCTTCTTCCATGCTTAAACGTAATGACTGATATATATTAATTCTTTTGGTTTTTCCGCATAGATTTTTTCTTTTCTTTCTCTAAGCTTATTAAGTTGTTCAAGCAATTTTTTCTGCTTATAAACCATAACTTCGGTTTTTGTAACTTCCTCGAAAGTGTAGTATGGGCTAAATCGTTTATACAAATCAAAATCATAGGAAAAGTTACCTACACACAAACAATTTGTTCTAGTGTTTACCGCACCGTATTTGATTGCTTTTGAGCTTTTATGTGTTATTTTAATGTATTTATATTCGTCTGTCATTTCTTCTTTTGATGAATTGGTGGTACAAAATCACTTATTAAAACCAAGTCTTTTGGCTCTTCATAATCAGTTTGATGTATTCTTGACCTAAGAGCGTTGATTTGGTCAAGGATATATCGTTTTTTATTGTTTAGTACAACAATTTTTGGTACTTCCTAAAACGTTAAACAATCTCGACCGATTTTAGACTTGTATGTATTAAAATTCAGTATTGCGCCAGTTCTCAAGTATATTTGATTGTTTTCATCTACACAACAATAATGAACTTGTTGTGTACATTTGTTAGTAACTTTATAGTATTTAAAATTTTCTACCATTGTCTAATGATTAATTTCTGTATTGCAAAGATACATATTTAATTTAACACTTGAAAGTAAAAAGTGTTAAAAAAACAAAAAAAAGAGAGTAACATTTAAGTTTCTCTCTTTTTTATTTTTTGTTAATCGATATGAAGAACTTTCTTAAACATATCCACGACATCTTCATGACCAGTATGTTTTCCTTTATCCTCACTAATCTTGCAAGTATCGGAGAAGAATGGGTAATTACTGTTCTCTTTGATTGCAAGGAGCTTGATAACGATATTCATTGGTTTGATTTCATCTACGATACCTTTCCAATCGTTTGTCCAAGCTGTTCCTATACCATAACTGATTTTAGGATATTCTTTTCCAATGACTTTCTGGATATGGCAAGCATCATCGATTGACAATGCATTACTGAAGATGATTATCTTTTCCTTTGGGTCGATGCCAAGAGAGCTGTATTTGTCACAAATCTTGTGGAACTGTTCGAAGTTGTCACCACTATCAATTCGAAGTCCATCGAAACAGTTTGCAAAGTCTTTGTTGAAGTTTCGAGCAAAGGCATCGAAGCCGTAGGTATCATACAAGTATGTTCCCAAAGCACCCTTGAATGTATGTCTCCATTTTTCCATTGCAATCTTATTGGCAAGCAGTGGACCATACAGACCAGCGATACCGCTAATCCATTCGTGTGCCATTGTTCCGATTGGTGTGGTGTTGTACTTCATTGCAAGGTAAACGTTAGATGTACCAACGCACTTGCCATTTGTTTGACAAAGTGGTGATAGGAATGTTGGTCTATTTTTGGTTGCATTAAGCATTGCTTTGAGAGCAGTTTCCTCCGTTTCGAAAGAAGAACGTCTTCGAGTGCCGAAATCAGCCCATACGCATCCATTGTCAATCATTTGTGCTGCCTTGACAAACGACTTTGTATAATACTTTTTGTAATCGAATTTTTTGTCAAGTTCAGTAATCTTGTAATAGAGTTCTGAAACGATTGCAAGAACCATTACTTCTAGCAGAACAGTTTCTGCCCACAGACCTTCGAAAATGATATGCAGATGCCCATCTGTATCTTGTGAAACGTTAACAAGGTCGGAATTGAATCGGAAACCACGAAGATAAGTGAAGAACCATTGTGGAAGGTACTTGCACTTTTCCTTCATAAAGTTTATTTCCTCTTCTGTGATTGTCAATGTTTCGAGAGTTTGTATTTCGGCTTTTAAGAATTGGTCAAAATGTTTTGGATAAACTGTTTTGTTCCTATCAACAAACTCGTACCTTACGATTGCATCTGGAAAGTTATCCACGATTGCGCAGCACATTGTAAGTTTGTACAAGTCTGTATCTGTAAAGTGTTTAATAATCATAAAACTATTCTTCTGTTTCTTTGTTAGTTTCTGTTGGTGTAGTTTTCTTACTTTCGTATGGATTGGTAAGGAATTCGAATACTTCCTCCTTGTTGTCGGCAAAATCGAAAGCGTTGTTACTTGAAAGATGGGCTATGATGATGTCTTCAACTTCATCGTTACGGTCTTCTACAGTCCACTCACCGAACGACATATCATCATATACGATATAGCAATTACGGAGAGTAATGGCCATTCTATCGGTGGACTTGATTTCCTTGCCGTGCACACAAACGCATTCTACAGTTTCACCGTCTTCTGTCGTAATCTTGTCAACACTGACGCTGAATACATTGAATGCATTTGCTCCGTGTGGGTATACGTGAGCGAATTTCTTGTTAAGAAGAGCTTCTACTACCTCTTTAATCTTTTCAACTGCCACTTGGGTCTTTGTAATTACTTCTGCCATTTAATTGAATTTTTTAAGTTGTTTTAATTACAATGCAAAGATACACCTTTTTTCATTAAAAAGCAAGAAATAATTTATAAAATATGTTAAAACCCACATATTGCGCATAGCATGCTTTCTATTGGGTTATCAAACTTCATCATATGGTCATTTCGTATTCTACCATCCTCTTGAATGTCATATCTAACGTTTTTATACATTATATAATAACCATTTACACCAGCTTGTGCAATTTGAGCTTGCACATAATATAATTGCAATTCGTTATGAATTATTCCTATGCATTCATTTTCTGGTGAAAATACTTTCATAGTGAAATTCTGTATTTGTTTGGTTGGTAATACATTAATTGCCATAATTTCTAATGTTCACAAATAAAATAAAACTTGTTGTTACAAAAGGGGCAAGTGAAGACTTCTTTCCATCTCATTGTTACGCCATACTTACCATCTTCAACTTTTTCTACGTCTTGTATTTCTACAGACAAGTCATTATAGTTTTTCAAATAAGAATCTACATTTTCCCCACAATGCGGACATAATGGGGAATAATCTTTATCGTGTAATATTTCTTTCATCAGTCATTAATTTTTTTGCGCATAACATCACCATTTGTGTCAGTAATGTATATGTATTTATTCTTTTCAGATGGAAGAGAATTGCTGATAGACCATTCTGAATCGTTTTCGCTTACCAATAAGATGGAACCGTCAGACCATTTGCACCTATAATACTTTCCATCATATCCAACTATCATTACAGTATGTTTACCGTCAGTGATTGCATCACCTATTTTAAATTTCATATCTCATTATAACCTTTTATTATTTTAAGATTTGGGTTAAAAAACACATTTCCAATCACATGATAAGCAAAATCCCTAATCCAATCGCCAACTATTGTTTCTACAAATTCAAACGAATTATGATAATCAGAAGCAGTTGACATAATTTTGTGATTGTTATCCAAGAATATCTCTTGTCTTACTGGTGCTCTGTCTGAACACAATCCATCACCATTATAATTCGATTCTAAAACGTCACCAACATAAATTGGTGTTCCAATGCAATCATAAATACCAGTAAACTGTCTGCAATCATATTTATATGGAATATACATAATTTTATGATTTTAAGTGTTCTATACTGTAGTTAGTATATACATTTTTATTTTCAAACAGAAAAAAACACCTTGGATTTTTTATTCCAAAGTATTTTTTAATCCAATCAATTTACCCAAACTTCTTCATCGTAGGAATCTTTTTCGATTGCGTTTCTGTAGAATTCGATTTCATCAATAGAAACTGGTTTATAGTTGTTAGCATCGACACCAACATCGTAACCGAATGGTTTACAGCAAATAGTCATAATTATTTTCTTGTATATTTTTTTTCAATGTGATACATATTTTTAGTTGCCTTAAGAGCAAGCCCATCTTCTATAAGGTTTTCTGTATCAAAGAAGTTAGAAAGAAGAAAGGCATCGGCTTTTCTTGTATATTTAGCAAAAACAAATGGAGAATTCTTCTCTGCATAATCATCATCCTCATGTTCGAGTTCAAAGATTGGCTGATTGAGTAAATCAGCAAATATATCCTTTTCAACTTGCATCATTGACTCTGGTTGACGCAAATATGGTTTGATTTCTGATACGTAGGCTTGAATAGCTCCTTTGTCATCAATTGGCTTGAAATTAAACAAAAAATTACCGTCACCATCATCAAACCCACCTATGAGTTCTAGTGGTTGTGTATAACCGTCTACCTTGCACTTTACGTGATAGGGGGCTAATGCACATAAAACAGTAAACATTTTAAATTTTTGTTCGTTTGTCATAATTATTTTTTTTAATTAAGTATTTAATGTTGGTTGTACAATAACACCATCTTTAATTAATTTAATGGAAATAGGCTCTTGCATACAAATATCAAAATCGTCTTTGTAATATTCATTGAATACACTGATAGCTGATGTTAGACTATCTGCGGCAACAGCAACCTTTTTACACAATTCACTGTGCTCTATTTCATATAAGTTCATCGTATCCATTTTTTTCTCTTTCTAAACGTAATAATGTCCATAAATCTCTTCGCGCATGGCTCATTTCCCAAGGATAGTCGGTTAAGTTTCCATGTATATCCATAAAGATTTTAATAGTTTCGTTTCCAATAACGTCATTTGAATCTCTATGACCAACAAAATAGAAATCGTTAAGAATACTAATGTCGTGAGCTTTATGAATATATTTTACAACGTTAACCCTAAACTTATTGACTTGCTCTGCTGTCAAATCTCCAACAAATTCATCATTAACAAATAATTTGATTGTATTGTTTTCTACTTGTGGAATTTGAAGAGCAGTTTCTTTCTCTGTCATATTCAATTTTGTTTTAATTGTACATTCCTTCTTTAGCTTTAAGAGCGTAGCCTTTCAAAATTAGACCATTAAAATCAATATGATGATAATTTAGAAAGTCAAATATTGCTGAATTTGGAACTTTTGTTCCATCTTCAAGGTGGGCATAAATGTCAAAAGAGTAATATTCCTCACATTCCTCGTCTGTCATATCTTCCATTGGGCGAAGATATGGTTTTATATCCTCAAGGTCATGCCAGTGATGACCACTATCAACAATAACAAAGTCATCTTCTATAGTAAAAGCACCAATAATTGTAGAATTTGATTCATAATGAGTAATTGTTTCATCATTCAAATCATTTACGTTAGTAATATTGAAAGATAACTTTATCTTTGTGTTTGTACCAACTCTAGCAGCTAAATCACTGAATATTAATCTTTTTTCCACTAGCGCCAAAGGATAGATGTCTCTGACATCAAGAATTCTTCTCTCAACAATGTTTTCCCTTGGGAATATGTATTCAAACTCGTTGAGAATCTTATACCTTGATACAGTAAACTCGTTAATTGTAAAGCCATTAGATACAAGTTCCTCCAAATCTCTTTTTGAGAACCACTTCTGTAGTGTTTCTTTGGATGGTGCACTTGCAAACCATCTTGTTCCCTCTTCTCCGTAGATTGGGTCGAATTCCATTGGCAAATCACGGCATTTACCGTCTGTCAACATGTCGAACAAAGGTTCCCATGTGCCATCGAACTTACGCCACAATCCTTTTTCTTGTTGGGTGTGCTCAACCCTATATACTTTAATATTGCCCATCATAACTCTATAGTACCTAATTCAAATTTATCTTTGTTTATTTTTTGCATATTCACTATATTTATTTGAAATTTTGTGCCAAAATTCATATCCATCTTCTGTACACGAGAAAAAAAATGCGGTTTCAATCAAATCTATTCTGTCTAAATGTACTATAACATACATAGCCCAATTAACCCAGTTGTAAAATCTAATGTGGTGGCTCTTAAAGAAAGCGTTGAAATATTTCTCATAAACTCCGTTATCTTTCAAGAATCGTAAAAAGTCAATTAGTGTTTTATTCATTATATACTTGTTTTAAATCAACTAAAATTTTATACCAAAAATCATATCCCTCATTTGAAGAAGCAAATGTAAATGCCCCTCCAAGAATATAATTTTTAGGTATTGTAAAATTAGACAATCTACGCTCAGCCCAATTCAGCCAATATTTTGTTTTGTCTTGATTACCTATCATTCTATATGAAAAAAAATTTTCAAAATAAGCATTATACGCTGAATGGTCTTTTAACACCCTTAAAAACTGCTTTATTGTTTCATTCATAATTTAATTTTATCAAGTTCGCTTACAATATCCCACCAAAATTCTGAACCTTCTTCGGAAAATGAAAAACTGAATGCACCACTAACAAGCATAGAAATTTCTCTACCAAATACTTCACCATTTAAGCACATATTAGCCCAATATTTCCAATATGTATATGGGTCAACATCATCTATTTGACGGCTTGAAAAGAAATTGTTGAAATATTTCTCATAAGCCCCCTTATTTTTCAATATTCTGAAAAAGAGCTGTATATTTTTTTCGTTCATATTGCAAATATATTAAAAAAAAAAGTAATATACAATGATAAACAGTTAAATTATGTTAAATGGCAACAATTCGTATTTTTTACCAACTGTTGCCATAATTTTAGACTATCTTAAACGTTTCTGTATCAAGTATATATGCTGCTGCATTGTCAAGCATTTTGCAGTTACCGAATTCCATTATATCACCATATGCTACTTTGTAGTCTTTATCATAATAAGCTTGTATAGTGTGGCCGAATACTTGCTTGATGTTTCTGATTTTATTGTCTTCTTTAGCTACATCTTCTTGCGTTTCGTGTACGTCTGCCCAAATGCAAGAGCTGAAAGCATCATATCCACCTCTGTAGAACGATACCATATAAAACAATTCCATTCCATTTGGACTGTTTGGCAATTCATTTAATGTAGTGCTGATTAAGTTAATGTCTATTTCTTTATCGCCAAATACTTTGTTATACCAAGAACTATTGATTCCTGCGTGGGTAAACAATATATCATCAGCAACGAATGAAATATTGAATAAATTAAGCTTCTCTACAAACAATGAATGGATTTCATCATGATGTTCTTTAGAATGCCTACTATGATAATATGACAGATTATAATAGCTGTCATATACATATGGGAAATCGTGGTTTCCAAGCAGAAGCACTACTTTTTCCATATTTTCTTGCTTGAATGCTATAATCTGTTTGAAAATATCGATTGCAGTCAAAACATCTATATGCTCAAAGTCATATGGGTCTAAATAGTCACCAAGGAATATAACCTTGTCATATTGAGATATATCTTCACACGGCTTTTTCCAAAAATCTCTACCGTGAACATCTGGTATTACTAAAATTTTCATATCTTAAAAATTGTAAATATATCGATATTATATAAAAAAAATATTAGAATAAAAAAAAATTACTATTATATTATATTTTAATTTAGTTCTAAAATACCTTATATTTATTATTATAAATATAAAATTATGGAGATAACTAATAGTATTGTCAAGAATTGTTTAACTGAATATGTACAAGATAGGTTTCAATTATTGACTGAAGACCAAAAAAGAACAATTCGCAACAAAATAACAAGGGGTGTTTCATCAAGAGTACCTCATCGTGTCGATGATACCAAAATGATTGAGAAATTGGTTGATGATATATGGAATACATATGTTCTTCACCCACTTCACGATGGGGTTCATCATAGGCAAAATGATGAAATCACTATAATCAATCAGAACATTGAAAGATTGATTCCATATGTTATAAAACAAAAAAGTGATAATGAATCTGAAAATGTTACTTACTATATTACAACAAATCCAAGAATTCGTAACAGTTGGGAGAACTTGATACAATCACAAAGGCAGAACAGAAATGTAACTTTGTGGGGAAACGATGGTGGAGATTTGACTTATTGGGATGTAAACAAACGTTATAATGATGCTGTAAATTCTGCTAAAAACACTAAAATTGAAGGCAAGTACCATTACTCTGTTTACAAGGTAGAAAACTACGATACACCAATTGAAGGGTTGGGAATGACAGTTAGTGAACTTGGACAGTATACTGGAGGAAAAGGCTCGCTAAAATGTGTTCCGTTGTGCTATACACAATCTCTAAATACGTATAACAATTACACAAAAGGCAATGAATACAACATGTATGCTCTACTGCGTGACGGTTGGCAGAATGAACCATGCAAAATGACAGAAGGTTATCCATTGGACAGCTATGGTTTGTCAATACTATTTGTAATTGTAGACCCTAATGGAAACATTGCATACAACAATGTAAGATGGAATCACGGACCAAAGGGGTATCCAAGAAGTGTTGACAATATATTCACTTATAAGGAATTGGCAGAAATTGTTGGTAGCGATGTAATGGAACAAATTAACACTACTGCTGATGTGGACCAATCGTTACGTTTTACATATGAGGTTGAAACTAAACTTAAAGAAGGTCAAGATATTAACGACATATTTATGTCTAAAGGTACAGAACGCTGTGGTTATATACCAGTTTGTTATATGCATAAATGGAATTTTCTTGATTCTTCAAAGTCTTTGTTATGTGACGAATGGTTCGATGGTGTTGGTAGTTTTCATCCAAATGGTTTTAGTTATGTCTATAAAAGCAACTTATATAACTTTATTGATTTTAATGGAGAACTTGTTTGGGATAGACCGCTTGAAGAATGGTTTAATCACATTGATTCGTGGTCATTTGATGTTTATGGCTTGTGTAGGGTTATGAAAGACTATCATTATAATTGGTTAAAGACTGATGGTACACTATTATTTAATAACCAACAACAAGAATGGCTAGATAGAGCTAGTGATTTTCATAATCAAATTGCTTATATAAAATTACATGGTAAATACAATTATATTAGAACTGATGGTTCATTGGTTTGGGATTATGATGACACACAATATTGGTTTGATGATGTTGCTGATAAAGGTTTTAATAACTCCAATGTTGCTATGGTAACAATTGACAGATTGGTTAATTTATTGAAAACAGATGGAACACTAGTTTGGAATAAACCACCTGAATTATGGTTTAATCACATTGTTGCTAATGATAGTAACAAAGATATATACCAAGTAGAACGTTCCAATAAATATAATTTCTTAAGAATGGATGGTACATTGGTTTGGCAGAAACCTTTTAATGAATGGTTTACATCAATTGGAGCATTCTATAATGGTTTGGCAAAAGTAACTACATCATTTGGTGAAACATATAATTTTATTAAAATGGACGGAACATTGCTGTTTGACGAAACAGATGATACAAAACATTTTGATAAAATTGGTAATTTCGCTAGTGGACCAGCATTTGTTTGCATAAATAATAAATATAATTTCATTAGAGAAGACGGAACTTATATTTGGGATAAACCAATAGGGCAATGGTTTGATAGTGTTAGCGAATATTTTAGAGAAGGTTTTGCTTGTGTGCGCAAGAAAGGAGTTGCAAATTTTATATCTACAGAAGGAAAGTTGTTATGGAAGAAACCATTAAAAGATTGGTTCAGTGGTGTAGACCCTTTTTATCAAGGGATAGCACAAGTACGAAAGAATGGCAAAAATAATTACATACGAACAAACGGGAAATTAGTTTTGAATAAACCATTTGATGAGTGGTTTTTCTGGATGGGTAAGGTTATAAATAGCCCTAATATATTTATTGTAAGAGATGCAATGAGATATAACTATATTAAAGATGGTGAATTGTTATATAACCAACCGCATACAAAATGGTTTACTGATATAAGCAGAATGCTTGATAAAATCAATGATAATATATCTGGCTTCCTTGTACAAAAGGGATATAGGCACAATTTCTTGAAACTTGATGGAACACTTCTCAATAGCAGTTTCGTAAGTAAAAGTGAATTAGAATCTATAATTCGAAGAATAAAACATCAATCGTCCAATATACAAGAATCCTTAAGGGAATATGTAACTAAAAATTTACAACTTCTTACTGAAGACCAGAAGAAGACAATTCGTAACAAGATTGCAAGAGGTATTGTTTCAATGACTAATCTTGATGTAAACAGTACAGAAGTACAATCGTTAGTAGATAATGTTTGGAACATTTACGTTGTACACCCAATTGAAGGCGAAAAGCGTCAGAATGACGAGATTACTGTAATTAATCAGAACATTGAAAGATTAGTACCGTATGTATTGAAGCAAAATGATTCTGAAAATTACTTTATAAGCAGCAATCCAAGGATTCGTAAAAGTTGGGAAAACTTGATACAAACCCAAAGGCAGAACAGACAAACCAATATATGGCAAGACAATGATAATTTGCTTTATTGGAACACAAATAAAAAGTATAATGATGCAATAAATGCAGCAACAAGTGAAGAAATTAAAGGCAAGTATCATTATAGTGTGTATAAGATAGAAGATTACAATACACCAATTGAAGGCTTGGGAATGACTGTTACAGAACTTGGCAAGTATACTGGTGGACAAGGCGCAGTTCCTTTGTGTTATACACAATCTCAAGGTACATATAACAGTTATACTGAAAACAATCAATTTAATATGTATGCTGTGTTGCGTGATGGATGGCAGAATGAACCTTGTGAGATTGAAGAAGATTATCCATTGGATAGCTACGGTTTATCAATGATATTTGTAATTATTGATGAAAATGGAAAGATTGAATACAGTAATGTTAGATGGAATCACGGACCAAGAAATTACAAAAGAAGTGTTGACAACATATTCTCGTACAATGAATTGAGGGATATTGTTGGAAGTAATGTAATTAAGCAAGTTGGGGCAAATGTAGAAATAGACACATCGTTACAATTGACATATGAGGTAGAGAAAAAGTTGAAACAAGACTTATCTATTTACCAAATATTTGGTAATGTTGGCTTTTTTAATGACGGTTTGGCAAAGGTTTTCTATTCTGGTTTATACAATTACATAGATTCATCTGGAGACTTACTAACTGATGAATGGTTTGACTTTTGTTCTCCATTTCAAAATGGGCTTGCTGTGGTACGAAAAGGACATAAGGCAAATTATATAAAGACAGACGGTACTTATTTATACAACACAGATAATACTGATGATTGGTTTACTATGGCAAGTTATTTTGATGAAAATGGTTCTGCTATCGTTGGAAAGAATCATAAATACAATTTTATTCTAAAAGATGGTACATTCATTTGGAAAGGTGAATGGTTTGATTGGGTTGGTGATTTTATTAATGATATTGCTCTAGTTAAAAAAGATAACAAAGCTAATTTTTTAAGATTTGATGGTACATTAGTTTGGAATTATGAAAATACAAATGATTGGTTTAATGATGCTACTAATTTTAGTGCGGATTATCATGTCTCATTGGTTCAAAAAAATGGTAAATTTAATTATTTGAAGACTGATGGTACATTTGTTTGGAATTATCTTGACACAAAGAAATGGTTTGATGGTTCTTATCATTTTTTTGATGGTATAGCTCAAGTTAAAGTCAACTATAAACATGAAGAAAAATGGAACTACCTCAAACTAGATGGAACTTTTTTATGGAAGAAGCCACTAAAACAGTGGTTTGATAATGCTTATAGGTTTGATGAAGGTGTTGGTATAATAGAATATAAAGGCAAAAAAAATTGGTTAACAGCCAAAGGTGAAATATTTTGTCAAGATATGTGGTTTGATGGGGTTGGAACATTTCACGAAGGGATTACTAAAGTAGAAATAAACGGTAAATTTAACTTTTTAAATAGTAATGCTAAGTTATTGTGGGGGTCTTACGATGACACAACAGATTGGTTTGATTACGTTGATAGGATTGAGCAAGGGTATGCTAAAGTAAGAAAACAAGGACGTTGGAACATATTACGACCAGATGGTAAATTATTGTGGGATTATTCAAATCCTCAAGATTGGTTTAATAATATTGGACCACTTGATAAAGAAGAAATAATATCTGTTTCAAAAGATGGTAAAAGTAATTATTTAAATCTTCAAGGTAAACTTCTAAACCAAAATTGGTTTGATAGTTGTTTTGTATTTGAGAATGGAGTTGGTAAAGTTCAAAAAGACCAACACATGAATCTAATCAGAAAAGATGGCACATTTGTATGGAACAGACCATTGAAAGATTGGTTTATTTTCATTGGCGAAGTAGACGATTTTGGTTGTGCAGAGGTATACACACATTATCAAGGTGCAACTGTTGGTAACGTATTGAAAATAGAAGATGGTACGTTACTGTGGAAGAAAAGTCCAAAATTCTGGTTTCGTTACATTGACGTTAATGAGATATTACCAAATGGTGTAAAAGGTTATAGAGTCTCAAAGGCAATAAAGACTATGATGAAATATAACTTCTTAAAGTTAGATGGTACTCTTCTTTTCAAAACATTTTTATCTGTTCACAGCTATAAGTTGGCAATGAATGCTTTAAGTAATAATGATAATCAAATAATACAAGAATCTTTACGAGAATATGTTAAAGATAAGTCGTTGTTGGCTGAAGCCGATTCACGAATTAAGGGAACTAGAAACACAATTAAAAGGGGTATTGCTGCAATAACCAAACTTGACATTAATGACCCTATTGTAGAAAACTTGACAAATGATGTTTGGAATACTTATGTTGTTCATCCTATCGCAAATGAAAATCGTCAGCTTGACGAATATATTGCCATTAGGAATAATGCTGACAGACTTCTTATGTACGCTGTAAAACAGAACCAAGATGGTACATATTACATAACAAAAAATCCACGTTTGAAAAATGGCTTTGAGAATCTTATTCAAGCACAAAGGAAAGATAATACAAAACAAATACTTGATAATAATGCAAATTTGTTCCAATGGTATAACACACAGAAATACAATCAAGCATTGGAAAACTTACAAGCCAATAGTAAAAAAATACAAGAAGGCAAATATAGTTACAAAGCATATCCAATCACTGATTTTTATGATAACATTAAAGGCTTGGGAATGACTGTTGAAGACCTTGGGGAGTGGACTGGTAGTGAAGAAGCTGTCGAATTGTGCTATACTCAATCTGAAGATACGTATAACCAATATACACACGGCAACAAATACAATATGTATGCTTTATTGCGCCAAGGTTGGCAAGACGAGCCTTGTGAGAAAGGAGAAGGTTATCCTTATGACAGCTACGGTCTTTCTATGATATTCGTAATTATCGATTATAATGGTGATATAGCTACAAGTAATGTTAGATGGAATCACGGTGACAATTCTTATTCTAATGTAGATAATATGTTCACCTATTCTAAATTAGTACAAATTGTTGGTTCTAACATACTTAATAAAATACATTGTACATATAATGATGACATAACTCGTAATATGTCACTTATAGTAAGACTTGAAAAAGCTTTAAGCAATATTGATGCAACTGATGTTGATTCATTTTGCGATGCTTTCGATAACATTTCACGCCAATATGAAGATTTGGAAAATGTTGAGCTATTTACTCTTGGAAGTGATAGGCTAATAACCGTAGAATATGAAGAAACATATGCAAATATATATGATATAAAAGAGAAGCATTTTATTTCCGATGAATGGTTTTCTAGTATTTCGAATTATTCATGCGGCTATAGTACAGTACAATTCTTAAATGATGGAACATGGAATTTTATTGATGAAGAAGGCAATTTTTTAAATGACAAGCGTTATGACCACTGTTATGATTTTGACAACGGATACGCTGTTGTTAAAAATAATCAAGAAATGTATGAAGTAATAAATATAAAAGGTGAATCATTATTTACCACAGATAGACGAGTCAGGTTTATTGGAGAAGAACGTGTAGCTTATGAAGACATTAATTATTCTTTATTATTGGATATGCGCGGTAAAAAAGTAGTTGACACATATTTTGATTATATTGGTTATTTTTACTGCGAAGGATATATTACAGTAAGTGTTGATAATAGAGTTAATTTTATAGACGCAAATGGAAAATATTTATCAGACGTTTGGTATCTTGATGTTGAAAGACCATTTTCAAACGGCTGTGCTATAGTTAAATATGATAATGGTATGATAAATATGATTAATAAAAAATGTCAAAAGCTACTTAAAGAAGATGCTATAAGATGGAAAACAATGTATGATTATGTATATGAGAATGTATTGTACTATATATTTGATTTAGGCAGTCGTATTAAAGAATTTGTAAAAACAAACGGTCAAATTATATGTGATGCTCTAACTTTTAGTGATTCAAATAAACTTAGGAGGTTAAAAATACAATTTTTAGATTATAGTTGGAACTATTTAAAAGATGATGGTACAATGTTATTACCATATAATTGTTATGAAATTTCAAATTTCTATGAGCATGATTATATTCAAGATATAAAGTTTGCAATTATCAAAAAAGAACCAAGTAAAGAATGTATTATTGATGTAAACGGAAATGAAATGACAGAAGAATATATATCAATGTATCCTTTAACAAGAACTGAAAACTATGTTGCTTTAGGTGTAAAAGGTCCAGATGATGGTTACAAAATTGATTATCAGTTTAACGCAATACCAATAAGTAAGGATGAATTTGTTAAGATGATAATGGATAATTAAAAAGTGAACTATATACTTGTTGACACCGAAAAATTATTTATGCAAAATTTAAAAAATTGGCACCAGTTAGGTAAAAAAATCTGACTGATGCCATTTTTTTGTATATTCTAAAATATTTATAGATAAATAATGGAGATAGAGTAAAATCTGATTTTGCTCAGACTATTTTTTTTTTAATTGAATTAAAATCATTATATTATGTTATATCTAAAATTATTTCAAACGGAACAAGAAAGACAAGCGTGTACAGAGACACAAGAATATGTGTCTTATACAAAAGAAAGTGATAAGGTGAATATACACCCAAAAGCATTATTCTGTAAATTAACACTTAACAATGGTGAAGTGGTTGAAATTGAAGGTAGTGGAGAATTAACATATGCTATGACAATACCATATACAGCAACAACAGTCAGTGTTGAAATTGGTGACATATGTACAAGTATTAGTTATAGTGTTTTCTATGGTTGTAGTGGATTAACAAGTGTAACAATAGGAAATAGTGTTACAAGTATTGGTTATGCTGCTTTCCGTAATTGTAGTGGTTTAACAAGTTTAGATTTAGGCAATGGTGTTACAAGTATTGGTAGGGAGGCTTTCTATGGTTGTAAATCATTAACAAGTATAACGATACCAGATAGTGTTACAAGTATTGGTGAGGGTGCTTTCGAAGATTGTAATCCATTAACAAGTGTAACAATAGGAAATAGTGTTACAAGTATTGGTGCTACTGCTTTCTATAATTGTAATAATTTAACTAGTATTACCTCATTAGCAACAACAGCACCATCAATTTCAAATAATACATTCCGATATGTAAAAACAAGTGGTACATTATATGTTCCACAAGGTAGTAGTGGATATGATACTTGGATGCAGAATGCAGACTATTATTTAGGAAAATATAATTGGACTAAGGTAGAGCAATAATATTTTTTTTATTCAGCAAATGATATAGACCCAGAAGACAATGATACTCCACTTTAATTAATGATATGCAATTTTGCACTAGTTAAGTAAATTAAAAGCAATAAAAGCCAAATACAAGCAATATACTGCAAGTATTTGGCTTTATTTGTATAATTATTCAAATTTTCAATTCAATGTCTACAAATATATAATTCAAAGAAAATTTGGCATCAGTTGGTAATTAATTTACCAAACTGGTGCCAAATTGTATATCATTGCCTATTTTTTAATTGCATTCTGTTCATTACATAAACAGCCTCTTCTTCACAGTCGAATTCCAAGCTTTGCTCGAACCATAATGAGGTATATCCAAAAAAGTAGTTGCAAGCGATAACATATCGAGTTTTGCCATTTCTTTGCTTTTTGATTATTTTATACCTTTTAGCAAAACTTGCATATTCACCGTTTGTCTGTATAGCGTGATAGTGCAAATATAATGCAATAAAAGGTGATAAAAGAAGCATCCCTAAAATAAATCCCATAGTAGTAATTTTTTTTTACGATGCAAATATAGCAATATTAATTGATATTAGCAATTTTTTTTAGTTAAAAATCGTTAATAGTGCTTTCCATCATTTCTATATCCACCTCACCTTTATCTATACGCTTGCTTTCCAACAAGAAGAAAGCCTCTGTTTTAAGCTTGAACGCTTCTTTTATTTCATCGCCAACGATTCTCAATACAAAGCCTTCACGAGGTACTTTATTATGACAGAGAGGTTCATTCTTTTCCATAAAGAATCTTTTTTCCTTACCAAGAAGTTCAAGTACATTTTCATTCCAATGATTTTTGGTATCAACTTCTGGATAAAAATCAGCCAACTTGCCACGGAAAAGCACGTCAAGTACGAAAAGCCTGTCAGCAATTTCTGGGCGTTCATTCATTAGATTCTTTGTCCAATTTATCACTTCATCAACTTCCCATTCTTTTTTAGAGCCATCTTCGTTAGTTGTTGTTATTCTATATGGCATAAATTTGTTATGACCAACTTCACATCCATAATCGTAATTTCCAGTAGCAAACATTTTTTGCAAGCCAGTTTCATAACCAAAAATTTCGCCATAAACGGTCATACCTTCTTGTATAGCCCCTTTCAATATCTCGTTATATTCAGCCCATACGTCTGTTTTATAATAACATTCTGTGCTATTTTCGTTGATATATTGGTTTCTAATTTGGTGTCTAGATGAATATATGGTATCATATACATATTCTATCTTTTGGAATTTGATAGGCAATGAATGGCAAACCTTATTCACTATGTTGGTTAGCCAACCAAATGGTGTACTATATTGCTTTGGTCTTTTTGTTAGAACATTTGCAAATATGGCAGAAGTGCCATGTATTTTAGTAGTAATAATTACTTCAGTATCTGGTTTAATCAAATTAAAATTCTTCTTAAGTGGCTGTGTGTCATAATGAAAGAAGAATTGACCTGGAATCATTCGGTCATATCGTTTGATTTTATTTTGGCTCCACGTATATTCTCGTACAATTCTTTTTTTCGGTGGTATATATGGAACATATGCTTTGATAAACAATTCACCATTGACAGTATCAAAGTCGTAACCGATATAATCCTTCAAATTGATATTAACTATTTCTGGGCAAAACTTTTCCATTGTTTCTATACTAAACAAGAAACCGCTAGAAGCAACACCTCTAAGTCTAATCATTTTTACTCTTCGGTGTTTGGTAAAAAAACCAGTGTTTTCTTTAATCAACGATTCCAATCTTGAAACTTCTTCCAAATCTTGATTTGTTTTTGCCAATTGAAGCTGTGTAAGGAGTTTACCTACTTGAACAGCATTTGCGTTCTTGTCGAATTCGCTTTGTTCAAACAGATTATTTACTGACAAGAACCGTTCATTCAATTGTGTTTCATTTTCAGCATAGAACATCAAATCACCTTGCTTTACCAAATCTCGTCTGACTACAATTGTTTGCCCGTTTACTTTTGTTGATGCAAGAAAATCAGAATTTGGTATAGGTTCAATCTCGCCAACCTCAATGATTGACGCACAGTATTCGTGGTTTATATGTTCTGATTGTTCTAGTATTTTCATAGTAAGCTATTCTAATTTTTGGCATTCTTCTTCAGAGTACAAAGAATGCAGTTTATTAATCCACCAAGCGGTTTTGACTTTAACTGATGGTCGTTGTTGACCTTTCATTAATGTTGAACGTTTGAAAACAACACCTTCCTTGATATTAAGTGGGTTGCCAATATCGGTTATTTTTTGTATTTGTGAAATTATGTCATAATCTAAAGACCCAACATATACAAGTTGAGCCACTTCAATTCCACAATCAGAAAACAATTTCCAAAAAATATTTGGTTCTATATATCCTTTCTTTTTCAAGAAAACATCAATTAGAGCCAAATGCATATCATCACCTTCGACATGTTTACCAGCAAAAGATTGCTCACCATACCATTCAAAAAAGAATGTTATTTCGTCAATGCCGTTAAACACACCTTTTTTCTTTGAATTTTCAGCAATAATATTTTCAAGTATTTCTCCGTATTTAGATGCTTTGAAAAATTTTACTGCGTCTCCAAGCTGTTCGCTGTTTTCATCTACTGTAACTGTTCTTGAGCCATAATTAGCCCATTGCTTCTTTTTACAATTATATGCCGCACAAAAATTTTGCCCGTCCAACTTATTAAAACCCCAAACAGTTTCACCTTTCAGTGTACCATCGTCTTGTATTCTAGGAATACTGTTATAATGTTTCATATGAATTAACCTTAAGTAGCGTGTTTAAAGAATTTACGGATTACTATCCAATACGTGCACACTAAAGTGAATACAGAAATCCCATGCTCAACATAAATGAATTTAATGTCTTCGTTAGAAAAATCCTTGCAAATCAAATTACGGATTATTACTAAAGCAAAGCACACAATATACATTACAAATAAAAATATTTGTTGCCAAGGTTTAATACTCATATTTATTATTATTTTGTTCTTATTATTCGTCACTGCCAATATATTTGCATAAACAAATAAAGGCAATTATTAAAATTACAGTCCACATACTATTTCTATTTTAAGGCCACGTCCATGATTTAACATATCAATGAACTCTTGAATGGAAATTTCCTTTATTTCTGTATATGATTCACTATGATTTCGTTTGCAAGACAAACAGCATCTGTCACATTCTATTATTGTACCGAAAGGCATACAATCATAATAAGTAATTTTAACTGTCTTTTGTATTGAAAATTACAGCTCTATCAATCAATAGTGTGGAATCGTCAGTAGAAAAGACTTGTTTACCATTAAAGAAATGTTCACATCCAAGTTCGCTGATGGATATTATTTTCCTTTGGGCAGAAATTCCATAATCAGAATTAGATAGATTATTTTCTAGCATTTTCGCAGCATTATCAAACGAATTGGATACAACATAAAATGTACCCAATCCATTTGTTGTTATTCTATACAATTTAATATCACTCATCATTTAAAATTCTTCCAGTTTTCAAAACTCATCATAATAAAATAATATTTATCGAATGGCTTTATTTGAAACCATACGCGATTATTACTATTATTGCCTTGGATAAAATATGCCCCATATATCTTATTATTAACATCTATAACAGAATCTTCATTAATTTTATCACATCCGCAACATTGATAATTTGGATGAAAAGTAAAATAATCAACAAGAAAATTGAAATTTTCCTTAATGGTTTCAGCGTTATAACTATCGTGGTCAGTCACCCACAACTTGTAAACCTTTCCGCTTATAGTGTCAATATATACGTTTACATTATGATATAAGTAATTACCAAAAAAGTATTCACGATTATTAATATGTTTTGGAACAAAACCTTTTTGGCATAGCTGTTCCTTGACAGTTTCATAAGAGCCATCAATTTGGATACCATTGAATGTGGTTATATTTTGGCTAAATGAAACTATAGTACAGAATAAAAATGTTAATAATAAGAATATGTGTTTCATTTAAATTACCGATTTATGCATTAACTGGATAATCTTCTCTCCAATACTTTGTAGATTCAGATGTTTCTTCAACTTCTTTGTCTGAATTCATATATTCAACAAATTTACCTTCATCGAAACCAAAACTAAAATTACTGAAAAATTTACCAAAATACAAAAGAGCTTTTTTAATTGTCGCAGTTTTGCCTTGCTTGACACCTTTGTTAAGGACATCCGTCAATGTATCTCCAGTTGGATTATCTACGCATTCTTGTGCGGCAGAAATATATGCATCAATGGCGGCATCATATGCCGCTTGATTATATTTGTATTTAGTGGCAAAAGCTTTTGCCTTTTCGGTAATAACGTCTCGCATATTTTTTTTCAAATATTGTTAGAAATTTTGACGTGGAGCAAGGTCAATCTCGTCAAGCAATTTACGAATGTTAACACCATTTCTAGCCGCATCCTCAAGAATTTCCTTAACCTTTGCGGTCTGTTCTTCATCAAGTTCACTCTTACGAGCTTCAACGAGTCTTAGCAAGTGGTCTTCAAACTTTTCAACAGCTTCCTTAGTATCCATTGTATTAAGAACACTCTCAATTGCATTTAGGCAAATGTCGTTTACATTGACACGTTTGCCAAAATCAGCAGCCTTGTCCTTGAACTGTTCACTCACTTCTGTTGCAGTCTTTGCTGCGGATGAAATAAGCTCTTGCATACGAGCATTCAATTCATCAAAATTAATCTTAAAATTTTTCATAATTTAACTTATTGTTTAAAAAAGTGAATAATTTGTTGTATACATAGTATCTTAATTTAAATACATAACACCATCTTGAGGTGAAATATAACAATCAAAAACATAATTTGAGTATTTAACCCTCCACGTATCAGATGTTACCCAAAGGTTTTTTTGAGCAAATTCATCAATTTGTGAAATAAAGTCAGAATAGCTTAAATTACTTCTTAAAATTTTAGCTAATGAAACGAATGTTTCTGTATTAAATGTTGTAGCATAATAAGGTTGATATAAAGTATGAATTGTATGCTTGCCATAAATATTTATTCCAATTTTATCATTTAAACATGAAATGTCAAAATGATATGTATCAAATGCCCTTCCTATAAAAACTTTTTGACCATCAATAAAATATTTAGCTGATATTTTTTCTGCAAGTTTATTTAAAAATTCCAATTGTGTCATATAATTGTATGATTTGTACTGTGAGTATATAGTAAAAAAAATAAAAAACAAAAAAAATTGTAAAAAAAAATCATCTTGAATTTTTTTTGATTACACATATATTTATATATATAATATTTTTTAATTCAAATAAAACAATGAATACAAGAAGGTTAATAAGAGAGTCAAGAAGATTTAGAAAAATGCTAGGTGAAGCATATGGTGATGATATGCCTCAAATGAGAGGTGGTCAAGGCCAAATGCCTAATGATGGCGCAATGCCTAACCAAGGTGGTCAAATGCAGCAGTCTATGAATGATGAATATATGGAGACAAATGAGGGTGAAGCAAATGCGCCTTATGAGGAAGAAACTGAACACAACAATGTAATTGACCAAATCAGACAATTGGCTATCAAGGGTATTGCTCAATATGCAGATGATATTGAATCAGAGCAATATCAATCGTTAAAGAAGATTTGGCTTTTGACAGATAAGTTCTATGAAGGACTTGAAAACGAAGAAGGAAATAATGTTAAAAAATAAGTAAATACAATGGCAAAAAAGATAAGATTAACAGAAAACGAATTGCGTAATGTTGTTGCAGAATCAGTAAAAAGAGTACTTAAGGAAATGCAGTATGGAACAGCTGGTTATGCATCTGGTAGAGCAGCTAGGCAAGCAGCAAATCCTAGTTTTGGGCAAAAAATAAATGATAGACTAGGAGGCATGTTCGGTAAAACTTCACAAGAATATGCAGACCAATCGGCAAGAATAAGAAGAATGGGACAAGAGAAAGCTGATAATGCTGATAAGGCGTATTATGATAAGCAATGCCAATTAGACCCAGCTTTCGCTGAACAATACCCTACATTTAACGATTATAAATATAGAGGTTATTCAAATACAAAACAATTTAAAGATGAATATAACAGTGGTAGAAATGGTAATCCATATTATAAACGAGGAAAAGGGTTTACAAGTGATATTCCAAAGTTCGGTAATTCATAAAAATTAATTATAGATAAAATAGTTTATTTGTATGTCTTTACTTTTAAAAATACCAGAAAAATTTCAACCTATTAGATATATAGAAGAAGTTATATCACAATTTATCACAGAAGCTGTTGATAAAGTAATAGATGATGATAGATATAATCATTGTGGATTTGAAATGCTTATTGGTATTCCAGGTTGCGGTAAATCAACATATATAAAAAAAATACAGATAGATAATGCTGATATTGTTGTTATAAGTCCAGATAATATTCGTAGAGAATTAACTAGCAATGTATCAGACCAATCACAAAATGTAAATGTTTGGAATATTGCGTTAGAAAAAATAATTCAGAACATTTCTAATGGCAAATATGTAATATTAGATGCAACAAATGTTAGCACTTATTATCGAACACAATTGCTTAATAACATAAAAAATGCTGTCGGTAATAACGTTAAAACATATGCAACTGTATTTTATAGTGACCCAGATATATCCAAAAAAAGAATATCAACAGATATTGCAAATGGTATAGATAGAGCCAATGTTCCATATGAAATCATTGATAAGATGTATGAAGATTATTTGGAAACATTGCAAACTATTAAAACAGAAGGTTTTGATAAAATATTTTGGCAATGATATATATTTATTATTATAATTAACAAAAAAAGACCAAGATTTATGTCTTGGTCTTTTTTTGTTTCTTTATCAATTCTTTTTCTTGATAATCAAATTTCTCAATCTTGTATTCTGTTTTTCTTTTTGTGCTTTTAGTAATTGATTTTGATTTGTCACAGCATTGTTTCAGAACTACCTCCAATTCTTCGGCAGTGTCAGTTATTGGTGTAAAGGTCTCTTGGAACCACTTTGTCCAAGTGATTCCAGAGTTAGAGAAATATTCATATCTGCTTATAATCCTATATTTTTCCATACATTATAAAATGTATATAGTAAATATTGGAAAATAAAGAGTTATTACTCCTTTTTCTTGAATTTCTTGACAATCCAATCCTTGATTGCCTTTATTTTGTCAATTGCCTTGATTACGAACGATGGCAATTCATTTGTCTTATATGCTGTATAGATAATATAAGACAAAAATAAAATGATTAAAATGTAAATTACTTTTGCCATAATATAATGTTTTTTTTAATTCTTTATTGTTTCAGAATATTTATAAATAAATATTTCGCTTAAATGAAAAAGGAAGAATTAATTGAAATAAAGAAAGATAAAACTGGTACTGGTTTGCTTATAGAGCACGATGGATATATCAAACCAAACAGTCAACTAATCAAGGAAAGTATGGATGGTGAATGGCATTGTCCATTTCCATTCGTAGTTGATGCCGTATTTCAAAAGGCTGACGTAAAAAATGCGAATGGTCGTATTTATCCAAGAAAAATACTTGAAAGGGAAATTGAAAACTATCAGCAAAAAATACGTGAACATAGAGCACTAGGGGAATGCTATACACCAGATGTATTAGTCTTATGTGTAGATGGTTGGAAATGTATTTCTAGTATCACAGAAAATGATTCTGTATTAACTTTAAACACCTCTACCAACGAAATTGAAATCCAAAAAGTATCCAAAAAAATTGAATATGATTATGATGGTGAAATGATTAGGTTAGAAAGCAGTAACATATCTGATTTAGTTACACCAAATCATGGGTATCCAATATATAATGATAAAGATATTTTTGAAAATTTTTACACTGCTGAAGACATATTTAATGGTAATATAAATAATATTGAAAAATGTTATATTCCTAAATTTGTACCATCTTTTGCTAATTGTGTTTCATTAAACAAAAATAAATTAATAGTTACAAAAGAAAATTATTGTGGGAAAGTAATGTGTATAGAAGTACCAAATCATACTTTTTACGTTATGTCAAATGGTAAATGCCATTGGAGTAAAAACTGCAATCACCCTAGTGATTCCACTATAGACCTTGGAAGAATCAGCCATAATATCATTGAATTGCATTGGGAAGGAAATACAGTAGTAGGTAAGCTTGAATTGAATATCAGTGAAGGTTTTAGAAGAAGCGGTATTTGCTCAACTCTTGGTGATACTGTTGCTAATCTTCTATTGAATGGCTATAAGATTGGTGTATCTTCTAGAGCAGTAGGAAGCGTAGAACAGAAACTTGGTGTACTAGTGGTTGGAGATGACCTAGAACTTATTTGTTGGGATGTGGTTAGCGACCCTAGTACAAATAATGCTTGGATAAGTATGAATGGTAAAGAAGAAATGCAAACTTGGATTGAAAATAAAGAAAATGTTGGAAATTCAAAAAATATTATTTCTGAAAAAATTACCAAAATAAAAAATATTTTAAATGGTTAGTTCGAAGATTATATCCCAAAATGATATTTATTAATATAAATATTATTTTTTGTATGGGTAAAAAATTAACAACAGAAACGTTTAAAATACAATTAGAAAAAGAACATCCAAATCTAGAATTGTTATCTGAATATAATGGAAATAAAAATTATATAACTGTACGATGTAAAATACATAACTACGTTTTTAATACAAAACCAAATTGGCTTCATAAAGGGCAAGGATGCCAAAAATGTTATGATGAAAAAAGAGGTGAAACAACAAGGAAAAAAATAGAAGATTTTATAAAAGAAGCGAATTTAATTCATAAAAATAAATATGATTATTCTAACGTTGTTTATAAAAACAATAAAGCCAAAATCTGTATAATTTGCCCAATTCATGGTGAATTTTGGCAAACTCCAAATAAACATTTAAGTGGTCAAGGATGTCCAAAATGTTCTGGTAAAAATAAAACAACAGAAGAAATTATTGATATTTTCAACAAAATTCACAAAAATTATTATAACTATAATAAAGTTGAATATAAAAATAATAAAGCTAAAATATGCATAATTTGTCCTATTCATGGTGAATTTTGGCAAACACCAGAAAAACATATTCAAGGAGAGGGTTGTCCATTATGTAAATCTAGTAAATTAGAAATGACTGTTAGAAATTTTTTATTAGATAATAATATTGATTTCATAAGGCAAGCCAAATTTAATTGGCTAGGCAAACAATCATTAGATTTTTATTTGCCAATATATAATATTGCAATCGAATGCCAAGGAGAACAACATTTTAAAGAATTTAGTGGGAAATTTAAACTTAAAAATACATTAGATAAAAGAATACAATTAGATATAACAAAAAATGATTTATGTAACAAAAATGGGATAAAAATATTTTATTTCTTTAATAGAAAATGGGAACATAAATCTTTAGATAAAATTTTCAATAACATATATAATTCCAATGTGATATTTGAAAATGAAATTAGTAAATTAAAAGATATTTTAAGTTAATAGTTATGGCCGATAAGGATGATATTATAAAAATTCACAAAAAGATAAAATTCCAAACAATTTGTCCAATTTGTGACACAGAAATACATTTTTCAATGTGGAACATTATATTTGGTTTTAGCCCAGCAGAATCATTAATGTGTCCATATTGTACAAGCAAATTTGAACTTACTGACGAAAATATGCAACACATATAAACATTTTCATACGGAAGAATATGAGATTATAAAAAAAACACAATCATATTAATGATTGTGTTTTTTTTTTGCTGTTGCCGTTATTATAAATAACTTATTATCAGACAATTAGTACGCGAGTATAGCGTAGTCAAATCTCAAGGTAATCTGAATTTCTGCCAAATCATCTGATGAATAATCAAGTGTTTGGAAGTTTGCCTTTGTACACATAGTGTTCTTCAGAATCCACTTGGATACAACAACACCAGTTGGGTCAAGCATTTCAAGCTCAACATCACGCTTATAGCCAGCAGCATAACCTTGACGTCCTGTAACTGATTCAGAATGAAGTCTCACCCATTCCATTACAGCTTGCGATGCCGAAGGTCCAATTGGGTCTCTCAAAGTTACATCCATTGTATCCCAAGTATAACGGCCAACAACCCAAGTAGAAGTGTTCAAGAAAGGAATTTCTGTATCCTTCTGACTAATCTGTGGACGAGCTGCTGATTTGCACCACCACTCTTGTATACCTAAATCTGCTGGAAATCTCAAGAGCCATCTATTTTTTCTTAGAGGCTCATAATTCAACGGCATTTTTAAAAGTAAATCCGACATAATTAATTAATTATTTAATAATATATTATTTTATATATAAATATAGTAAATATATTTTTTTAAAAAAAACATTTAAAAAAAAATTAATTTTTTTGATAATGAGATATAATTTGATACTATTCGTGTGATTTAATTACTTACTGATACCAATTTTCTTTTTCATAAAGATATTTATATAAAAATAAAATAATGAAGATAGTCTGAGTAAATCTGATTTACTCAGACTTTTTTTTTTGTAAAAAAATCTATAAATATATTATATCTAAAATTATTTCAAACTGAAGCAGAAAGACAAGCGTGTGCTGAAACACAAGAATATGTGTCATATACAGTAGAAAGTGATAAGGTGAATATACATTATGAACCATTTTTTGCAAATTAACACTCAATAATGGAGAAGTTATAGAAATTGAAGGAAGTGGCGAATTAACAAATGCTATGACAATTCAATATTCAGCAACAACAGTTAGTGCTGAAATTGGCAATAAATGCACAAGTATTGGCGAATATGCTTTTGAAAATATTGAAAGTGATGCTGGTTTTGGTTTGCTAACAACAGTCAATATTTCTAATGGTGTTACAAGTATTGGTGAGGGTGCTTTCGCTTATTGTACATCATTAACAAGTGTTACCATACCAAATAGTGTTACAAGTATTGGTGCAGTTGCTTTCTATGGTTGTACCTCATTATCAAGTATCACAATTCCAAATAGTGTTACAAGTATTGGTGAATGTACTTTCCAAAATTGTACATCTTTATCTAGCATAACAATACCAAATAGTGTTACAAGTATTAGTCAATTGACTTTCGATAATTGTACATCTTTATCTAGTATAACAATACCAAATAGTGTTACAAGTATTGGTAAAAATGTTTTCAATAGTTGCACATCATTAACAAGTATTACATCGTTAGCCACAACAGCACCATCAATTTCAAATATTACATTCAGAAATGTAAAAACTGGTGGTACATTATATGTTCCAAGTGGCAGCAGTGGTTATGACGTATGGATGGGAACTGGAATCTATTATTTAGGAAAATATAATTGGACAAAAGTAGAACAATAACAAGCACAATAAAAGCCAAATACAAGCAATATACTGCAAGTATTTGGCTTTATTTGTATAATTATTCAAAATTTCTATTCAATGTCAACAAGTATATAGTTCCTTTTTTTTATTTCTCATTTCCTTAATAGGGAGCATCAAATCTTCATATCCATAAATTTTAGAACCAATATATTCCTTGCAATATGACTTTCTCATCAGTCGATTGTTATATTTTCCCAATTCGAATTGTGTGGATGATTTTGTCCTTTTCTTTCCATCAAACTGTGTTGGCCTCCAATTTTTGTCTTTACTTAATGCTTCGCCCATTTTTTCGTGAGCTGTCTTTATATATAGTTTATAATCGTGATTTTCATCTGACAGAGCTTTTACAATACCTCCACAAAAATTACAAATTCTCCTTGATAGTCCCAAACCTTGATAATCTGGTAGTATTACTATTCTGCTGATGCTCATTCCATAAGGTATACCAGTTCTTGGTGTATTTATTAATCCAACAAAAGCTATAGGCACATCATTCCATTCAAATATAAAGCATTTACACGATGGATTGAGCTTTTCAGTCAAATAATGATGTCTATAGAATCCAAGTGTATACCAAGCACTTGGTTCAACTCTTCTCACAGTTAGATTTATTTTTGGTTTTTCTCCTTTCTCCTTATATATTAATCGGTTTTGCATCGCTTAAAATCTCTTTTTCATCTAATTTATTGTATTCCTCATATGGTTGATGACCAGCATATATAAAATGTTCTATTTCACATTCATTGTTTTTCTGTTTGTTAAGATTAAACACCCAATCTGGTTGTAACCATTCTATTATATCAAAATGGCAAGATGCTAGAATAATATGCATATTATGTTTTCTAATATATCTTTGCAGTGCGAAAGACATTGATTTAGCGACATCTCTGTTAACTACGCTTGTAAATTCATCAATGAATATGGTATCCCCATCCTTTGCTGTTCCAATTTTCCAAGCTAGTTCAAAACGCGCAAATTCACCATTACTTAATTGGCCTACTCTTCGCAACAATGTAGGAATACTTGATAAACCGATACCAAAATATAGTTCACATACTTCTTCTGGTGATTTATTTGGAAATTGTGCAATGATTGGTTTTTCATAGTTATAGGCTATTTCTGTAGTCCCTACCCTCAATTTATTAAGGACGGTGGATTTGCCGCTACCGCTATTACCTAATATTATTCCTATATTCCATTCAAATGACGAAAGTTCCTCTTCGTTAATCATTGGAACTATTGTTGTCGTTTGTTCTCTGTTTTGAATATCAAATTTCTCATATAGATATTCTGTATATTCACTATTAATAATGTTTGATGTTAAAATTATATTAGACATATAAAGTTAATTTATGTTAATTATATAAATATTTTTTTAATTTACAAAAGAGTATTTAATGAAAAAATATACTATTTATGTTTAAGAAAAGAGTTTCATGTCATGGCTATTGCAAAAAAGAAAAAAAAGAATAGAGTAAAGGGTAGAAAATATGTGAGCTTTGGTGGATGGAATGATTTTGTACACAGTGAGCATCAAAATTTTAACAAAATACCCACTAAATTAATATATATTGACAAGCTAAAAGAACTTGAAGATTCAATCGAAGAAGGACAAGGGCAAGCTGTTAATATAAAAGGTGGTGACAATATCACTATAAAAAAAGGGGATAATAATAGTGTTACGATAGGTGTTAAATTGGAAAAAAATCACGAAGAACATTACAGCAGTGGTTCTTATGTAATTAAGTCTGGTTCAAATCTTGATGAAATAGTTGAAATTTTAATTAAATCTGTTAATGAAAATGCAGATGCTATAGATGGTGAAAAAATTAACATTTAAAAAAAAACAATAACTAAATTATGTCAAATTCTATTGTACAACAAAAACTTTTGCAATTCTTAAGAACTAAAAACATTTATGCTAATAGAATTGCAGCAACACAAGCCTTAATGTCTTTAACACCAGCAGTATTTGGGGACAAAGATTGTGATGGTGCACCTATTCTTGCCCGATATAAAGATGATGAAGGTCAAATTAAGACTGTTATTGGTGTATGCTACTATGAAAATGGTAAGTTCTCAGTAACTGTATATGACGATGGTTCAGATTATTATGAGGAACTTGCAGAAATGCTCAACCAAGTCATTGATAGTGTTGGACTTGAAGTTGTTGACGATGTAATCACCTATGTCGCTGACCCAAACTGTGAATTGATTGCTAATGCAAATACTGTAAAGGAAGCAATTGATATACTAGGCAACACGCTCGAAGATTTGGAATACAAGATTGAAGAAATTGAACCCGAATCTGGTGAAACAGAAGTATATAAGAAGTATCAATTAATTGATAACGAAGGATTTGGACACGGCACAATTTCAATTCCTAAGGATAAGTTCCTTGAAAAAGCTGAATTGGTTCAAAGATACCAAAAGGATGGGAAATGGATTGAGGAACCAGCTTTGGAATTAACATTTGTACTTGCTGATGGTTCGACCGAAATTGTTGACATCCCTATCAAGGACTTGATTGATACTACAGATATTGCTTCAGATAAAGAGTTGAAGGCTGTTGAAGATGCTATTGGCGGTGAGTATGATGCTGAAAATAATGTGTTCAATCTTGATATGGATGGTCAAGTTATTGGCGATGCAACAACTGTTGTTGAAGCACTTGAAGCACTTGACTTGAAGATGAGTGAGCAAAGTGGTATTACACCTATTTCGGTTGATACAAGTGGTGGAACAATATCGCTTAACTATAATGATTGTGAATTAGCTGGTCTCCAAGTGAACGAAGAAAAGCTTGATGTATCATTTGATTTCGGAACATTCGAATATGACATAGTTGTCGCAGAATCTGCTGATGATATTGATGCTATTGACAATCCTAATGAAACTATTCTTATTTTGAACAGTCAAGATGGCGTTTCAGCATTGGCAAACAAGACTTTCAAGTCAATCACATATAAGGATGATGCAATTGAAGCTGATTCAAGGATGAATGTTTCTGATAGCTTGACTTTGGATAATGTTACTGTGGAAGGACCAAAGGGTACTTCAAACGGTGCTTTGTTGTATACAGCTCCAGTAGTAAACATCAACAATTCTTCTGTTAAAAGCGGTTCTACGGTATACAATGTATTCGAACAATTGTCAAATGGTCCAGAACTTACTGAATTCAATGCAAACCACGTTATCGTTGATAATACAGATTTGAAGCATAACGTATTCAATATTTATAAGGTAGCTAACGATGCAGTAATTACTATTAAGAATAGCTACTTCAATATGGATATGAACAATTCAAATGCTTTGAGACTTGCTAACTATACAAACTCAACTGGTGTAACAGTTGTATTTGAAAATGTAGGTTGGACATATGAAAATGCTTCTTATACCGCAAGTAGCCTTGATTGGGCTGGACTTGTAATATATCAACCAGCATCTACTGACGAAGCTTTGGATGGAAACCTTGAAAAGATTAAGACTTGGAATTTCGTATTCAAGAACTGTACTTATAATGGAGTAAAGGTTGATTCAAATAACTTCGGTAGCAACAACCAAGTAATATATCTTTACAATATAGGTAGAACTGGTCAAATTACAGATGCAGCAGCAGAACTTAATGTTACATTCGAATAATTTGTAAGATTGTTATTTTATGGTGCGCGATAATTGAATTATCGCGCATTTTTTTATATTTATAGTAAAAGTACAACAACAATGAGAAGAGGTATATACATCGATAATTCATATCACTACGTAGAAGAAACTGGATATGAACCAAAGCAATGCTGCAAAAACATGGATGGTGTTATTCAATCACTTACTGAAGCTACAGAAAAAAACGCAAAGGATATAACAAATAACACAGCATTGGATAATGCTCAACAAGGGCAAATAAATAGCAACACAGAAGTAAATAATGAACAAGTTGCTCAAATCAGAGCATTGTCTTCGCAAACACGCTCAAATACAAATGCCATTGGGGATTTAGAGGACGATGTTGAATATATTTTAAATTCATTGAATGATATTTCAGAATCAATCAGTGCTATAACTGGAGAAGGAATCCAACACATCAATGAAAGGTTGGATACTGTTGATGATGAAATAGATGATATTGTGTCTGGTCTTCAAGAAACAAACGATGCAGTTGATGCAATTGTTGAATCTGTAGATTCAATTCATATAGAAGGAGAAGAAAGCGGTTATACGACAGTTTACAACTTATTGGTTGATGGTGAAAACAGAGGTACTATAATTATTGATAATATTGCTCCTTTATACAATCTTATTGAAAATGAAAAAGAAGAAAGAAAACAAGAAGATGAAAGATTAGAAGGTCTTATTAATCAAGAAGTTACAGATAGAGAAGAAGCAGCAGAAGAGGTTAATGATTTAATCAATGATTTAATCAATGCTGAAACAAGCCGTGCAACACAAGAGGAAGAGGCTATACGAAATGAAATGGCTTTAATCACTGAATCCATAAGTGGAATGCAAGACAATATTGATGTAATTGTAGATACTGTAAGCGGTGTTACTGAAAATCTTCAAGGCGAAATTGATGAATTGGCAGAAAATACTGAAAATGAAATAGAATCTGCAAAAACTAGAATAGATTCCATAGAAGACAAAATAGACGATTGTGATGATAAGATTGCTGAGTTGGATGAGAAAATAGATGAAGAAATTGCCAATAGGCAAGAAAGTGATACCAACATTTATAACACAATTGAAAACACTAAGAATGAAATTTATTCAGCAATATCAGAATTTGAAACTGAAATAAGCAGCTTGTCAGATGATGTTTCAGACCTTTCTGATAAATTAGATGCTGCTATTTCAGCACATTCGACTGACATTCAAGAATTGAGAAATGAAATTTCTGAAACAAAAGATTCTATTAATGAGGAAAAGAATAGGGCATTAAGTGCTGAAACAGCTTTGAGTGATGCGTTAAACACTTTAGAGCAAGACGTACAAAATGATTTCGATGAAGTTGATTCCAAGATTGTAAACATTAATGATAGATTGGATGAAATAGATGAAACGACAAGCACTTTATCAGATTCAATATCACAACTACAAGCAGATTTGGCAACAGAAAAGACTGATAGGGAAAATGGAGATGCAGAATTAAAGGAATATGCAGATTCAATTTCAAGAGTAACTGAAAATCTTTCTGGCGTTACAGACTCTTTGTCTCAACGTATTACAGAAAACACAAATTCAATAAACGGCTTATCAAGCGATTTATCTGATTTGGAAAATGATGTTGCAGTTAATTCCGAAGCAATATTGGCTGTTAGCGGTGATGTAGCTACAATCAATTCAACGCTTCCTACAAAGGTTGGCAAGAGCGAATATGAATCCTTCAAGGCAGAAATATCAAGTAGAGTTCTTGAAATTGAAACAGATTACTTGACTTCTGATGATATACAAGACTTAGCAACAAAGGAGTCTGTAAACGAAGTCGCTTCAAATGTTGCTGAAGTAGGGCAAAAGGTTGACCAAGTTTCTGCAACAACTCAAGATATGCAGCAACAAATGTCTGAATATGCCGATGCCTTAAGCGAACTTAATCACAATTTTGAATCCATTATGAGTACTTTCAACGAAATTAGAGTACAACACGAACAACTTGAATTTGATGTAACAGACCTTAAAGCAAGTGTTAGAGCAATCAAAGAATTACTTGGATTGAATACTCAAGAACCATAAGAATAAAAAAAAAGTTTCGAAGAATATCTTCGAAACTTTTTTTATACTTGTTCAACTGAAGACAAAGCCTTTTCGTATTCCTCTTCAGAATCATCCCTATAGCTTAAGTCATCAATTACAGAACCACCAGTACTTGGGCGCATTGTATTGAGCCTTCTGAAATAGAAATGCAAGTCGTTATGCATTTCGACAATATCATCAATTGATTTTGGAATTTTCTCGTCTTCTTCAAAAGCCATATAATCTTCTTTTGTCAGATTTGCCAAAGCTGCAAGATACTTGGTGTTTTCCTCTTGGAATATAATATCAGTCTCACGTTCCTTGAGTTCCTTGTAATCTCTTACCAATTTGTCCCAATCAATTGAACATTCCTTTACAAAAGGAGGTACTTTGTCAACTGACAACCAAAATTCTATTTCTTTCCTTTCTGGTGTCATCAGTGCCTCATAAGTGTCTTGGTCTGTTTCCTTGTTAGGATAACCACAGCTCAATTCACATTCCTTTTCAGTGAATGTAGGTCTATCTGAAGGTTTTGTAATCAATATTCTGTTTCTAATTTCTGGACTAAAGCAAACAAGCAATACAGAAATTCGCTTATTGAACATTGTTATATATTTGTCAACATTATATTCAAAATCGTCAGATATATCGCAGCATAATAAATCCTCTTCTGCTTCAGCAATTTCTGTTGGTATCATTTTGCAGTTAAGTATGATTTCCTCATATTCTCTTTTAATATGTGGCTTTAATATTTCCTTTACATCCTTGGTTTTCAAAGATTTATAATCAACATTATTTTTTTCTGCCCATTCTTTGAGAATATTTGTTTTAACTTTACCTTTGAGTTCAACTTCTTCTCCATCGACAATTGTATATTGATGTAATACTTTTTTAACATCAGATGACTGACTGTTGTTAGAAGCGGTATTGACATAATATATTGTGTCATTCAAATCAACCTTAAGATTATTTTCCAATGCCAATTCATACCAAGCTTGTCTTGCCTTTTTAGAACCAGCTTTTGTTAATGTATTACAATCAGTAACATATTCCTTCAAAGTCTTCTTAATCTTACCCTTACTTGCAATGTCCTTAACTGGTATTTGGAAGTTATATATCTTATCTATGTAATCATAGTACATATTTAGGAATTCAAGACCTTTACCGTTGAGAAGCAAGTCAATGGCTGGACTTAAAAAGTTATCAATATAACCAGCCATTCGTCTTGATTTGATTGTATTACCAACTTTCTTTGTCTTTCCGCTGGCAAGTTTATCAGCATAATTCTTTCTTGAGAAGTTGATTGTACTGTCACAAAATTCGTCTATTCCTAATCCCATTTTATTAATCCCGTTATTCCATGCGTGACTAAAAAACAAGTCTTCGAATTCACAAACATCGGCATCTACACCGACATATTCTTTACCTTTTACGCTATTTCTACCGCCACCATTACTTATGTAAGGCTTTTCTTTGGTATATCTAAAAGAGCCTTCTTTTGGCATTTGGAAATTAAAACCGTCAGTATTAGACATTACATTTAAACCTAATGCGTTAACAACGGTTCCATCCAATGAAATGTCATATACTAAAATTGGTTTGTTTTCATTAGTTTTTTTGATTACATTAATTTGACTCATTGTTCCAAACATATTTTAAAAGACCGCAATCCCATATTTTCTTTGCTCCTATTTTTGAAGCCATCTCTTTTTCTGTTAGATGAATGTCTAATCCATATTTTTTGCTTAATATTTTTTTTCTAAAACCAAATTTATGAAATCGTTTTATTGTTCCATCCATATAGTATTTATAATCTGGTTTTAATATACTTTCAAGTTTAAATCCTAAAATGGTGTAAAGATTATTGGTTAAAGAAGAAGTCCATCGTCTGTCAGCAAATGATTTAACTGATAATGGTTGATATTTTTTTATAAAATATGAAAATAATTTACCTCCAATACCAATTGATAGATGATTTATATCAGTGGCAAACCTTGTCAATTCCCAATTATTATTTTTATCTTTAGTAAATGTCATTACGCCATATAAATTTTCTTTATTAAAAGCCCCTAAATATAGTGTTGATTTACATTTACCTTGTATATGGTTGTTTTCTAGAAAATTAGAAGCTGTTTCGTAATTTATTTCATGAACAGTGCATAATCTGCCAAATATTTTAGGTAAATCATAATCAAAACCTAACAAATGCTTTAATTTGGATTTAACAATGTCTTTGTGTAATATATATTCATCTTCAAATATTTGAATCAATTTTATGTTTTTATGTTCACAAGCTTCTGTTTTCATTAAATGATAATTCTTATTCTTGTTACTGTGCCAAAACAATCCATTAAATTCTATACCTATTTGTAACCTTGGAATATATATATCTATTTCATTTCCATTAAGTAATGTTCTATCATTTAATAAGACTATCTCGTCTTTACCTAATAAGCTTATTATATAATCGGCAATTTCTTCTTCTGGTTTAGATTTGCTTGCATAACAATGAGAGCAGCCACCATTTGGTGAAGTTATATGGTCACATGCAATCTTAACAAATGTTTGACCACATTTTTTACATTTGATTGTTATTTTTGAATGACTGTTCTCATATTCTGTTTCGATATTAGGAAATTCATAAATATCACCGAATCTTTCATACGAAGACTTGATAAAAACGTTATAATTATACTTGTTCCATTCTTTGGCATATCTTTTACCGCATTCTGGGCATCCTTGACCTTTCATATGATTTTTTGGGGTTTGATAAAAAGGCCCATGAATTGGACAGATAATCTTCACTTTTGTCCTTTGATTTCTATATTCAGATTCTGAATAATCGTATTTACAATTGTGAATTTCATTTGAACGTTTGATGAAAATTTCCTTGTTTAATCTATATAAATCACGTTTCATTTATCAAATGACAATATTTTATTGTTTAAATATTGGATTTGAGCCATTGCAACCTTTGTTTTTGGTTCAGCCTTAATTAATGATAATAAATATTTGGTTTTATCATTATCCATATTTAATAATTTATAATCAAATCTATCAAACTTTCCGTTATTAAACATATTAGCAGATAATTTAATAAATTTATCATCCACAAATATAATATTACCTTTTATTTCATTTGAATAATATTCAAGTCGTGTTTCATTATTTATGCTTGAAGGTTTTATCTCTTTTCTGTTTGAATCATATAACGAATGGTCTTCTGTAACTTCAACACAAGTATCTTCATCTTTGACTTGATAAATATCTTTTGTTGTATAATGCCTATATATGTAATTTACATCGCTCCATCCACTTCTACATAAAACGTAATAATCCTTTTTACTAGTATCATATTGTCGGTTCAATATGTCTGTTTGTATTTCATTTTCATTAATCAATTCTGATATTTCCTTAATATCTATTAAGCCGTTTTGTTTATATTTAATAAACAACGGTGTATCACCAACAAAACTATCTCCAACGATTGGCTCATACCCAATACTTTTGAAATGAGAAATCATCAATCTCAAGCATTGTCTGCCAATACAAGTTACCATTTCTGCTGCTTGTGTATTTCCGAATGGGAACAAAGAAGGTGCGCCAAAAGAACCAAAAACGCTATTGCCCAATACTTTAAGTGGGCTTTGTTTTTTATCATTTGCGTTCTTAATAATCTTCTGCTTATGTATTTCACCATTGATTTGATATATTTCCTCGTTGGTGAGATTTTCTTCTTTAAGCCTTTTCTTCAATTCCTCAATCTTGCTACCAGCTTCTGCTTTCAATCCCTTGTAATGCTCTCTATATGTAAGAACGTAGTTGAGCATATTAAGCATTGAATCGTTTCCATCAAGTACATTGTGTATCCACCATGTAAGCATTATTGAAGGATAAAGTGAATTAAAGTCAAGCTTTACGATTCTGTCAACATATCCTACTTTTAAGAGTCTTGATAATCCACCAGTGAATGATTTTGAAACACCAAATGATGGAACCGCAATACCGTTTTCATAGCACCAAGCAAGCATAATCAGTTTCCAAATACTCGCAGTACCCATTGTACAAGCCCTTTGGAATGTTGTAGGAATCATTTTGGAGATTAGGAAGTTTGCCTCATTCAAAGTAAGCTCCACCTTATCAGTTTCCCATAAGTCATCAAGCAAATATCTTTTGACAATGTATTTTCCGTCAGTTTCTGTAAATCCTTCTTCTAAAGGTTTGCTTTTACCTATTTGATACCATTCACCGTTTTTATCGTTGAATGCATATTTATTGACTTTATCATCCCATATGGTACTGATTTTGTTACCCTTGATATATACACGATTCTCCTTTTTCAAGCCAAGATATTGTGTCACATATTTCAAGTTTGCCTTTTTAATGTCTGAATCGGTTGCTTGTGCTCGTCTTACGGCATGCATTGAGTCGAGAACGGTTGTACCCCACATTTTTGTTTGATGGAAATATTCAACCTCTCCACCCAATTTCAGTACACTTTCTCTTTTCTCCTTGTATATTTCATGGGTAAAATACCTTAAAGTCATTTCTTGGAATGTTTCTGCACCAAAATCATCCCATCTAACAATAATAAAATTCCAGTCAAAATTTTCTGAATTATGACCAGCTATTTCATCGGGTTTCTCGTCTCTAATAATACGGATAAATGTCTCTATCGCAATATGTTCAGCAATTTCTCTTTCTTCTTTTGTATCACCGTCAACTTCAATAACAGTTTCAAACCCTTTGTTTGTTCTTACTCCGATGTGGGTAATCATATCCTTTTTAGGGTCCAAACCAGTTGTTTCAATATCCCAAACAAGTCTTTTGGTTTCGTCATATCCTTCATACCCTTTGAACAGTCTGATTCCACTTTCAATCATAAACTGTTCTACAACACTTACAGACAAGAATTCCTTCTCACTATTTGTTATAGCTTTTCCATCCTTCTTCTTCTTTGGGGATAATGGAGTACCAGCTTCAAAGAAGAATTGTTGGAATCTTACCCAAGACATTTTCTTTGTAGCATAAAACATATAGTTATACCCATTTGTCACTCTTTCATCTTTGGAATTTTCGCTTTTATCTACTGTTAGTGGCGTAACACGTATTCCGTATTTGTTAAGCGCCTTTATAATTTCGCGTCTATTTCCGCCAAACATTCGGACACAAGCGCTTTTCTTTGCCCATACGAACGGTTTGAAATCTATCAGTTTGTATCTTTTTGTACCGTCTTTTTTATTGAATATTACTGCCGCTTGCTCGTCTTCATATCCACATTCTATATTTACAACCATTTCCATTGGATTGAACCCTTGTAGGAAATCGTTGACCTTTGAGCTAATATCTGCTGAAAACATAGGATTCAATATTTTATTGGAAATATATAAATTTTTTTTCTAAAAAGGAAATTAACATTTATTAATATACAAAAAAAAACGGTTTGAGTTAATTCAAACCGTTTTACTAATTCAATTCATCTAAATCTATTAATTGTTTTGGCTCGACCCTTAAGCACCATAAGCCATATATGATTGTTATAATACTAATGCAAAGAAACAAAAATGCAATGTCAAACCACCATAAAGCTGCGAAGAATACATTTAATTGAAAAACAGAATCATTCCTTAAGCAACGTTTAAAAAATATTTTTTTTTGATAATCATGTCCTAATTTATAATGTAAATAATCAGATTTATTTGTGCGAATTGTTACTTTTGACAAAAATTTGACAGTATCATTTGGAATGACAGTAAAGCAATATATTGTATCTGAATCAACTACATCAATATGCTTTTCAGCTATTTTTCCTTGAACCGATTTGTCGATTGTTGAATTACATATAATTCTGCCAAACAAAGATACTATCGATATGACAACAAATAGTATTCCAACAATAAAATATAAAACACCAAAATCGTTTTTTTCCATATTAATCAATTAAAATAATTCTTTAATGATTATATGAAAATAAATTATAATATATAAAGATAAAATGTTAAAAATAATTAATTATTATTTAGTGTCTGAATTTGCTCATCTTCATCCTTGATGTAATTGGTGCTTGTACCGAATCAGACATTGCTCCCAAATCTGAAGCTACTTGATTACCATCTTGAGAATAGTATTTATCCTTTTCATCATATGCTTGTTGGTCTAATGCGTTTGCATTGTCATTATGGCCTCTTTTTCTCATCTGTCTTGCCAAATACCCCTTTTCTGCTGGTGAGAATGTATCCAAAATCTCATTGACAGAATTTTCTATCATTGTTATCAAAGCGCTTTCTGTAAGTCTTATTTTTTTCATACCGTATGTTTTATTATTTGCGTTAATTTCGTAGATGCAATCATCTAAATTTATTTCCTCTGGATTCTGTATGTCATTTACAACCTCGTCTCCCAAATAGTCAGCTACAAGTTTCTGTACTGTATTGTACGTATAATGAAGAGGTATTGGTTCTCCATCGGCTGTTTCTGCATAATCCTTGTCAATGTTATATTTGAAACCGTCTATTGTTATTGTTCTGCTTTCGTTGTCATATTGGTAATTACCATCTTTCAATTGTAATGCCAATTGCTTTCTGAATTCGGCTGCTGATTTTTTCCTTTCAGCATCCATTTTCATTGATTCAACGAATATCTTGTTTTTTGCGGTTTCGCTAATAATTATTTTTTTCATAAGTTATCTGTTTTTTTACATAACTATATTAAAATAGTATACTATTACTTAATATAAATATACTATTTATAAGAAAAAAACATATAGAATTTATTGAAAAGCCATTAAGAAATAAAGGCAAATAATTAAATATCACTTACTTTTTTATTGTTTTAAAATATCTATTATATCATTTACATTATGAAAACATTTATCACCTAAAAAAGTGTCTTGTTTTTCTTTTGTGAAATATAAAAGTTGAATATTGTTGTCTTTACAAAATTGTTGTTTTATAATATCATTTTTATGTTGCGAATCAAATCCTTGTTTACCGCCCAAACCATTGATAATTTCAAAATGGAATTTTCCTTGACATTCTATTGCAATATTTTTTTGAGGAATAAAAAAATCAAGTTTTAAAGGTAGAACATTTTTTAAACCATTTATAACATGCTGAGTTTTATATTCAATTTTATTTTCTTCTAGCGTTAATCTCATTTCTCGTTCTAATTTACTTTCTGAACATGTGGGACATCCGCAACCATTTAAATGAAGATAATATGATTGATTAAAATTCCCGTGGATAGGACACTTTATATTAATTTTATAATTGCTATTATAAATTGTGCTTTCGATATTATTAACATCATAAATATATTTATTGCCGTGAATTTTATTAAATCTTTCAATTAATTCGTTTGTTGTTGGCTTAACTTTTTTATTACATTTTGGGCAACCATTTCCACATTGTATTTTTGATGGTGCTGCCATCCATTTATAACCACAAATTAAGCACTTAAACATAATTTTTTCACCCATTGATTTATAATCGTCAATAATTTCTAAATGTCTATTTTTAAGATTTGAATCTACTATAAATTCATTCACTTTTTTTTTATGTTTTTCACGAGCACAAAATGGACAACCCTTTTGCAATACTATGTGTTCATGAGGTGTTTTTGTAAAAATTCCGTGTTCTTTACAAATAATTTGAATTTTATCATTTGGTGAAGAGTCTTTAACTAAACTATAATCATATAAATCACCAAATATTTTAACTGCTTCTGAAATTATCATATTTTTTGTTCTAAAATTATCAGAACATTTTGGACAACCTTGCTTTTGATTAATGTGCGAATAGGCAATTTTTTCAAAATCGCCATGTTTTTTACAAGTAATTATTACTTTATCTGTAGAATTATTACATATACTTTTATCATATGTAAAATTATCACCAAAAATTTCTTTAGACCATTTTATAAAATTTTTGGTTGTAAATTTTTTATTTTTAGTCCTAATTTTACCATTATAAACATCTTGCGGTAACGCTTCAATATATTCATTTGTATATGTATCAAATAAAATAACTTTAGTTCGATTGTTTATGTATATTGTTTTATCGAAAGTAAATCTATCACCATATTTTTCAACACAACGTTTTTCAAATGTTTCTTGCGTGGTTTTTCTCATAGAATATCTATTTATATATAAATATATTATTTATAATAATAACAGAATTTTATATAAAAAATAATTACAAAATGACTTTTTATATTAGAAAAAATAGCATATTACCACAAATACGGATGGAGTTGATTGAAGATGGTCGCAACGATTTTTGGAAATTCCATGACTGTGTACAGAATGCTGATATAACATTCTCTATGAAGAATATGAATACTGGTCTATACAAGATATTGAATGCTCCTTGCTACGTGAAGCTCAAGGAAAACAATGGATGTACGGAACAATATGTAATTTGCTATGACTGGAAACAAAGGGATACAAAGGAAAGTGGTGTGTACGAAGGTACGTTTGACATTACCTTTGCTGATGATATAAAGTCTGATGTTACAACTTATCCAAGCGGTCTGCAACGTATGCCAATAAGAGAGAAATTAATGATTAATATAGACTAATATGGAAAAAATTAGAGATTACGAATTGGATAAGGATGAGCAGATGATTGGTGGTGAACCAAATGGTACACCAACCTATTTCCATGTCAATGAATCATTAATAAATGAAATCATAAAGGATGAAATAGAGTATATGATATTAGAAATGAAAAATGACTAAAACACTCTACCTATAACTGATTATATTAAATAATTTATAAAAAATGGTAATAACAAATGAATTAAGGGATTTGTTTAAGATAGTAAGGACAAAATTAGGTGCACCAATCAGACAAGTACAATTGACTGATGACCAATTATGTGACTTGTTGGAAATATGTGTTGGAGATTATGCTGAAAAGGTTCAAAACTGGATAATTGAGCAGAATTGGCTCAATCTTTACGGTAAGAATTCATTCTTGCAGAATCCCCAAGACCTTGCATTCGCATTGACCACAAGAACAATGGATTTTTCAAGGGATTTCAGCTATTGGTTCTCTCGTGAAGTTGGGCTGCAACAGAGAGGTTCTTATGAGCTTAAAAAGGATTTCTTTAGGGTTGAAAGAGGAAAACAATGTTATTTAATACCCGCTGGACGTGAAATAAATCGAGTAATGTATGTTACCCCATCCACTACAAAAGCAGCTTTGTATGGTAATTTAGGCACTCTAGATACTGGTATTGGTGGAGGCTTTGGCCAATATGGTAATATGGGTAATGGAATGGGTATTACTGGCTTCTATGTTGGTTCTGCTTATGACACAGTATTGCTTGCATCGGACTTGAAGTTCAAGAATTCGTTGTTGAGAGGTGATTTGTGTTATAAAGTAACTGCTGGTCCAGATGGTACTCATATAATTCACTTGCTATCAACTCCAGGTTCACCAAATATGATGGGTGGAATTGCCTCTGATGATTCTTGGGGTTGGAACAAATTTGCCAACTGTATTGTTTGGTATACATATTACGATACATCTCAAGGCAATGGGGATTCTTTGGCTTGTGCATTGGAAAACAAGGATGATATACTTATTACACCAGACCAAATACCTTTGAACAAGATGAGGTTTGAGTTGATGAACGAACCAACGCAAAACACTATACGTCAGCTATTGGTTGCTGAAGCAATGATTACTCTTGGTATAATACGAGGTACAAATAGTGGTGTTATTAAGATACCAGATGCAGAACTTCAACTTGACTACAATATGTTGCTTGATTTGGGTAAAGCAGAAAAGGAGAGGGTATATACTGACTTGAAGGAAAGACTTGAAAGAATGCTTCCTTGGAATATGATTAAGAATATGAACGATATGACAAATCAGACAATAGAAATATTGAAGGCAAAACCGTTAGGATTATATGTAATATAAAAAAAGAGTCGGTGAGTAATTTCATCGACTCTTTTTTGTATGCTTTTCTATCATACTTCTTTTTGCTCTTGTGAACAACAGACGGTCTCAAGCTGAGCAATTTCCCATATTGTTCAATTTCAGCTTTACGTCTTGCATCTTCTTCAAAATTGAAATTTTTTGTCTTGCGTTTCATATATTTAATATTTTTTAGATTTTGCAAATATATGCATTTTTAAGTTAACGCGCAAATTTATAATTATAAAAAATGTTAAAAATTACATAAAAAATTTCAAATCCTCAATCATTAATGGGTTTGTGACAATTTCCACGCTACCATCAGCATAATAAACTCTGAAAATACAGTTATTGAAAGGTTCTAATCTATCAAATATTTTCTCTTTCGTGAAGAATTTTGCATCATAAGTAAATTCACACTTGTTAATGAACATCATATCAAACAAAGACAAATCCTCGTTTGATGACAAGAATTTTTCCTTGAAGTTTTCATCAGTATTTATCTTGTTTATTGTTTGTACTCTATTCAGCATTGATGTAACAAATCCGTTTTCCATAAACGTTTCCCACTTGAATTTCAGCCGTTCGAGATTGTTGTCGTTTATGATGATATTGTCGAAACTCTGCCATCTTAATGTGGTTTCTGATTCGTGATTTGATATATCAGATAAATATGGTCTTACAACGAAAAACATTATGCCGTTATTAGCTTCTATCATATATTTCTCGTTTTCGAATCTGACATCATCAAACACATAATTCTTTTTTGGGTCTATTCTTTCAAGCAATTTGTTAACGTGCCAATCACAGTTATAGTTTCTGATAATATCAGTCCCTATAAACTGCATTATCTCTCTTGTATTGTGAAATGTTTTATTGTTAAGTTTATCACTTATTATTTCTATCGGTATTTCGGTTCTTTTAGAAATTAGTTGCTGTTTCTGTTCGTCAAATTTAACTTCAAAATCAGACCGTTTCATATTGTTGACTTCATCAACAGTTGTCTCAAATAATTCGGCTATCAATTCCTTTAATGGCATTGCGAAATACATACGTTCGTAACCAAATCTTTCACATATGTGTGCCAATTCTGTCTTTCCATTCCTAATTCTACCAGAAAATCCGATAATCATTTCTTATCAACATTTTGCACATTTAGTTTGTCTATAAGCTCGTTGAACTTATCTTTTGGCATATATCCAACTTCCTTGTGAAGGATATTATCATTTTCATCCAAGAAAAATACGGTTGGAATGCTTCTTACATTATTCTGTTCAATGAAATCAAAATCCTCTCCACGAGCATTATCAACATTAATTTCCTTGAAATCTATTGTATCATTGTGTTCCTTCTCAACCTCTAAAAAAATTTGCTCTAAAGCCTTACACGGAGCGCACCATCCAGCGCCACATTTAATAATCTTTTTAATCATAATTTAAATCATTTTGTTCTTTTCTTTATTTTATTTAAAACTGAATTCATGGATAATACTTTTTCAGTTTTATTTTGTGCTATATTTGAAATTGTAATTGGTTTCTTTCTGTTTTTTTCAATAAAACTTTTAATTGAATCTATATCAGTAGCTGATTCTGAAAATTTAATTTTTTTCTTTAGACTTTCATATTCAGATACAGACATAATGATGGAATATTTAAGATAATCATCATCATCAATTATTGACAAATTGTGTTTTGCCCTAGTAATTGCAACATATTTCAAGTTCCTTTCTTGTTCCTTCTCCCAATCCTTTTCCATTCGCTTTAGGTTAATGTCAAACAAAGACCAACACAAAATATGTACATTATTGCATTCAAGACCCTTTGCCTTATGAATGGTAGATAATGAAATTCCATCCTTTTCATCATTGTTAAATATCTTGTCAATCCTTTCAAGCAATTCCGTTCTAGTTTTTAATCCTTCAGACAATATGATTATTGTATTAATGTTGTCTATTAGACTTCTACAAGTTGAGTTGTTAAGAGCAGTATATATATCACACATTTCCCTATTACATACAAATTCTACTGTCTTGAAAAATTGTCGATATAGCTGTGATATTATACCATCATTTGTCAAAGACTGCCCTATGTTATCTGCACTTGTGCCTTCAATAAGTTCAACAATATCCTCATAGCATCCTTTGCCATTCATATGGCATTTCTTACCCATAGCTATTAGGTTCAAATAAAGTCTAACCAAAGGAGCGTTGTTTCTGCACAGTACCATATCACCATCTTGAATGTTTTCAATCTTGCCGTTAAAATTTATGTTGCCACATACACCGAAACAGTTCCTCTCAATACCAAATACAATTTGGGCAGCAAAGTCAACAATTGAGTCATCACATCTGTAGCAAATTGGAAGTGGCATTGATATTGTGTTTGGTGTTTTTGACAAATTATCAAACGATTGTGAATCAGCACCAGAAAATGCATATATTGATTGAAATTTATCTCCACAAAATATATATCTTGTACTTATCTTTCTACATTTAAGTACAATTTGCTGTTGTGCTATTGACAAGTCTTGCGCTTCATCAACAAATATATAGTCATAACTTGGGAATCTATACGGCAGTACATTTGGCAACCAAACCATATCAGCATAATCTATTGTTAAAATATTTTCTTTGCCCCATTTTAGAAGCTTTTTTGTCACTTCCATTTCATCATACAATGGCATTATTCCAAACTTATTTGCTGTCAATGCAATTCCTTTTATACCATCACATAAATTGTTTCTACAAAAAATCAGCAAGTGCTTTATATTTGATATATATTTTTGCTGCTCGTTGTTTGACATTTTATAGAAATATTCAGTATATTTTTCAATATTTGAATATAGTTCCTTATGATACTTGAACTCATCTACAGAAGGATTAAAATCGTTATTCATTTTAATTATACTGTATCCCAAACTGTGAATAGTAGAAATTTTCAAGTTTTCAATACCAACTGATTTTTTTGTTATATCATTGATAATATCTTTATTGAATGCACAGTAAAATTTTGTAGTATCGGCTCCTATCGCTTTCATTATCTCAATTAGCGTTGAAGTCTTACCACAACCAGCATAAGCTTGTATCATAATATTCCCATTTCCATTGACAACTTTGTCTATAATTTCCTTTTGATATAAACTTAATTCCATTTCAAATGTTAAAATATTATAATACAATTATATGTAAAATAATTTACAAATAAAAAAAAATCTCATACAAGCTGAACTTGTATGAGATTTTTTTGTCGAGAATAACCGTATATAAAATTATAATAAAATCTATGATTCTACTACATTTTATTTCTTGCTTCAACGAAACATTGCTTTTTAGGAACATAATGTTCGGTCATCCGCAGTGGGTTTCTCCACAAGCGTAAATTCGGCAGTACGGCTACCTATTTTTTATTAGAATATGTGTTAACTGTTACAAACCCTAATTAGGCAAGAGCGCTCTTAATAGCGTTTACCAAAGTTGGGTTGTTCTTCAAGCTGTTGATAAGCTGATTGAAGTAACGCTGTGCATCGTCATCACCGTCATTAGCGAAACAAGACTCGGTAATTGGCTCTGACTGTTCAGCCTTTTCTCGCAGCTTCTGCCCAACAAACTCGATAATTTCACCCCTATCGGCATTTTCCAAGTCGATTTCACCATCCCATCCTTCCTCAACTACAAGATGCACAAGCTCCTTGCGGTTAAGAGTCTCGATGTTAATAGCCTCTTCGGATGCTTCCTCACAAGAAGGCTGTTCAACAGCGTCCTTAGGAAGGAAACGACCATGAGCATCACGCTTTGGTGTAGAAGGTACGGTCTTTGGGGTGGTTGTACGCTTCGTAGCAGTTGCCAACTTCGATGCTGGACGCTTTTCTGAAGCAGTACCTTGTACATGTCCCTTCTCGATTTCATCCATCGACATAACAACCACGGTCAGACCAAATGCTGTGAGTACGCTAAGATACGTAGCGAGTGAAACATTGGTCTTGTTAAGAACGTTATTTACCTCACTAACCGATACGCCAAGCATATCTGCTACTCCCCTAGTGGTGAGAGATTGCTCACGCATAATGGTCTTAACCCTCTCACACACATCGTTGAGAGCTTGCTGTGTCAATGAGCGACACGCGGCAAGAAACTGATTCTTATTTTTCATTTGTTTTAAAAAAAATATAATTGTTAAACAATACGTAAATTCTTGTTAATATCTTGGCTTATAAAGCCAAGATATTTAAAGTAGAGGCAATCAGCTATTAAGGAAGCTGAAAGATTGGCTCACCGAAGAGTGTGTGGTCAATAACCTTTGCACCTACTGGTACACGTCCTTCACACCACTTAAGCTCACGAGTCTCTGTGCGAGTAGCACGAGGTGCACAAGTTGCACGAACTGTGCGTGTCTCACAAGGAACGGTTTCGGTGATAGGTCCGCGATTTGCCCAATCGCAAGCCTTTGCGGCCTTTTCAAGGTTGCGGTACTTGCCCATATCCTCGTTGAACTTGATTGTTCCGCGAGTGGTGTAAGCGTAGTTGCTACGAAGTGGCTTGTCCACTTGTACACAGATTCCATCTGGCTCTCTTTCATCACGGACAGCCCTACGTGTCTCACGGCAGCAAGAAGTATGCGTTGGAACTTCCTCAACTTCTACGGTAAGTACGATGCCACCAAAATCAAAAGTCTTCTTCATCGTTTGATTGTGTTTGTTTGTGAATAATTTAGTTATTAATTCTCGTTGTTCTTTTGTTCTGTTACGATTATATAGAAGAAAATCGAAAAACAAAAAAAACTTGTTGTTAAAAAATGTTAAACATTGTTTTGTATCGTCAGAAACAAGTTCGTAATCGATACAAAATGAATATATACAAAAAAAATGACGAAACAAAATTTTTCGCCATTTTTTTATTATTTTTTTTTTTATTATTGATACTTCATCCAAAGACTGTTCATTTTATCAATAATTAATTTTCTTAATTTTGACTTGGTTTTGTAAATGGGCTATCAAAATCAATATTTGAAAAATCAAAATCATCTTCTTCTGCGCCCATATTTGATTGTGGTGGGGTGTTATTGTCCAATTTAGAAACATAATCACCCAAATCTTCAAGACCGCACAAATAATGCCCATATTCATCATATACATCATATACGGAAGCTGACACTCGCTTTATTATAAAAGGTATACCTTCATATTCTACCTTTATTTTTCTTTCTTTCCCTTCAGAAAATGACATTCCGTAAACCTTGTCAAAGAACAAGCTGCTTATTCTTCCATCAATGTTTATTTTCTTATCATATAGTTCTTGACACAATATTCTATATTTATGATGCAATCCAACGACAGCATAACCGTTGCTGAATCCTTCACTTCTGAATTCGTCATAAATGTGCCCTAAAGCCCTTTCCAAGTCTTCGTTGTTTGCTATTGACTGATAGATATAATTTTCAGTATCTACCTTCTCGAAGGTTTTTCCCATATCAAGAGAAATCGCAATTGGGTGACAAGACGAGAAATTATAAACAACGCATACATTTCCATCTCTATTACCAGAGAATATAAGACCTTTTATGAATTGTCTTATATTTGCTCGTTTGTAGTTTCTCAAGAATTCCCTCCAAGCGATAACTGCCCCACTAGATGTATGTCTACCTTGTGTATAATAATGACCCATTCTACGAATAACATTGTCTGAATCACGTAATACTGTAGATAGCAATGTTTGTTGGTTTCTAAGAATATATTTTATTTGGTCTTCTATTGACTTGTCATCGCCATGTGCTGCTCGGCACACCAATGGGTCAAATATTAAATAATCGCGCAAATCATCTGTACAGATTACCTTCACTATTGCGTGTCCATATTTCCTAGTACCTCCATTTCTGATTGGTTTCCCATCCAAATCGACAAGCATACCATTTATTTCCTTTCCACATTGATGAGGTGTTCCCCATCCACGACCGTGCAAGTCTTCTTCAGCGTTGTAAACAGATGACTTCAATGTGTATGTGGTGTAAATTCCGTCTCCATATCCATTGCCAGTACCAGTGTTAGTAAATTGTCTTCTGTTTCCCATTAAAGCAATGTTTTCCAATGCTGATTTTGACTCATTTGCGCAATGGTAAAGATAAAAACCATCAGATGGGTTTTCACTTACCATTTCAATGTTTGCAGTCCTATTTGTGAAATTACCATCTTCACAAAGAAGATTTCTTACGGTATTTTCAAATAAATTTTTCATAATATTCTCTTCAGATAACTCTTAAATGATTCATTTATTTCATTTATTTTTTGCTTTGCTCTTAATTGCTGCATTTTAAAGAAATTCTCATCAATTCCGCACATTTCCAAGAATTCCTCATATGAAGGTATATAACATAATTCAGAATCTTCGATAAGTAGGCTTTCAATCAAAGTACCCTTTATCAAATTTGTCAATGTAACAACAGTGTCATATACCATTATTGACAAATGCTGACTAACCAAGCAATTGTCTATAAGTTGTTTTGTATTTGTATCGTCACCTCCCATTTTACAACAAAGCAGTGTGATACTAGTGGCCAAACGAGCGTAAGATTCGCGTCCAACTGGAATTCTTCCTTTAACAAATTTTTCTTTCTGAAGAAGTTCAATCATTGCTATTTCTTTTAGTACGTTAGACAATGATTCTGTAGTAAAATTATGCCTATTGTTTATCTGTTCAATCATTGGTACAATTGAATCATATTTGTTTGTATTATGACTTCCGTTTTGTATTACTTTTATTGAAGCAAGAATATTTTGCAAACACTTCTCTACTTTAGAATTGTTTTCATTAAATGGGTTTGGCGCTTGTTCTGTAGGTTCTTGCTGCTGTTTAGGTACTTCTACATCTTCTGGTTGACGAACCATTGTTAAATCATTACCAACATTGGTTACTCGTCTTTGATATTTGTCGTGCAGATTAAGCACGTCTTCCATAGGCTGACCGTTGTTGTCGGTCATAAGTTCTGTCTGACTTTCATCATATACATAACCATATTCCCATTCTCCGTTTGTAGGTGGGGCATTATGGTTTCTACCAACTCTGTTTGCCAAATATCCTCTTGTTCCACCAGCTTTTAAGTCTCCTACAAAAGACGAATTTGTTATAGCTTCATATCCTGCTGGGTCATTGTATTTGTTTTTATATGGTACTTCAATTACAGCACCAATGGCATTAGGTATAAGCTTTCTATTGAAATACTTTGCCCAATTCCTTTCTGTACTTACAAATCTTGGTACAATACCTTGTGCTTTATATTGGGCATAAATCATTATACTGTTTCTATCGCTGAATTGAACAAATTCCCAACCTTTTTCAGATGCTCCCAACATTCTAATACCTCCGACAAAGTTCTGTAGGAATTTTTTAACATCTTCCTCGCCAAAACGCTTGAACAAATCATCAATGAATTTATCAGTCAATTCTGAAGCTGCGTTATAATCATCTTCTGTTGCTTCGTTTAATATTTGATGCTTTACAGATTCTATGTCATACGAATATGGAATCTTCATACCATTTAAAATCTTTACAATACCTTCAGTCCACATCTTGCTATCAAGAAAATCATTAACCAAATTAAATAGAACAGCAATATGTAAAGATGGAAATTGGTTGTTACTTGCGTCACCAATTTCAAGATTTATATTTTTTTCCATAACCTTGAACTTGGCAAGAGTATTTTTACATCTATCCGTTATGGTATTCATCAAAAATGTTAATGCTTTATTTGGATTCTGCCTATAATCTTCATTTGGGTTATCACCTTCATCTGGTACTGCGACAAATCTTAAATCAGCAAATTTTACTTGCTTTTGAGATTCTGTTTTATGTGAATATCCTGTTAAAATAATATGCATATTATATATATTTAATATAATTATAAATATTTTAGATAGATAAAAAGTAAAATATATTATATTTTTCAGTATATTATTCTAGTTATAATATATATCATAAATAAGCAATGAAAAAATATGTTATAAGTTTATTTTTATCAATTTCTTGTATTTTTTCGGTTTATACACAAGATTTTTCAACAAATTTTGGATTAGGATTTGTATACCCTTTTGAACGCACATATGTTAATGTAGAGCTGTGCGATAAGATAGCACCAAATTATTCATTGGCATTGTCAGCCGACATCAGCAAAGTAGAAACAAACCTTTCACCAAAATTAAAAATAAATGTTAAAAACATCTGTTTGGATTTAGGGTTCGGTTGGGGGCATAAATTTGCAAAGGAAAACATAAGTGACCACAACTTTCATACGTATACAGTTGGCTTATATTGGCTAAAGAACAGATATTATTTTGGAGGCTCAATGTTTTGGAGGTCATACGAATCGCACATAGGTTTTCACAAAGGAACTTTAAGATTATGTTTAGGATATAAAATATTATAAACAAATATCTCATACACAGTTTAATAGTGTATGAGATATTTTCATTAATAACTAATATCATCCAAATTTACATCACCAAACATATCTGATTGATTTATATTGAATTTCTTTGGAAGTTCAACAAATGGGAATACTGTGTTCAAATATTTTTCAATTCTAATATTCAAGTCATCTGTCATTGAAGTAGCTTTTGCAATGTCAGCCTTTAATTGACCGTTCTCATATGTATCAAGTGGTTTAACATATTTCAAGAACAAATCCTTGTAAAATGGCAGATAATTGTTTCTATCAGCAAATGTACTGAATGGCTGGCTGAATATGTTTGAATTCAATATACCTTTAGTGCTCAAATCTGCCAATGGAGCTTGGTTTCCGTTTGGCTTAAGCATTTGTTTCACCAAATTTACATTGTTGGAAAACTTATTGGTAAGGTTTGGGCAAATAAAGAACCATTTTACAGTCGCTCTGTTTGACATTATTTTGAACATAACGTGGAATAAGTCTGGTTCATCATCATCAGTACTCTTGCCTGGAAAATCACAAATGAACACTTGTAATGGGACAGCCTTTCTCTTTTTACCTTCCCTCGTCACGCCCCCTTTTTTTTTCATCAGATTATCACACAGATAGTTTATTTCTTTTGGAATTACTCTGTCACCCCCAATTGAGTTGTCATCCCAATTTCTGCAAGCAAGGTTTGGCTCGCTCACAAGTCTGCTTTTCAAATACTTTTGATAAGCTGTCTGATTGTAATTCCATCTATCAATATCCTTATTCTCGTATAGTGAAAGATTACCATTTTTGCTAATCTTGTTATAATACCAATCCTTGATGCATTGCTTAAGGAAATTGTCTCTGTTTTTGTGCGTGACTTTCTTTTCAATTTTCTTTGTTGCGTCTTTCAAAGCTTGATTGAATATGTCATTTACATCGTCTTGCATTTCTTCGGATTCATCATCATCTTCATCATCGTCTGCTGGTAAAATATCCTTGAAATGGTCTTGAAGTACATAAAACAAATCAGTATCATCCAAATATTTCTTTGGCTGCTTGAAAGAATCAACCCAAATAACTATGTCGTGTAATTTTGGGAACCCATCATCACCAATGGTTGAATTGCTTGCCCTTAAAAAATTTGAGTCAAGGAAATCCTTGACCAATGAAACCTTATCACTAAGTCCATTTACCTCTTCTCGGACAAGTTTTTCAACAAGTCTTTTATTTGCTTTTTCGGTTATAATAATTTTCATATTGAATCAACAAATCATTTTATATAAATATCTAATTAGCTGTAATTGAACTATAATTTAATATGCTAATTTTATCATCAGATACTGACAAATTGAATTCATAACCGTTTTCATAATCATTTTCCAATATTTCATTGGTAATCAAGTCCTCTATGTTTTCTTGAATATATCTCAATATTGGTCTTGCTCCATATTCCTTCTGTACCCAACACTTATCAACAATCAACTTGACTATACTTTCGTCATACTTGACACCATAACCAATGTCGTTTACTCTCTTAATTACCTTATCAAGCTCAAGTCTGCAAATATCAAACATATTTTCATATGACAAATCGTTAAAATATATGATATTATCAAGTCTATTTAAAAATTCTGGTGCAAATTTATTCTTTATTTCTTTTTCAATGATTGATTTTGTCTTGCCATTGCTGTCAGATACAAATCCAATTCCTCCACCAAATTCTTGTGCTTGTTTTGTACCAACATTTGATGTCATAAGTATGATTGTGTTCTTAAAGTCAACAACAACACCGCTATTATCCGTAAGTCTTCCTTCGTCCAAAAGCTGAAGGAATACATTATATACCTCTTGGTCAGCCTTTTCAATCTCATCGAGAAGTACAACGCAATATTTCTTGTTCTTTACTGCCTCTGTAAGCTGTCCACCGTTATCAAATCCAATATATCCAGGTGCTGCACCAGTTAACTTTGAAACACTATTCTTCTCTGAATATTCAGACATATCTATACGAATCAATGAATTCTGACTACCAAATATCTCTTCAGCAATTTTCTTTGCAATGAGTGTCTTTCCGACTCCACTCTTTCCGACAAACAGCATTGATGAAATTGGTTTGTTTTTATTGCCAAGCCCAATCTTGTTTCTTTTGATTACCTTGCAAATCTTATCAATAGCGTCATCTTGCCCAATTACACTTTGTTTCAAGATGTTGCTTATATTCGCAAGCTGTTTCTTTTCATCGATGCTTAATTTTTGTACTGGAATATTTGTTATGTCGGCTACTGTTTGGTAAACGTCATTAACAGTTATTGTCTTTGTATACTTTGACTTGTTATTTGACATTTCCCTTTCTATTTCGCTTATTTTTTCCTTCAATTGGTTCTTTCTGTCAATGATAGATGAAATAGAATCAAATTCTCCTTGTTTGGTCAGATTCTGTCTTTCATTTTCAATGGTATTGAGTTCGTTTTCTATACTCTTAATATCTTTGTTGCAATTTGAGATGTTTGCTCTTGCGCCACATAGGTCTAACACATCAATTGCAGAGTCTGGTAAGCATCTGTCTGTAATATATCTTTCAGCCAAAGAGACGCATTTTTCAATCGTATCATCCAAATATTTGACGTTATGGAAATCTTCATAGTAGTATTTGTTCTTCTGTATGATTTCAATTGTTTCTTCCTTGGTTGTAGGCTCTACAACAACCTTTTGGAATCTTCTGCTAATCATTGTGTTTGACTCGATTGAGTTTCTGTAATCCTTGTATGTGGTTGTCCCTATTACCTTAACGTCACCATTTGACAATATATCTGTCATCATTGAAGACATATCAGTATCTCTGTCCCTTGTTGTTGATTTGAGTACAGTATGAATATCATCAATGAAAAGAATATATTTATCTGACTTTCTGATAGCATCAAATACCATCTTAACCCTTTCTTCGAATGCTCCGCGTAAGTAAGTACCAGCAATAAGTGAAGATACGTTTAATTGAATGATTCTTTTTCCTTTCATCACATCAGGTACATTACCGTTAACTATTTCATTTGCCAACCCATATACCATTGAAGTTTTTCCTACACCACCTTTACCAACAATAACAACATTATTCTTGTTTCTTCTTGCAAGGACTTCGATAATGTTTCTCATTTCTCGTTGTCTTCCAATATAGTCATCAAAAAGGTTGTTTTCTGCTTGTTTTGTCAAATCCGTAGTAAACATTTCAAGCGGAGATGGTTTGCTTCCAATCAATTCATTCTTGTTTGTTGCATTATTATTAATTAATTTCATTGCTTTTTTTGCGGCTTCAGTTGATTTTTTAGTTACGTCCAAGCATTTTGTAAATGCGAAATTGTAGTCAATTCCTATATTTCTGAAAATTTCAATTAGCTTATTGTGAGAGTTAATTGGATTTATCATAGCTAGCAGCACGTGTTGGCTTCCAATCATCGGACAGTTCATCTGTTCCATTTCATATTCTGATTCATCAAAAATATGTTCCAATTCGTCACTTATTTCAATTTCATTTTCCTTTGGTTTATCTATCAGAGGTACGAGACTATCTCTAATATGAGAAATGAATATATTCTTTATATCCTCAATGCTTTGCGCTCTCATAAAACTACCAAGTAATACATAGGCGTTGCATTTCTTCTTATCCAACAGTGATACAAGAAAATATTCTGGTGTAATCTTCTTAGTTGGGAATTCTCTAGTAAGTGAGTCTGTCATATATGATAACACATCAGCAAGCTCATTTGTTATTGATTTCATATTCATAATCGTTATATTACATATAAATAATAAGAAAATATATCAGCTTTTTCAATAACAGATAAAAATGTATTTAAAATTTGTTAAAATTAATTTTTTTTTATAAAATACAAAAAAACATATTTATGGGTAAAATTTTATCAATTTATAGTAACAACAAGGATAGAGCGTGGTTTGATTCTAGTAACGTTCTTTACGCTGAATGCGATGACAAAACAAATGATTTAAAAGAAGTTAAGGTTGTGTTCAAGAACGGTGGCACGTACCTTTATCATAAAGTTAAAGTTAACGACTGGCTTATGTTCAGAGAATCAGCATCAATAGGAAAAGGATTCAATGCATATATCAAACCATATGAATACGAAAAGGTGGAAAGCGACAGAAGTGTCGATGACATCAAGAATGAGCTTTCAACTATATTGGAAAGCATAAATAATGAGACTGATAATACTGTGGAAGATGGCAATGCAGATTGATGAAATTAGGGTTATAAGCGACTTGATAAAGGTTACATATGACAATGATACTCATGTACTTACAATATCGTCAGATTTAAACCCAACGATAATAGACAAGAACTTTAATGAATTAGAGGATAAACTGAATTCTCTTAATGCAAAGGTTAATAAATTACTTTTTAATTACACTACATTATGAACAATGTTGATAAACAATATTTGGATTTATATAACGATATTTGGGCAAATGGTACTACAAAAGAATCAAGAAGTGGTGACGTGAAGTCTGTTTTCGGAAGACAACTTAGGTTTAATTTGGAAGAAGGATTGCCGATACTTACAACAAAGAAGGTATATACAAAAGGAATTATACACGAGCTGTTGTGGTTCTTAAAAGGAGATACAAACATAAAGTATTTGGTTGAAAACAAAGTTTATATTTGGAATGCTGATGCTTATAGGTTCTATTGTGAAAAAGTTAAAAAGCATAATGAGATTTTACAAGAATACAAAACCAACAAAATGTTTGCTGAATATTCCACAATTGAAACTGATACAGAGGGAGATTTTATCAAAAACGTTTTGGAACAGAAACGTATTTTCTTGATTGATAAGCCTTATGAGTTCGATACCGCAAAATATAATTACACATATGGCGATTTAGGTCCAGTGTATGGAAAACAGTGGAGGGCTTTCGATAATAAAGTAGACCAAATAAACAAGTTGATTGAAACGCTTAAAAATAATCCAGAGGATAGGAGAATGCTTTGCATTGCATTTAATCCAACAGTAGCTGATGAGGTGGCTTTACCTCCTTGCCACGTTATGTTTCAATTATATACAAAAAAAATAACAGACCATGAACGTTTAGAAAATGCGTTAAAATATGGATATGTTGATAAGGATGTTTACGAAGAATTAGTCAAAGAGCATGTTTCACTAATATGCGCTAGGAATAATTCAAAAGAAGATTATGAAAATTTCCACAAAAAAATGGATGATTTAAACATACCTCGATACAAGTTAAGCCTTATGTGGTATCAAAGAAGTGTAGACTTTGGTTTGGGATTACCATTTAACATAACATCTTATGCAATATTAACTCATATATTTGCAAAATTAGCTAATATGATACCAGATGAGCTTATTGGTTCACTTGGAGATTGTCATATTTATTTTAACCAAAGGTATGGATTAATGAACCAGTTAGGACGTGAGGGGTATGATACGTTGCCCACATTGGTTATCGAAGGTAATCAAACAAAAATTGAGGATTTTAAGTATGATGATTTTAAAATCGTTAATTATTTGTGTGAAAAACCAGTAAAAATGCCATTAAGCGTTGGCTAACTTTAAGGACGAATAATATATTTATAATATATAATATGCAAATTATGTCAAATATAAATATAAAAATAAAGAAGGTTGTCTCCGAAGTATTGAAAGAGGCAGTAAATGAAACATCAAGGAGGCAAAAAGCTGATGCAGCAATCAATAAAAAAAACCCAAACATTCAAACTTTGGCAATTTTAACAAGTGAGAATCCTCGATTTGACTCAAATACTGATGGTAAAAATGTTACAAACGCAGACAGACGAGAGAATTTGGAAAAGGACTTGAAGTTGGGACATTATGCTTGGTTCCCAGTTAAGGGTCAATATGGAGGTAAGGAAAAATCATATATCATTTACAATATTTCTTTGGAAGACGCTTTGCATTTAGGACGTAAATTTGGACAAGAATCAATTATCTTCAATGAAGGTGACAAGTGCCAATATTGGGAACAAAGCGGTGACGGTAATTATGAAATGACTCACGAAAGGGATATTAGTCAAAAAATTGATATGACTGATGCGGATGACTACTATACGCAAGTGAGCAGAAAAAATAAATTCCAAATCCCATTCTTCGATGGAAGCGATGAAAATATGGAAGCTATGAATGAAAGTATGAAATATGTCAATAAGGTCATTAATTCAAGGGTTAAGAACTTGAATGAGGCCAAAAGACGTATAGATTCGTCTTTAAATGCAGCATCTCCATATAACAGATATTGCAACAGAGGGCAGCTTTATGGAAATAAGTTTCAATGGTAATTAATTTGTTATGGTCAGTTTCTTCAAAATCATTTTATTTGTTGCATTGTTTTTTATAATTGAGATTTTATCTGAAAGCATTGCAAAAAATCATTCATTGATAAAGTTTATGAATGACGCGCCTTTAAAGAGAAGGAAATGGTGTCAATTTATAATTAATACTATAGTATGCACTATTTTTATGTTTATTACAAAATGGTACGCAGCTTCTGCTGTATGGTATTTTTTGATAATTGTTACTACTGTGCTATATAAATGGATTGAAAACGACAGATATATTGAAGAGGAATATTACGAATGAAATTTTAATAATGAAAAAATACCGATTTATTGTTGAATCGGTATTTTTTTTGTTATTTATATAAAAAATATTTTTTTTCGAAAAAGTATACTATTTATATATAAATTATTACACAACATATTATAATTATGTTAGATAGGTATCCTACTTTAGAACAAAAGGGATTCATTTCTGACGAAGTGAATCACAAGATTGCTTATATAAGCAAGAACGTTAGAGGTAAAGAGAGATTTTCACCTCTAGAATCTTTTTTTGAAGAAGACAACAAGAGTCAAGTGACAATTGATGTCGCATGCTGTAGATTACACAGACATTAATATTTTAAAAGATAAGATAAAAAAATCCATACAAACAATGAATAAAAATTTAGATGAACTCAAGAGAATTAAAGAGTTGATGAACTATGGGTTAACTGAAAACAAGAAGCAGTACAGCAGTGTTGAGCATAGCAAGGAAGCAGCAGACGGTAAGGTCTACGGAATTGTTAGAGAAGGTACTAAGTACTACATAAAGGTCTCAAAGGATAAGAAGAACCTTATCAAGGAGAACTTTGATTACATTGGCGGCTTCATGAATCGTAAGAGATATGAATACAACAGTTTCGCTAACGCTTTGAAGCAGTTTGACCTAAAGATGATGTCTATAAGGGAAGCAAAGGCAAACGGCAAGGACATAATCATCGAGTCTTGGAATCCAGAAAAGAAAGAATTTCTTGCTTTGGAATCAACAAACAAGATGCGTCAAGAAATTATGCGTCAACGTCAGATAATGGAAAATGCAAAGCTTATCAGCGAAGGTAAGTGCTGCACCAACCAACCATACTGTGATGATGTAAAAGATGTTGAGGATTGCGAAGGTGTTAAACAGCAAGGCAAGGACAACATTAGCGGAAAAGTTAAACCAAAGAAGGGAAAGGCTATTAAGGAAACAGCCGACAGATTGGCTTGGCATCATACTGGTCAGAATGCACAAGGTACTATTGCTGACACCTATATGGATAAGAGCCACGGCACAGAAATCGGAGATGGTAAACCATTCAATAAAGCCAAGAATTCTGAAGAAGAAATGGAAAATGGCGTTGTAGAGGAACACAACACTTCTATGGCCTATGCATCAGACAATCAAAATAACCCAGAACCAGGAACTGGTCCTATTGGAAAGGATGACCCATTCGACAAGAAGGGTGCAACACAAATCAAGGAGGATATTGATGATTTGGATGATTCATCTGTAATTGATGATGAAGATTACGGTGGAGGCTTTAACGATGACGGTAATTTTGGTGATGATGGTTCAACATATGACGCTGAATACGATGACCAATCTATGGAAGGTGATGAGTTGGGTGATGACAGTATGATGGAAGTCGATGATGACGAACCATACGAAGATGATTCAACAGAATATGAACTTGAAACCGATGGAGGCGCTGATGATTTGGATACATATGATGATTTGAATTCAGATGCTGATTTAGGTGGAGAAGGCGGTGACGTTGAGTCAAGATTGTCTTCGATTGAATCAACACTTAACACGATATTGGATAAGTTGGATAACATTGACAGTTCTGAATTCGAAGATGATGACTTGTATCCAGAAGATGGAGAAGATGATGACCTTGGAGGCGATGATTTCGATGATGATTCTGATGAAGATGATGACCTTGGAGGTGATGATTTCGGTGATGGAGAAGGTGATGACCTTGGAGGTGATGATTTCGGTAACGGAGAAGGTGATGACCTTGGAGGCGATGATTTCAGTAATGGAGAAGGTGATGACCTTGGAGGTGATGATTCTGATGAAGATGATGATAGTGTAGTTTACGAATCAAGGTCATACAGAAAGATGAGACTCGCTGAAGAAAACAGACTTGATGATTTCGGAAAGCATCCAGCTTATAGAAAAGAACCAATGAAACGTCCAGAAACTGGTGTTGATAAGAACTCTCACGGTAGGGATTGGAATCACAGCAGTGTTCACAGTGAAGAACCTTATGGTCAAAAAATTGGTGATGGTTCTCCATTCAGCGTAAACCCAGAAGAAATCGAAAATGCTATTGTTGAAAGTGTTATGAAGCTATTAAAAAAAAAGTAATATCTGAAAAGCACGTTTTAAAAGTACCTAATAAGGGTGGTGATGACGATATGTCTTTGGATGATAATATGCCAGAACCACAAAATGATGAACCAATGGGCGGTGACGATTTTGGTAACGAACCTCCAATGGGTGGCGAAGAGCCAATGGGTAGTGAACCAGATATGAATGATGATTTCGGAGATGGTGATGATTTTGGAGGTGGCGAAGAAGGTGATGAATCTACAGAACATTTAATTAGTATGTATAAGTCTTTAACACCACAAGACAAAGTTGCTGCCGAACGTTACATACAATCATTGACTGCCGATGACGGTGGTGATGAAAAATCTGAAGAACCATTTGATGATGAGCCAATGGGTGGGGAAGAACCACCAATGATGGACGATGATGGCGGCTTTGGCGATGAAGGTAGTAACGAACCTCCAATGGGAGGAAACCCAATGAGGGAATCATTTGTTAGGGAAATTGTAAACAATCCAACAATGACAAAGAGGCAAGGACGAAGAGATTACAGAAAGGTTGGTGATGATGTACCAAAAAAAGGAAACCCTTTTGTATCAAATCGTAGATAATACAATAAAATACAGAAAGCGATTGTTTTCTGTATTTTTTTTGCCTTAAAACTATTTATTAATAAAATGTAATTCGACACATGAAGGTTTATGGAAAAAAGTCATTGTCGTTAAAGGAAATGACATACAAGAAGAAGAATGTAATCCTTAAGGAGGATGATACTGTATATACCAATGATGTAAGTGGAATGGCTAAATCTTTGAATAGGGATGGCGATGTCACTATCACTAATCAAACACCTAGAAAGACGATTGATGTTAATATATTAACAAAAAACAATAATGTAACCCCACAAGACATTCAATCTTCAGACGAGCTTCAATCTGCACTAACTGTAGCCAAGAATCAACCAGTAGATGTGGAAGTGAATGCTCAAAAAGTTAACGGAACTGTCACACCAATCGGTAATAGAACACAAAGTACAGCACTTGCTGAAGGTTTTAAGTTTACAAAACGAGAAATGAGTAGTTATTTAAACAAGTTATAAAAATATGAAAATTATTGTCACAGAAGACTCTTTGGTACGTAACGCATATGAAATGAAGAACAATGAATACGTGTTGCCAAATGTGCTGTACAACAACTTGAAACGGCACAAGACAAGTTTAGGTGACAATCCTTGTTTTCCAGAAGAAACAAAATATCCTTTTGATTATATAATCATCAAGGATAGGTACACAGAGGTTATTGACAAGTTTAAAACGTTGGGTGAAGAAGTTAATGGCAAGTCTTTGGATGAGATAAAAACGTTATGTAACAGACTGATACACGAGTGTATGGAAATTGAAAGAAAACACAGAGATTTCCTAAACAAGTTATGCGTAAGTGTTGTAAATGAGATATTGTGTGTACCAGAAAACACAGTAATAATCAAATGTAATTTGGTAGATTCAGTAAAACCAACCAAACAGCCAAGAGTTATACCAGAAGATGATGTAAAAAACGTGTACTCTTTTGATGATGTAGATGATATAAAGAATTCAAATTACGAGATTCTTAAGAGAAGGGTTATTAATTCTATAATACAAGGTGCATCATATAAGTTGTCTTTAAAATACCAAATGTTCGTTGATGAAATAAACAACATAGAACCAGAGCTTATAGAACTATATAAAAAGATAACAATTTTGGGCGATTATATATTGTTCAATGAGGAAGCTAAAATAGACGAACGAAATTTAAGCCTTGGGGCTTACGTTTCTGTGTCTTTGGGAACGTTTGGCAAGAAAACAATCATAGATTCACAAGCACTTATATTTCCTTATCTGCTTAAGGAAACTATTCGAGGATTTTTTGAACTGTTTGCTTCTCACAGTCTACCAGAAGACAACGAAAAAGCAATGTATATCATACGGCATGCGGATTTTATGGTTGCAGAATCTTGGGATTTGAGGTTTGGAGTTAAACTGTGGGAGATATTAAGCCAAAAACTTCAAGATGAATTGATTATACCTTATTTCTTTATGACTTTGTGCAATTTACCAAAAATTGAGTTTATGAGGAAGATGAAGGAAATATTATCAAATACAAAATTAGGCGAGTCAATCATTGATGACCTTATTCTAGCTAGCAAGAAGCAAATAACATATAACAAGCTGCCTAGTAATACTACGCCAAAAGACAGTTTTAAGGCTATCATATCAGATGAAGTTGAAGAAGATGACTTTACTATAGAAGAATTGAAGAATTTGAATTAAACTAAGGGGGTGGATTTTTGTCTATCTCCCTTTTTTATTATATTTTAAATATTTATAATAAAATAATTTCTTCTGGTTTTTATTTTTTTTTTTATATATAATAATTAAAAATTATAATAATATGCTTGATGTAAAACATTTAACTACAGAATATGCGAAATGCTATTCAGACCCATCTCGAATATACTTTATAGAACATTATCTTTCTACACTATTCGGTGACAAGGGACTGCAACCATTGCTGTTGTTTCCAAGACAAAAGGTATTTTTGCATTCACTTGCTGAAAATAAGGAAACAATAGCTATTAAACACCGTCAAGCTGGTATTACAACAATTACAGCTGGTTGGGCTTGCGGACAAATCACATTTGCCTCAAAACAAGCACCAGAAACTATATTGTGTATTGGTAATAAACTTGATTTGGCGAATCAAATGGTTGAAAAAATAAGAATGTTCTTGGAGCAAGTTCCAAGATGGATGTGGGGCAACGATTTTTATTCACCAGACCCAAAATCGGAAAAGAACAAAAGGGATATTTTCGTGAAATGCTCTAAGTCAGAACTTGAATTGTTCAATGGCTGTAAGGTTTATGCAAGGTCTTCTGGCCCAAATGCTGCACGTGGTATTTCGTCTGTTTCTTTATTGGTATTTGACGAAGCCGCGTTCATCGAAAACGGAATTTCAGTTTATGGTGCTGCCGTAGCCGCAACATCTGCAAGACCAGATAGAAAAATTGTGATGATTTCCACACCAAATGGCAAGGACTCTTTGTACTTTAACACGTATAAGCAAGCTCAATTGAAGGAAAACAATTATAATGCTGTTGAATTCAAATGGTTTCAAGACCCAAGATATAACAAGTTCTTGAAATGGTACAGAAAGAATGAAAAAACTGGTGATTATGATTGGATTGAGGAAGATATAATTGACAATGACGGTTCAATTGTCTATAATGAGCAAAGATGGGAAGAGCTTGTCAGAAAAGGATATACTCCAACATCTCCTTGGTACATATCAATGTGCAAGGCTTTCAATAACGACACGATGATGATAGCCCAAGAGCTTGATGGCTCGTTTATGGGTTCTGCAAACAACGTTGTTTCGCCAGAATATATTGATATGCAAAGCAATTTGAATGTAAGAGAGCCTCTTAAGGATTTTAAAGACCCTCTTGTAGAAGATTCTTGGTTTTGGAAGAAACCAATTGAAGGACATAGATATATTATGGGAATTGACCCGTCAAGAGGTACTAGCGAGGATAGAACTGCAATTGAAATCATAGATATTGACGGTAGAGATGAGAACGGTATGCCTATTATTGAACAAGTTATGGAATACTTGGGTAAAAAGCTAGGAGACGATATTGGCGGTATTGCTTATCAGTATGCTGTAATGTATAATAACGCATATATTGTAGTGGACTGTACTGGTGGACAAGGTGATAGTTGCATCTTAACGCTTATGCAGCTTGGATACAAGAATTTCTACTTCGAGGATGCATCACAAAAGACATATATGGTACAGAATTCATCCAAGATTTATATGAAAACAAATCAAGACCAACTACCAGGCTTCCATTTCCAAGGAAATAGATACCCAGTACTTGCCAATTTTGCAACAATGGTTAGAAGTAATGAGATAAAAATTAGGTCACAAAGGGTTATTGCAGAACTTGAAACGTGGATTTTCAAGGGTGAGACGCAAAGAATTGACCATATGGACGGTATGCACGATGATACACTGACTTGCTTGGCTATGTCGCTGTTCGTGCTTACGTTCTCGTTCAACAAACTTGAGTCTGCAAAGAGCAAGGATGCCGCAATATTGAATGCATATATTATGAACAACGCAAATATATATACAACCAATCAAGCGAATGTGGCAAGCTTGTCTATGACACCATCCAATGGCTTGAGGATGCCTTTTTATTCATCAAATAATTTAAACAAAAACAATAATTCTGCTTGTTATGGCTCTTGTTTGTGGGTTTTTGGTATAATGCATTAAAAAATACCGAAAAAATTTGGTTTATTCATTTTTTTCTTTTATTTTTTAAATAAAAGAAGATATGAATAGATTGACAAAAGAGTATAAATTAAATGAAATTGATAATTTTGACTTAAAAATTGGAACAGTAAACAGATTTAATCCAACAGCTTTCTACATAATAGGGAAAACGTGGATTAAACCTACGGAAGAAATGAAATATTGTGAAATTTTCAATTGTTGTTGGTATAACTTTAAGAAAAAAGTTTCCAAAATGATTGCAAAGCACAATTTTTCACAGAAGCATCTAATAAACTATGATGTAAATTTTCAGTCTATGTCCCCAAATTCGACTAATTATCTTTGTTTTGACATAACAATGAAGCAAATAAATGATATTATACCTATTAAGGAAATATATGATATAATGTTTGATGATATTGTTGAGATAATTGGTGAATTTCAAAAGGATTTGATTCAAAATAATTTTAATGTAAACAAAAAACAGACAGTACATTAAATACTGTCTGTTTTTTTTATTACTTTTCAAGTAAAACCTCTCTCAAACTCATAAACTTTGCACAATCTTCAATGAAAGTACCTTCGTTAAATGTCTTTGTTTTGATATTCTCATTAATATGAGTCAAATCCAAATCTTCTTGTTCATTTTTGTTCTCACGAATCAAACATTCAACACCTTTCAAGCATTCTGATTTCATTTCATTGAAAATCTGCTCCTTCCTTGCCTTTGAAGTCTTTTCGCTTACTATTTCTGAGAATAAATTTCTTTCCTCGTTGTTCAGCAAGCCATAATACTTGTTGTCAAATTCTCTCATTACAGCATCAGCATTAAATTTTGTCTCATTTACACTATTCTTATGCTGTTTAACATATTCATTGAGAGTATTCAAGCTTTTTTTATACTCATTTAGGTTAGTAATCTTCTTTTTGTGTGACATCAAGTAGTCACAGCTTTCAAACATACGAGTTTTTTCATCTGAAAATTTACTTTCTGGTAAAATACCGTATTTTCTAACCAATTTTATAAGTTTATTGTTTGATTCCTTGATTGTTTTCAAGTCGATGTTTGGTAACACAAGCTGTATGGCCTCGTTGATGTAGCTAATAGTATCATCAGAACTGCATTTGTTGATACTATTGTAGAATGATAACTGCGCCTTCAAGTTATTATCCTCCATAATGGTCTGCATAATCTCTCTAACAGCTTTTGTATTCTCCTTAACTAATCTTGGAAGCGAATCTTGGATTGCTTCATTGCAAGAAGAGAAGCCATTGCACGAATACATCTTGTCTGCTTCAGTTTTGTATTGGTTGTAAGCCTCATCAGAAAGAGCTTTGAGTTGTTCGACACGTCCAACATCTCCACTATTCATTGCTTCTACCATTTGCTGTGTGTATTGCTGCCACTCTTGTATGTGTGGATTTACATAATCTTCCATTATTGTTCTAAAAATATTTTTTTAAGTTATTTTTTCTCATTATCCAAAAATTCGTCAAGAGATGAAATCATATTGTTGAATTCCTCGTTAATTAACAATGTTTTGTCAAGAATATCTGGTCTTGAAACAATTGTTCTGTTTCTTTGTGAATCATTTCTTCTATTTCTCTCTATTTTTTCAATCAACAGAGGTTTGTTCTTGCTTACTGCTTCCATTGGGGGTGGGTTTCCTTCTGGTGGCGTACTACCTTCATCTCCACCTAACACATTGGAAGCATCAGCAGCTGGCATTTCACCACTTTCTCCACCGATTTCACCCATTCCATCATCATTTGGTGAACCTAACTCGTCAAGACCATTGCCGAAGTCACCTCCACCGCCTCCCATAGGTGGCATACCTCCACCACCCATGCCTTGCATATCACCTTCACCGCCTTGGTTCTGATTCTCTTGATATTGAGCACCAGGCTCTCCATAGATTCTATCAACATTATCAAATATACCAGTACGCTTGATGATTTGGTTGGTCATTTGGAGTTCGTTGGCAATCGCCTTCTCCAATCTTATCTCTTCAAAGTTGTCTTGAATCTCCTTGTCACTCCATTTCATAACTTGCTTCAAAGCTCTTTGCAATGACATAATAGGAATACCAGTTCCAGGGTCTGCCACTGCTGTTTGAACAGCACCAATTTTCTTTGAAACATTCTCAATTTCAAGTTGTTCTGCTTGAGTTGAAGGATTGTTCATTGAAAGTGAGAAATTTGTCAAGTCATCATCGAATCCCAACAAATACAAGTGTATACTTGCGACTTTTGTCAATTCCATAAGGAATGCTTGCTGTATTCTATTGATAGTTCTTGTAAATCTCACGTCTTCCAAAGCAAGATTTTGACCATTTCCTTGAGATTCATCGAAATTAAGGAAAGTCCTTGGTATTCTTAAAGCTGTAAGAACCTTGTTTTGAACAAACTTGATGTCATCCAACGCTGTCAAGTTCTGTGCTGCTGAAAGTGTCTCGATTGGTGTAGGTGCGGATGGGTCTCTAACTGGTATAAAGATGTCTTGGTCACATGAATTACTTACGAATATACCGTTTTGACAAATAGAACCATTTGAATTCCAAGTTCTTAATGCAAAATTGTGCCTATCATCTTCGCCATTTAAACCAACAACTGTCATACAATAAACATCATCGCCACTAACCCACTCTATATTTTTAATAGTATGGTTTTTTAAAGATTCTGTGATATATGCTGATATTGTAGCAAAACCTTTTTCTTTGATTCTGTTTTCCAAAACTTCTCTTGAAATGAAATGATTATGCTCTAATCTTCTATTATCATTTATTGAAATTAGATAATCAATCAAATTAGTGTTAATATAATCAAGCATTTCTTTGCGTTTTGTGATTCTATGGGCTAATACTTCATTCAATATTGAGTTCCATATGAAATCATCAAAATGAATATTCATTTTGTGAATTCTATTAGCACTACCTTCACCAATCCAACTGTTTTTGCTCGCAATTCTTCTTATTGCATCATGTTGTTTATGCAATTCTGAATTGTTATATTCTTCAAAATCTTTCCTATATCCAATTTCTAATCCTTTTTCTCTTCTTAACTGTTTTGTTGTTTCTAATTTATTATATTCGATGATACGTTTTTTATTAATTTCTTTAGTATAATCTAATTCACCATTAGCATATTTAATTTTTAAAGTATTCGAAATATTTTGCTTATGTATTGGTGATATTATTCTCCCTTTTAATGATTTTTTTAAGTTTTCAATATGTTTTTGTCTTTTTTCTTCATTTTTCCAATTTCTTCTTGCTAATTCAGAATGCATTTTATGGTGTTCAAAATAGTCGCACCATAATAAATTAGATGGTTCGTTATTGTATTTGTTAAAATCTTTATGGTGAATTGTATTATATTCAGCATTTTCTTTCTCAACATTTTCACCAATTAAACGATGTGTAAATTCAAATTTGCCGCTATTTGGATTATATATTTGTTCATACCTATCAAATAATTTTTGACTATTTTTGTCAATTTTTCTATAAAACGGCATAACACTTTCACCAATTGCGACTTCATCTGCTCGTTTTTTTGAGCCATCACGCATAATCAATGGATGCTCTTGTGCCATAATGCAATAAGAGTCATCATCAAATGTTATTTTAACAAGTTTGTCTGCTGTATAGTTTTTACCACACCACGCAACTTTTCCTGGTACAATTCTATGTGTCTTGTCTTGAATTGAATAGACATAATTTGTTTTACCACTGTTGAATTCTTTTGCCAATTCTTCAATGGTAATCGTTCTACCATCCAATAATGGTATTGGTGTGTCTTTATGAACTGGCATGATGTTTTTCCTCAAGTCTATCTGACCAGTCATAGGGTCGATGATAGGTGTTCTCTTGAAGTTGTTTGCAATTTGCTGAACATAAGCTTGAACATCAGCATCATCAATTGCACCAACGTAAATCTTGTAGATTCTTCGTTCTATTGAACGTTCAAGACGATAAATGAGCATCATATCCTCCATAAGAGACAGCATTCTCCAATGCCTTCTTGCTGCATTAAGATAAGAACAGTTATGCGTCACAATACCGTTAGCAAAGAAATTACTGTTTTCGTTATCTACTGTAAAATCATATGTTTGTTTCTTGCCTACATATTCTATTTTACTTATCTTTTCTGTCTTAAAGCCATCTGCTAATCTATTGGATAAATCATATTTTTTTTCTTGTTTGTTATAAGAGTTATCAACAATTAGTAAATCACCGATTTTGAGGTCTTTTATTTCTTTATAAACTAAATTATTATCTTCATAAATCAGTAATTTATGGTCTTCAGTTCCTTCTATTTCATTGTGAAATGTTGAAACTTTATATACATCTTTTTCACCTTTAGGCATAAACATAGTGACAGTACCTAATTCTCTCATATGAGAATTAATATTAAATGTCCACACTTTATCACCAATGTCTATGTTGGACATTTCCTTATACCCAAATTCGGTTTCAATTCTTGTATCTCCAACTATGCAACCATAAGGAAGATATAGAGAGTTTGTAATCAATCTGAAGTGAGCAATCTGCCAATTTCTGAAAGGTATCTGTTCACTTGTTTCATCTGTCCATATGAATTTAGTGGATAGGTCTGTGTTTTTGTCAATGTTTTGAGCAAGTCTGTATCCTTGTCCACCATAAGGATTTTCAATACCATTTTCTAATCGTTCGACATTAAATACTGGAAGTTGTCTCCATCCTAGCACACCATTTTTATGGTCAAGGTTTAGCATCATAAACATATTTCCGTACTTGCACATTCCTCTGACAATCATTTGTGCAGTTACTTGAATGTCAAGTCTGTTCACGAACAAATCTTCCAATATGGCTCTGATTCTATCAGATTTTGAAGTTACATTGATAACTTGACCCTTGTCATTGTTGATACAACTTTCTTCAGAAACTATATCCAATGCAGCACCGATTTCTGGAAATGAATCCATAAGGTCTGCATCCCTATACATTAATTTGACGTTGTTAAGACCAGCAAAAGCTTGAACTGACAAGTCCACATTAGCCTTAACCCATCTGTCATTCAGCCACGAATTCTGTTGCAATTCCAACTTCTGTTTTTCGTAGTCTTGCTTGTCTGTTGTTTTGTATAAAATCTTTTCACCTTCGGCTGTTGATATGTCATAACTGTTGACGTGTCTTTGGTTTACATCGTCACCCCAATCACCAGTTATAGCTTTATCCAAGCCTTGAAAAACTGTATTTAAAATTTTAGCCATTTTGACTCATTTTATATAAAAATTAGTTAGTTAATACCTATTTATAAATATTAAGTAATAAAAGTAATGTTATGATAACCAAAAGAAATAGTGTATTATCTCAAAAAATTAAAAGAAGAACACGAGGAAATTTTGCCTCTACAAGTGAAATTATGGGAGAAATGGTTGAAGATACTACAAGTTCAAGTGTTTCGTTGAAAACTGCTGCAAATAGACCAAAAGTTGTACTACCAACAGTTACAATAAAATCAGATAAGGTTGAAAAGGCTAAAAAGGTAATATTTACTTGCATAACTGGTAATTATGATACATTGGCAGAACCAATTAGAAAATATGGCAAGTATGACTATATATGCTTTACAGATAATCCGAATCTCACATCAACAGTGTGGGAAATACGTAAAATGCCGCAAGATGTTATGCATCTTGACCAAACGAGGCAGCAAAGAATGGTAAAAATCTGCCCACATAAATATTTACCAGAGTATGATTTGTCAATTTGGGTTGATGGAAACACATCATTAGATTTTGATTTTGACAAATATATAAATACATTTGTAGATGACGATAACTGTGTATTTGTTAAGAAACACCCAGTAAGAACATGTGCCTATCAAGAGCGTATGACTTGTGAAAGAATGAAGAAGGATGACCCACAAGTTATGAAAAAGCAAATGGATAGGTATAAAAAGGAAGGTTTTCCAGAAAAATATGGATTACCAGAAACAAATTTTATTGTTAGGTTCCATAACGATGAAAGGTGTAAAAAACTTATGGATACTTGGGCTAACGAAGTTGTCAATGGAAGTAAGAGAGACCAACTGTCATTCTCTTACAGCGTTTGGAAGACAAATGTAAAGGTAAAATATTTCAAGGCAAATGGTATGCTAACACCAAAAAGTCATAGGAAAAAACCATTGGCAAGTAAGGAGATGGTCAAACGTAAAGATAATAACCCAATAAAGTTATGTGTCGTAAATTATAATACTAATAACTTGATAGAGCACTTGATAAAGAGTATAAACAAGTTTGTCCCTAAATATCATCTATATATATTTGATAACAGCGACACTGAAAAGTTTGAATCAAAAGACGAAAGAATTACTGTGTTTGACAACACCAAAGGCCAAATTATTAACTTCGATAAATTCTTGGAAAAATACCCAAATAGACATATATCATGTGGTAAGAGAAATAAATGGGGAAGTGCAAAACACGCAATCAGTATTGAAAAATGTATGGAACTTATTAATGACAGTTTCATATTGTTGGATTCAGATATATTGCTCAAGAGGGACATCAGCAATTTGTATAATGATGCATATGTTTATATAGCTGACACAACTACACAACCAGCTTCACAGATAAAAAGAATCCTTCCATTTATATGCTTTATCAATGTAAAGAAATGCAAGGAAAAGGGAATACATTATTTCAATGACAATTATATGCATGGATTGAGAAAAACACCACAAGCTGATAGATATGACACTGGTGCTTATTTCTATATTGCAGCAAACAAATATGAACATTTTGATATAAACTTTACTGACTATGTGGAACATATGAAAGGTGGTAGTTGGCAACAACAAGATATGACACCAGAACAATGGTTGAATAAATATAGAAAGTATTGGGAATAATTGATAAAATTAAGATATTTATTAATAAAGTAATAAATAATATGAGTAAACAAGATGAAATGGTGTCTATTTTGAATGAGGCATTTGATGAAGGTGTTGCTAGCACTGAAAGTGCAATACAGCAAGCATCTGAAGAAGGATATAATAGAGGTTATCAAGAAGGGTATTCAGATGCCCTTAGTACACTTCCAATCGTACCACCATCAGATGAAGATGATGATGGAATCCCAGTTCATAATATTGACAACTTTGCAGTTAAGGAATTTTTCGATTCTTTACCAGAAAGTGGTTATAGCAAAAGCGACTACAGTAAGGTTTGGAAATACTTGTTTATGACGCAAGACCATTCTTCCGCATCTTGGACTGAATGCTGCAATCCATATGTTATTTACGGAAAGGGTGATAAGATTGTTGTTGAATCAGAAGGTGAAACTTCTTGGGAAGTATTCCCATACAAGGAAGTGTTTAGAATTTTCTCTTTGATTCCAAACAAGCAATATCATTGGACTATGTATAACGGCACAAAAGTATTGCAAAGCGGAGACTTCAAGACGGTCGGTAGAGTAAGATGGATGGGTACTTTCTCTTCTAAGGAACCACGTAATTTCAGAGACTTGGGTGGATATGGCATCAAGTATGGTAGGCTTTATCGTTCTGAAAACCCAGATTCTGTTGAGGTTGAATCTGCTGACCACAAGTACTTGAGAGACCAACTTAAGATTACTGTACAAGTAAACTTACGTTCGTCTTCAGAACCAGCAAGAGCTGATTTGTTTGAAAAGACATATCAATATAATATTCCAGCTTATTCAGAAGTTTTCACTTGTTCATCGACAAGTAAAGCAAATTTCAAAAACGCATTCAATGCAATTGTAAATGAACTTTCTAATGGCAAAAACGTTCTTTTCAACTGTTGGCAAGGATGTGATAGAACAGGTACAATGGCTTGGATGATACAAGGACTTTGCGGTATGCCACTTGGATACTGTGAAGGACATTGGGAGTTGTCTGGTCTCGACCGTTGCGGAAACTCAAAGATTTGGAATTGGGAGGAAAGCTCTAATGGAGAACTTAGAACATTCATCACCAAACTTCAAGCCAAGATAAAAGATACATCAAAACGTAACGATTCGTATACTTTGGCTTATTATTTGGCTAAGACTATCCTTGGAATTACTGATGGCAAAATAAATAAATTGAGAGAGTTATTATTGGAATAAAAAATGAAACTATATACCTGTTGACACCGAAAAATCATTTATGCAAAATTTAAAAAAGGAAATGATATACAATTTGGCACCAGTTAGATAAAAAATCTGACTGATGCCATTTTTTTGTATATTCTAAAATATTTATAGATAAATAATGGAGATAGAGTAAAATCTGATTTTGCTCAGACTATTTTTTTTTTTAATTGAATTAAAATCATTATATTATGGTATATATTAGAAAATTTGGCACCACAGCAGAATTTATTGCTGAAAAAGATAATTTGGCAAGACCTAACATATCATTTGTAGAAGAAGTTAATGATATTTATGCGTTGAAAATGCCTATTTGTAAGTTAAAGTTGAATGATAATTCAGTTGTTGAACTTTTTGGTAATGGGCAATTAACACAATCAATGATACAGCCATATAAAGATACTGTTGTTTCGGCTGCAACAACAAATTTATGCAATAGTATTGGTGGTTATGCTTTCCAAGGATGCGCAAACTTAAAGGATGTAACAATACCATATGGAAGTACAAGTTTGAGTAACGCTTATGCTGCCTTTTCTGGATGTAGTTCGTTAAGTAGCGTAACACTACCTCAATCTTCTTCCACTAATGGTATACCACCATATATGTTTTGTGACTGTTCATCATTAACTAGTATTGCATTACCTTTGGGTGTAACTCAAATTAATAATTGTGCATTTCAAAACTGTAGTGGTTTAACAAGTGTTGTTTTACCACAAAGTTTACAAACAATTGTTTATTCTGCATTCACATCTTGTGTTAATTTACAAAGCATCGATATTCCTCTTGGAGTAACAGCAATTGTTGATTATGCCTTTTATAATTGTACATCATTAACAAGTCTAACATTGCCAAATAGTGTAGCATATGTTGGAAGTTATGCCTTTTATAATTGTAGCGGTTTAACAGAAATCACAATTGGAAATGGAGTTAGACAAACAGGTAATTTATCGTTCGGAGGTTGTAGTGCAGTTACTAGTTTAACTGTTGGAACTGGAATGAAAACAGCATTTAATATTCAAGTTTTTCCTAACTTAACAACATTGAATTATAACTCTGCAAGTTTACCATTTTTACGAAATAGTAAAGTAAACACGTTAACATTAGGAGGTAATGTAACAAGTATTGGTAATACAGCATTCAGTGGATGTTCGGCATTAACAAATGTAACCCTACTAGATAGTGTTACAAGTATTGGTGCAAGTGCATTTACTTATTGTAGTGGTTTAACAATCATAAATTTAGGTAGTGGTGTTACAAGTATTGGAAATTATGCATTTTATTATTGCCGTGGGTTGACAAGCATAGAAATACCAGATAATGTTACAAGTATTGGTGATTATGCTTTCTATAGTTGTAGTGGTTTAACAAGTTTAGATTTAGGCAATGGTGTTACAAGTATTGGTAGGGAGGCTTTCGATAGTTGTAAATCATTAACAAGTATAACCATACCAGATAGTGTTACAACTATTGGTGATAGAGCTTTCTATAGTTGTAGTGGATTAACAAATGTATCTGTTGGTAGTGGAGCTACAAGTATTGGTAGTTATTCATTTTATTATTGTAGCTGTGTTGAACATTTGTTTTATAATGCAAAAAATGTTCCATCTAACTTATGGTATTTTAACAACAATTTAAAAACAATAACATTCGGAGATAATGTTGAAAACATTGGCGATAGAGCTTTCCATAGTTATAGCTCTTATCAAAGCGTATTATCAAGCGTAACTTTTGGAAATGGGCTAAAAACAATTGGAGACGATTCTTTTGGTATGTGTCCAAAATTAGTAACTATTACAATACCAAGTGGAGTAACAAGTATTGGTGCTAGTGCATTTACTTCTTGCAGTGGTTTAACAAGCATAGAAATACAAGATAGTGTTACAAGTATTGGTAATTGTGCGTTCTCTGGTTGTACTTCATTAACAAGTTTAGATTTAGGAAATGGTGCTACAAGTATTGGTTATACTGCATTTGAAAATTGTAGTGGATTAACAAGCGTTACAATACCTAACAGTGTTACAAGTATTGGTAGTGGTGCTTTTCATAATTGTTATGGATTAACAAGTATTACAATTCCAAATAGTGTTACAAGTATTGGTGATGGTGCTTTCAATACTTGTACATCATTAACAAGTGTAACAATAGGAAATAGTGTTACAAGTATTGGTAGGGATGCTTTCGTTAGTTGTAAATCATTAACAAGTATAACCATACCAGATAGTGTTACAAGTATTGGGGGTTATGCTTTTGGATATTGTAGTGGTTTAACAAGCATAGAAATACCAGATAGTGTTACAACTATTGATTATATGGCATTTGCAAATTGCTATTCATTGTCAAGTGTAACTATTGGAAGTGGAGTTAATAGTATTGGTAATTATATTTTCGCGCAGTGTAGCGGTTTAACAAATATTGTTGTTAGCATAAATAATGCAAAATATGATTCAAGAAATAATTGCAATGCAATAATAGAAACAGCAACAAATACTCTGTTATTTGGTTGTAATAATACTAACATACCAAATAATGTTACAAGCATTGGGGGTTATGCTTTCAGTGGTTTTACATTATTGTCAAGTATAGCAATCCCTGATAGTGTTACAAGTATTGGTGATTATGCTTTCTATAGTTGTAGTGGATTAACAAGTATAGATTTAGGCAATGGTCTTACAAGTATTGGTGCAAGTGCATTTACTTCTTGTAGTGGTTTAACAAGCATAGAAATACCTGATAATGTTACAAGTATTGGTAATTCTGCTTTCGAGAATTGTACAAGTTTGATTAGCATATCTTTTGGAAATGGTTTAACTAATCTAGGTTATGGGGTTTTAAGACGTTGTAGTAATTTGGCAAGTATTACATCATTAGCAACAACTGCACCAACAATATCAATGACCACATTTGTAGGCATTGTACAAAATGGTACATTATATGTTCCAAGTGGAAGTAGTGGATACGATAATTGGATGCAGAATGCAAACTATTATTTAGGAAAATATAATTGGACTAAGGTAGAGCAATAACATAAACAATAATAAAGCCAAATACAAGCAATAAAACACTTGTATTTGGCTTTATTTTCACTCTGTAAGCGTTTTATCAATTCAGACAATAAAAGCATACAGCACGCAATAAAATGCAATATGTGAAAGAAAAAATGATTTATTAACATTTATTAACAATAATAATTTTGGAGATAAGAAAAAATCAACTATCTTTGCATCGTAAAAATTAAACAAACAAATAAAAACAAACAATTATGTTTATTACTTTTAAAATTTCAGACAAAGATTGTATCGTTCTTACACTTTCAAGAAAAGACCGATTTGTTGTATTTTTCACAGACAAGGACGGAAAATTCAAGTTCAATTTGATTGATGAAAACAAAAACCTTCTGTGTGATACTTGGTATGACAAGATGAACGATTTCGAAAATGGTTATGCTGTAGTTTCGTTGGGTGGTAAATACAATTACATCAACTATGATGGGAAGTTGCTTCTAAATGAATTTGTTGCTCATGCAAAATCGTTTGAGTTTGGCATTGCAATAGTTACAAAAAACAATGGCAAAGACAATATCATCAGCACAAATGGAAAATATTTGCTTGGTGATGATTTCGATGGCATCGAAGATTTTGATTCCAACAAATTGTCAATTGTGATTAAAAACGGAAAATACAACCTCCTTGACACCAAAGGAAATCTTGTGCTTGACGAATGGTATTATACTTTATCACAGTCTCGTGACAAAAGCGACATTTATTATGTGACTCGTCGTAAGACCACCGATAAGTTTGAGGAAAACCTATTCGATGCAAAAAGCAAAAAATTCGTTTCAGACTTGTGGTTTGACATAATTTTGGGCAATTCATATAAGGGTATTTTTACTGTGGTAAAAAATATTGATGGAACAGAAAAAAGAAATTTCATTTCCTTATCAAAAGGAAACCTTCTTTCAGATGTTTGGTTTGACAAGACATCCTATTTCGTTTATGACCGCGCTTCTGTAGTGGTAAACGGAGAACCAAAAATCATAGACACAAATGGAAATTTCGTATTCATACAATAAATAACAAATAAATGCCAAGCAATGTGAAATTTGCTTGGCATTTATTTTTTTTAACAAATCATTCAGCATCAACAACAGTCCAACCATTTGGAATACCACTATCACCACTTGGCAATGTTGTCATTGATTGTGATTTAACAAACGTTCCACTTTCTGCAACACCAGAAACCCAACCATTTAATCCGCTTGTAACACCTTTTGTTGCAAGCATTGTAATATTCTTGAGATTGGTGCAGTTTTTGAACATACTTGCATAACACATACTTACTAATTCGTCTGCGTGTAGAATAGGGCTACTTTCAAGTGATACACATCCATTGAACATACTTGAATAGCACATACTTTCCATTGTAATTGCTGGTAGTTGTGGTGCTTTTTTCAACAATGTTGCCTCTTTAAACATTGCCATATACATAGTAAAGCATGTCTTTGAAGGTAAAATCAGATTTTCTGCACTAACCAAATTTGAACCTTTGAAAATCTCATAATAAGTGTACCTCGAAATGCTCAAAATTGGGGTTAATTTTTCTGAATTATTGAAATCATCCTCAAGGAACAATGACATTATATTTCCATTAATTTCAAACAAGGCAGTACCTCCGATAAATTTGCCTATCCCCAATTGTTTCGAATACGCAATATTGTCTGAATAATCTTCTTGCATTTTACCTTTCAATCTAATAGAGTCATTAGCGTTTACATTCAGATTTAGATTGTTTGTCGGTTCTTGCCACTCGCCGTTATTTATTGAATATGATACTGCATTTGATTTACCTTCTTCCAATTCTTCATTGGCTTTAAATACAAATGTTCCATCAGTTAAAAGTACAACTGTGAAATAATCTTTGGAGTAATCATGTTTCATTTCTTTCACGTAGAATGTGTCATCTTCTTCAACAAATGAAATGTAATTATAGTCATATTCTATAGAAGGTTCATCACTTGTTAAGAAATATTTTAGATACTTCATATTAAATATTTTTTTTTATTATGTTATATATCCACAACAACTTTTTCTGGATAACCTATAGTAAAATCATAATTTTCAACTTCTTCTATTGTTTGCAATTGTCTTACATTCATAATATGTCTGTTTGTGACATTGAAAGCACCAATTGCATATAATTCAAGTGCATTCAAAAACTCTTTGATTGTTTGAATTGGTAAAGTCATTGGGATTCCTTCAAACCAAACAGTATATTCTGTTCCACCGTTTTGTTCAACAACATCAATTGCGTGTAGAAGTGCAACTCTTGTGTTTCTGTCAATCCATCCGCTAATTCCGTTAATTGTGAAAGAATTAACTTGGTCAGAAGTGTCATATTCGTTTATATCAGAAATTTTATTCGAAATGACATCTTTCAATGATGGAACATATGGTTCTATTTCTGGTTCTACCCATTCTTGATAACCAGCCTCAATAAGTTGTTCTTCTGTTGGGTTGAAAATTCTCATGTCACCGACAACAATATTTTTTCTAGCAAAAATAACTTGACCGTCAACAACTTTATAATATTTTTTCATATAATTTTATTTTATCTATTTTATTTTTATATTTCTGGGTCAACTAGACGAACTTCCCATTTGGTTGGTATTCCATTTACCCCTCTAACGTTCCAAGTTGCATTCTTGTTTTTATCAAATGTACCATTTGCAGAAACCCCAGTACACCATTGGTTCAATGGTTTGTCAGTTTCTTTTGTAATGTTTGTCAAATCGACAGCTAACATTTTTATATAGTTTAGTTTTGAACATCCATTAAACATATTTTTGTAGCTTCCTTGAAATAGTACCAATGCTTGCAATAGTGGTGCTGAAACTAATTCTGAACAACTTTTGAACATTGAATTAAAACAGTCTTTTACTGCATTTGGAGGCATTATTAATTTGTCTGCGTGTGTTATTTTTGTTGCTTCAAACAATGTTCTGAATGAAAATTCTGTCCCGTCATCCAAACGTGTGTTTTTATCTGCAAATGCACCCTTTAATAATGTCATTATTAATCCGCTAACACTGAATTTTTTTGTATTGTTCTTTATTTGTGTATAGTCATCTTTAGTTGTATAATAATATCCCATAGACACGCCATTTCCTCTCATAATAATGCTTTCGTTTGTGTTGATTGGTGGCATTTCAATGGTTACTGTTTGATTATTTATATTATTTGTTCTCACCCACGTTTCTCCATCGTCAGTTGAATATTCAACCCAAACAAGTAGCGATGTTGAAACGTTTTTCCCAATTATCATTCTAAAAACAACATTGTCTTCTTCAGCTGTCAATCTGAAATAATTAGTGTGTTTAATTTTAACGTGTGGCACAAATCTTCTTGTTCTACTCATTTCTAACAAATGTTTTATTAATTATGTTTGTTGTAATGCTGCTAATTTTGATTCAATGTA